AGAAGAGTTCTAAGAAGAAAACCATCGCTCAAATTAGAGAGGAATGTAAGAAAAAGGGATTAGTTTACGATAGGGAAACCAAGAGATGCCGTAAAAGCAAGAGAGGAAAGAAAAGCGGTAAAAAGTCCCCTAAAAAGAGCGGTAAAAAAGTCTAAGAAGATGTATGCAAAGGGTGATAAAGATAAATGTGGTAAAATGCCGGCGAGATTAAAGAGAATGAAAACCCCAAAAGTATGCGTTAAAGTGTTAACCGGTCCAAACAAAGGTAAACATAAATATGTGACTTTATCAGCAGCTCAGAGAGGTGGTGCTTTCGATTGAAGGGAGCGGACAATGCGGCCCGAAAGTAATTAAACTGGTTAGTTCTTAATTTTTAAAAATTAAGAATAGAAAAAAGATTTACTTGCGGTGTCCGTGGTGGATAGTACCGGCGCAAGCGCGCTGAACGTATGCACCGCAGTTCTTAGAGTAATCAGGGTAAGCACCCTCGATTGTGTAGTAACCACCGCACCTGTATTTTTGACCGTGGGTCAAGGCATCGTAGCCCATAGATCCCCAAACAGGGACAGCTTGTAGACGCTGGGTAACACCACGCGTTACGGCGACAGGTGCGTGAACTGTGCCGCGGGCGACAGAGTTGTATCCAGCAAGAGTTGCATAACATGCGTTGGGTTGGCCCAATGCATCGCTATTAACATAAGAAGTTCTGTACGGAGTATTGATTTCACCAAGTGATCCAGATGACATTTTTATTGTCATTGAGAAAATTTTTTTTAAAAAGTTACTAGTTTTTGTTTTTAGATTTTTTGAAAACACAAAACAGTATTTGTTTTTAGATTTTATCTGTTTTATCCATCAAAGGGGTAAAAATAATTATTTACAGATTTCTATCAATTTATCAAAGTTTTTGAACACCTTATCCATCATAACCGAATTATCAAACAATATTCTATCTGTAGCCATTGATATACTCTCTAAACCGTGATTTAAATGAGATAATTGGTCTAAAACAGCTTTTTTAAGAGAAGCGCAATCCGTTAACCGCAATTCTATTTGATTTCTTAATTGACTTCTTTGTAAATCTTTATCAATCCCTTCTCCTAAGATAAGATCTGTTTGTTGATATTCTTGTTTAATTTTTTCTTCTTGGGTAATTAATTGTGCTAGCAACTTTTCATATTTTTCTATCATTTGATAGTATGAATTTTTACGATTTTGGACTAACAAAGTAAAAGTATTTAAATTTCCATGTCTTTGTACCAAATCTCTTAAGTATTCTGCGTGTCCTAACAAGTTTTTATCTAAAATTTTCCTTATTCCTTTTGAGATCTGAGAAATTTCATCGTTTATTTCGTTGCCTTTTTCATAAAACTCTGGCAAGGTGGTAGCAACATTCAAAGATCTAGGGCACAATCCACTCATATTTTTAAAAACGTAAGTATCAGTCTCCCCATCTCTTATAAAACCCAAATACCCGTCTTGGATAATCACTAAATGATAAGGTAATCCGTTGACACATAGTTGTAGTCTTTCAAGCTGTCTGACCAAACCTTTCAAAGCAGGTAAATTTTTCTTAGCCCCTGACGTAATGGTTATGCTTCTTTTGTATTTATCTGTTAGATGCTCTTTGGCGGAAACATTTTCACTTGGTTTAACTACTACTTCCGGGTATTGTTCTTCCGGTGATTTAACGGCGTCTTGGTCGTAAGACTCGGGGTCGTCTTCCATATCGTAATATTCTATTTCTGTAACGTTCTCGTCTTCCCCGATAGGTATTTCGAATTTAGAATTAATGTATATCATACAAGATACACCTGTAATTAAAGATATCATTTGGATAAATATGCAATTACCTTCCGAGCTATAATAACGAGTGGGAACAAAATTCTTTTTCTTTAAAATTTTGCACAATTTTTTTAACGATAGTGTCATCTTTGGTATTATAGAGAGATCTTTAAACATAATTGTTTAAAGAAGATTTACATCACACCCTTTGACAAACCTGTGGAGTTTAACCCACATGCTACTTCCTGTGGGGGACAGGATTTATTATATCTCAAAGCAACTTTCTTTCCGTTAATTTTACCCGGAACTGTTAAATTATGCACGTCTTCTGGCGTCGCATTATGTAACCAAGAATCGGATGCCGGCGAAGCTGCTGATGGATTCGCGGGGAGAACCGGATATTCAGGCATGTAGGGACCCGGATAAGCGCTAGGGTCAAAAAATTTAGATTTTGATTGACATTCTGGGCCACAGCGAGCGTACGGATTTTCCAATTTGTGTATACCCCTAGATTGTCTTGTAGTTTCTTGAGAGGTCGGATAAACTGTTTTGAATGGCACAGGACCTGTAAATTGTTTATCATCTTGCATAGAGGGCTCATAATTTTCTCCTTGACAGTAAAAATAAATGGAAACACCTAATCCCACTGAAAATAGAAATATCAAAGCCCAAAGAAAAATTCTCATGTAATCCTTGTTCATATTTATTACTAAAAGGTTTTTTCATTTCTTGAACTGTTTAAGAAATTCTTTTTTATCGTTATCTATTTCATCTATTTTTTGATGCGCCTTTCTTAAAAACACTGGGACAAATGTAGCAATGCTAGTTGTTGATTGTTGTAAGAGTTCACCCAACTCTTGTAATATCTCTGAAGTTGACGTGTTACGAGCTGGCGCTTCTCTTTGTTTTATCAAAGAAAAAACATAGTCAACCAAATTCCACATTTCTTGACCTCTAAAAGCCCCATTTGTTACCATTTGTTCAAATAATTCTGCGTCCATATTTTCATACAATTCTCGATGTATATCTGTTCTACGAGGAGTTAAATTACAAATTCTATCCCTTAATTCTTTGTATAATCGAACTAACCATTCCCAATTTGGGGTATCACTGGCCAAACTTTCTGTAAGTAAATCTTCGAACGCCTTGTAAAATTGAGTTTTAATTTGTTCTTCTATTTTTTCCATTTTAATAGAACAACTCTTTTTTAGACTATAAATAGTCGAAACAAAATACAAGGAGTGTTTAAAGGGTTAAAAATAAATATAAACATGTTTTTAGTCTTTGATACAGAAACAACGGGATTACCTTCCCGTAAATCTTACGATAATTATTTTTCCCCGGAACAATTGGATAAATACGAAAAATCTCGTATAGTTTCTATTGCTTGGATACTATGCGACGGGTCAAAAATTGTCAGCAAACAATATCATGTAGTTAAACCTTCCGATTTCGTTATCGACGATAAATCTAAGGCCACAGAAATACATGGAATCACGCAGCAATTTGCGTTAGATCAAGGAAACCCTTTACCAAGTATTTTAAATGCTTTTTATCTGGATATTAGCAGATGTTCCGGAATTGTAGCTCACAATTTGGATTTTGACAAACATATAATCCTTTCGGAATTATATCGTTGTGTCTCTAAAGACGTTTACAATAAGGAAACTTGTGAAAAAATCATCGCCAAAATCAAAAATTCTATTGGGGTGTGTACAATGAAAAAATCATGTCCCCATTTAAATTTACTTAACAAGTATGGCAGACCCAAATACCCAAAATTAGACGAATTGCATACTCATTTCTTTGGAGAACCCGTTAAAAATGCTCATAACGCTATGGCAGACACTGAGGCGTGTTATAGATGTTTTTTAGCTATTCCTAAAGATTGGTAGTCTTATTTTCAATGAAAATAAGAATTAAGGATTGTAACAAATTTCGTTTGTGGCTGTGTTATACCACAAAGAACCAGCAACGCCACCGTTTGGATTCGCATCTGGTCTTATCGGATTGACAAAAAAGGCATCAGTTGTTCCCCCTGTGTTTACAGCGGCTCCTGAAGCATTTAAAATTATTGTGTTATCATCTTGATTAGTTGTACCCGCAAAATTACCTATTGCAACACAATTTTCACCTTGTACTTGAAATCCCGCTTCTCTTCCAATAGCTATTGCGCCTTCCTGTTGGCTAATTTGACCCGCTTGTGATCCGATAGCTACCCCAAACTCGGCTTGAGCAGTTAGGCCACTAAATCTACCGATAGCTATTGCTCCTTCGCCCTGTGTAACGTTACCGCTTTCCCTACCGATAGCTATCGCATCTTCATTTTGATTTGCCTGACCTGCTTGGAGTCCTAAAGCAATACTTCTGTCTCCTTGATTGTTTTGCCCGGCTGTTCTACCGATAGCCACCGCATCTTCGTTTTGTCCATTTACAAAACCAGCACCTGCTTGAAAACCGATAGCTACAGAAAATTCTCCTTGATTTCTTGTCCCAGCTTGGTACCCTACCGCTATACATCGATTTCCTTGTGTATTCGAACCTGAAAAGGCCCCCAGTGCAACAGATTGTTCTCCTTGCCCCGTGAGACCACTTTCTCGACCAATACAAACACTATCAGTTTGTTGACCACTTTGCGCGGCTAACAAACCTATTGCAATACTTCTATCTCCCTGATTATTCTCTCCCGCTATATTTCCAATAGCAATTGATTGTTGGCCTTGGTTTGTTAAAGCTGAACCAACGCCAATAGCAACAGCATTTTGCTGTTGACCGTCAAATCCGGATAAAACTCCTATAGATATACCTCTAGGGCCTTGACTTGTTTTGCCAGCTCCCTGTCCTATAGCAACAGCACTTTCTCCTTGATTATCTTGCCCTGCGTCAAATCCTACAGCTACAGCATTTGATTTTTGCTGGGAAAATCCAGAATTTAGACCAATAGACACGCTGTTGTCTCCTTGATTTGTCTGACCAGCTTGATGTCCTATTGCTACTGAGTTTTGTCCTTGATCGGTAGAAGCAGAATTGTCGCCTATTGCGACTGTTCTTTCTCCTTGATTTACCGATCCACTATTGATTGCTATTCTATTACCACCTTCTATTACAAAGAAATCACCCCCGCAATTTATTGTAAAATCCCCAGCACACACTATGTCACAAACATCTAATACACCGGTAATTTCCACGTTGCCATTTACAATTAAGTTGTTTAAAATAGCTGTTGGACAGTTTATGTTTTGTGAAGCTAAAAGGGTTGCGCATGTTAGTAAAGTTTTGTTATTAACAGATAAATTATCTAATCCTTTATTTCGCGTAATTTTCGTTCCGCTATAATTAGTTCTACTAAGTAAACTCATTTATTTAATATTTTGTATTAAAATATTACCTATTTTTACAAGTTGCACTTTTTGTTACTGTTATTTTGCATACACGTAGCAGAATTATCATTAACAACATAACTAGTGCATGATTGACTAAACTGAAAAGGACTACATAATTTTCCTGTATGAGATCTAGATACCATAGCTTCTGCAAGAGAAGGTACATGTACGTAAGGTTTAGGATTTAAATTTACAATCAGTCCACGATAATTATTTGATTCTGCGTAAAGCCCGGCCTTGCTTTGTGGATATGTTAACTCGTTTGGGTAAGACATAGTATTATACCGAGGGTAAGACATTTATTACAAACTAAATTTTTACAATTGGAAATTTATACCTGTAACTTCGAGAAGTTCATTTATTACAACACTTATTCTACTTTGTGGTCCTAGTGTTAATAAGGCTCCTTGGGTAGCTCCGGGGACGCCGGGATAATTTACAGGATATCTCGCCCGAACGTTTAGAAATCCATCCGAGATAGAATTTTTTGTGATAGTTTTAGCAAATATATACTGCATATCCCCTCCGCCAATTGCTGGGTTATTATTTGTAAGAGTATAAATCCCCGCTCCTTGCACAGGTACCTCGAATACCTGGGATGCTGATGTCGGATCACTTACAAATTCGAAAACCTTTGCATTAAAGTTGCTCTCATTTTTTGGTACTTTGAATACCCCAGAACTACTTAAATTGTTGAACTGTCCTGTTTTGTTAACCAATAACTCTCCGCTGGTTAGTTGAGAATTAAAGATACCTCCCGGAGGAAAATTTCTAGTTTTAACCCCTGCAGGGGTGAATCCGGCAGGTCCGGGAAAATTTATTGGTGGACCTCGGGAAAAAGTTCCATTTTTTCCATTATTAGATACAATTTGTACACCTCCTCTGGCCCTTGAAGGAACTGGTGTTTTCAAGAAAAACTGCGGTTTGCTCATTTTATTAATTAGAAGATTATATGTATATACAAAATGTCTTTCAACAAAAAGCGTAAAATTACCGCTCAACCTAATACTTATCCTATGACTAGTTTAGGAGAGCAATTCGCAAGATTAGCAGTACAACAGCAGCAAAATAATTGTGAACTACAAGCTATCAAACAATATTTAGTTGCTATTCACCAACAAATGACGGGTATCCAGAATTCTTTATCCAAAATAGAAGAAGCTATGGATTTAAAGACTAGAAGCGCGGAAACAATTCCTCCAGAATACAATTATTATGCTTAATAAATGGCAAGCGAAGATTCTGAAAAAATAGATACTATGGAAAGCGAAACTGAACAGGTTTTTCCTGGTCAGAAAAGGAGACCTAGGTTATCCATGGATGAACTAATTTCCTTGAATGATTTCAAAGAATCCCAAGATACCGCCGAGGTTCAACAAAAATATGCTAAAAAAGTACAGCTAAATCAGTATCTCAATGAAACTTACGTTACTATGGAAAAAGCTGAAGAAATCAGGGGGTGGAATTCTAGGAAAAAAAGAATGTTACAAGAATGGAAAAACATTCTAGAATATCAATTCATTGTTAATTGGTTCTTTTTGTATCAATTAAAAAGAAAAGAAGGTTTTTGGTCGTGGCTGATAATTGTAATTTCAACTATTACATCAACTTTGTCGTTAACAAGACCAACAAATCAAACCTTAGGATATATCACAGAAGGATCCATAAGTACTTTTTCTGTAATTACTACTTTAATAGCAGCTTGGGTTAAAAAGTGTAATTATGTCGATCGAATCAAAAATATAGACAGATATATTCAAAATGTTTCAAATTTGAATATTAAGATAGAATATATTCTATCCAAACCCGCATGGGAAAGAATTCCTTATGATAAGTTTAGTGAAGCTTATGAGGACAAAATTACAAGTTTGGTGGCTGAAAATCCTCCAATGTCACCTCAAGAATTTAAAACAACAGTTTGGCAACTTACAAAATTTTACCCCGAATTGGTCAGAGACACTTACCCTTGGTATTACAAAGACAAAGAAGGAAAACATGTAATGACCGAGTGGGGAAGCACTATTTTAGATACTTACGAAGCAGTATATTACAGTGCATGGTGGAGAAGAATATGTAGTTGTTATTATTGTATGTGTAAATGCTGGGATTGTAAAAGTTGTAGCTGCAAAGAAACAGACAATTATATAAGAAGCGTTTATGAAACAGAGATTAATACCAGCGAAATTAGAAGTTTACCGGCTGATCCCGAAACATCGCTTATGTTAACAGAATTAAAAAAGGCTAGAAGAAAACCTTTAAAATTCCTTGGCCCGCGAGCAAAGGCAAATGTTTTGAGACAACCTATTGATCTGGAAAACTTAGAAAAGACCGCAGGTCATTACACAGCTATCGAAATGCAGCAACTCAAAGATATGAGAGACAATGTCAGAGAACATGAGAAAAAAATAGTCCAAGAAAAAGAACATGTGGACAATTTAGTACAAAAAGAATTACAAAAAATTAATACTAGAATGCATCTCCGTGGAAACTCTCCCGCCGAGAATAATGACGAAGAGGTCGCAGAGACTTCGGTATAATGCATTCATTAACCGTGTGTTTCTGTACTAGATAATTTATGTAATTTTTAGTTATTGTGTTGAATAAGCATAATTCAGATGTTATAGGGACGTATCTGCGTCTTGGTTTCCCGCAATTAACTAAATCTCCCAGTCCGCAAATAATAACACCGTTTTTGTAATTTTGACAAGAGTTTACAGGTTTGGAGTTGTTAGCTTGTATCTGAACAATATCAACCCCAAAATCTATTAATAATTTACTAAAAGCTAATGCTTCTACAGGAAGCATTACTCCCACGTATGGTTTAATTCTAAGATTAACTACTATAGTTCTAAGAATACATTTAAATGACTTAATGTAAGTCAAATAAGCTGCTGTCATCGTATTTATTCGGCCTAAGCTTATAGGAACAACCGCATCTACCATTCTGGAAGTAACTAAATTTTCATCCATGCAACTAAAAAAGCATAAAGTGCCGTATAACAATGGTCTTATAACCTGATAACTATATATAAATCCATGCTTAGTTAAAAAACGTGATGTATCTTTTTTTCCATTAGGATTTAAGTTTAGCAAATCTGTATTCTTGAAATCTATAATAATAGGAGTGCGCGGTATTATTCTTTTCAAAGCTAAAAGTTGTTCACCAACGCTTGACTGATTAGAAGGAATGTGTCGCTTGGTTATGTTACCCTGTAGAGTTAATATTACTACGTCAGCTTTTTTCAGAGCTTTTTTTAAAGTCTTGAAAGGATTACAGACTCGGTGATCTGTGTCGTTTCGGAAAATACAATTTCCAATAAAAAGCAACTTCATTTATTTCAAGAAATATTTAATTACACGTGATCGGGAAGAAAGTAATTAAAACATATTAATTTTTCAATAAATGAGCCAAAACGTTGTTGATTGTGTTGATATGACGAATTTACGAGTATGTACTTATCCGTTTCCGAAGTTATGAGTAAATTACCTCGATGGATAATGTCACAAATTAAAAATCCAAAGGAACAAATATCAAAAGCTATATCAAGAGATATAGCAGCATTGCTTTTTTGCACACCTAAAGATGTCTTGCGTTTTCATTTAAAATCGGGTAAAAAAGATCGAGAGCCGTTAAAAGGTAAAACTGCTGGAAGATGGTGGGATAATATCGGTAAAAAGAAAAAAGGGAAGAATAAATGGCGAACTATAACACAAAACGGACCTTTCTTACCGCCACCGTACGAGCCATTACCGGTGGGTGTTAAATTAAAATTTAACGGGAAAAAAGTAAATCTTTCTTTGAAAGAATATGAACCTCTTTACGTATCAGCTCAGGAAGCTGCTTTGTTTTTCGCGAGGCGTCTAGCTGCTGACAATAGATTAAATAAACCAAATAGAACAGCCAAAGACCTTGTATTTCTAAAAAATTTTTATAAGGATTGGGCAACTGCACTGAAAAAAGGAAAAAACGCGGAAGAAAAAGAAATAGCAAAATACATCGCGAAAGAAGCTAAAAAAAGTAAGCCAAATTTCAGCAAAATAGATTTTTCTGACATAGTAACACACGTAGAACAAACAGCTTTAGCTAAAAAAGAAATGTCCTCCGAGGAGAAAAAAGCTGAAAGAATAAGAAAGAAAGAGGAAAAGGAAGCTAGGGATGAGATATATGGTTGGTGTTTAGTTGATGATGTTAGTTACCCTGTAAGTTATGCTGTCGAAATACCAGGGATTTTTATCGGTAAAAGCGGACAGCCAAAAAGAGGTATGATCAAAAAAAGACACAGGACTACTGATATCACGTTAAATCTTAGCCCACTAAAGAATGCGCCAAAAGCTTTTAATACCGAAGGAATAGAATCAAAATGGAAAGATATAATCGCAGACAAAGAAGCCACTTGGTTAGCCAAATATACTAACAATGTAACAGGTGGCGACAGTTATATACGACTTAAAAGATCTGCTGATCCCTGGGTTAGTGATAACGATTTTATGAAATTCGAAAAAGCCAGAAAGCTAGGGGGAAAAATAGACAAGATTCGGAAGTCTTATCGAAAAGATTACAAAAAGGCTGCTAACAAACAATTAGCGGCTGCTGTGTTTCTATTGGATAAAGTAGCTATTAGACCTGGAAGTGAATCTAAAGATGATTCTGGGACTACCGGTCTAACAACCTTGATTTGTGAAAATATTAAAAATGTCAAGGCAGATTCTTTTGAATTAGATTTCACCGGTAAAAGTAGTATTCCCTTTAAAAGAACAATTAAGGTAGATGCAGTTGACAAACCGGTCCTTAGAATTCTAAAAGACAGTTGTAAAGGTAAAACAGCCAAAGATCAGATTTTTCCGGATGTTACCGCTACTAAGCTGAACGCTTATTTGAAACAGTTGGATGGTAAAAAATCTGAATTAACAGCAAAAGTTTTTAGAACCTGGGCAGCGAGTCAAATATTGTCCGATATGCTAGCCGAAATAGATTTGGGAATTGAAGATGATATTGGAACTAAAAAACAAGCTTATTTTGATGCTAATTTAGCAGCTGCAGAAGCCTTAAATCATAAATCAATGACTGATAACAGCGCGCAAATCCAAAAATTAAAAGATCAGATAACAGAGAAAGAGAAAAAAGAGGCTAAAACTGCAAAACAAAAAGCAGCAAAGCTAGCAGCTATTAGGAAATTAAAGCAAAGGTTAAAAGAAAAGGAAGAAAACATTAGTTTGAGTACCTCTAGGGTTAATTATATGGATCCGCGAATAACAATAGCATGGGCTAAAAAGTATGAAGTCCCTATTGAAACTGGCTCAGGGGGTGCTCCTTTGATGAACAAAACTATGCTTGAAAATTCGGTTTGGGCAATGGAAACACCAAGTACATGGAATTTTGAATTATCTTAGATATAAAGAAAGAGCAGAGATGAATGTCATCGAAAAACTATTTACTTATTTTAACCTGAAAAATGCAGGCCTTAAGAGATCAAATCTCGCAGAACAAAATATTATTGTATACACAATCATTAATTTTATGCCTGCTCTCGAACCTTGTAATATTTGTTACACTAAATTGCATCCTCGACAAAAATGCAAAGAATGTGTATTTATTTTATGCACTGGATGTAGTCCAAACATCTCTCATAAATGCCCGCATTGCCAAAGAAATAATACTTACCCGGGAATGAATTTCAAGCAATCAGAAGCTTTAGTAACAAGAAATTTCTCTGAATGGAGTGATAACCCTTTCGGACCTATTTTTAATAATTTTGAATCTACTATCCCTATATTTCGATTAAATACATTACCTCAAACTAGGACTTGTCCGTTTTGCAGAGAAACTTTATCTGGCAACAATATATGCTTTTGTTTGAGATTACCGAGGTCTGAAACATTGGCAACACCTATGTTATTACCTGAAATACCATCTCTTCATCAAAGAACAGAACCGATTTGGAATTCCAGAGTTTTACATCCAAGTATTGTGAGTAATTTTGCGCCACGATATCAAATACCGAGATACGAATGTTTTTGTAACACCACGCAAAATACCTTTCATTCTTGTCCGTTTGGCCCGCTTTGTCAGCTTATAAATGACACTTCAAACCGTGATTAATGTTGTTATGTTTGATAACAACATTTTTGTTACAATCAGTTATTGTGTGAAAGGGAAAATAGCACAACACCACCTGTTAAAAGTGTGATTGCACCTATTGTATACGGAATTGTACGCGAATTTATTTTGTTTAGGTTTTTAATCGCTAAGATCATTAAAACAACACTTATGACAATAAGTATAAATCCAATAATTTCACCAGCATTGTAAAAATTAGTTTCCGGTTTATATCCTTCTTTAGCGATACATCCAGTTCCGCTTTTGTTCATGACAAATCCACTTTTACACGTTTTACAGTATTTATATTGATCTGTTTTAGCACAATCAGCATCAGTAGAACATTTATTACCGGATTGTACACATGTTTTAAATTTAGGATCGCATCTAGACATACATTCTGCGCAATTAAGTAAATGGCATTTACCATCGGCCGGGACACAAGGCATGGTTCCCAGTGGCGCGCTCATTTCCCCCGGCCAACCACTACCCGGAGCTTGTGTTACCAATTTGCTGATACAGCTAGCATCAGTTCCAATACAGTTAGCCGACCTTCCAGGTCCTAAATGATAGTGATCACAACCTTCACAACCTGCCCCCTTCGTGAGAAAAGTATTTATTTCATCGTCTGACATAATTTTTTGTAATATCTTTACAAGAGCAGGGGGCTTTCCAACACCACCCTTTGGATTTTTAAGAGCATCAAAATACCAGTACATCTCTGGAAGGGCCATCATATTACCCTGTTGGAGATTAGGAGCCCCTGTTACGGTCGTGCATGGATTGCCACCACCGCTTTGCTTAGCAACCTCGAAAAGAGCTGTTGCATTTAATGTCCCTTCTTTTGCTTTCCCGATTACTGTTTGACCAAGATTATAGTCAGTAATATTTTTCATATAATGCATAATAGTATTCCACCAAACACACCATTGCCCAGTGGCCGTACCGTTATTTTCCCCATCTTGTACAAAACGTTGAAAATACTGACCATCACCCTCTAGATCTTTGTTCGCTAAATACATTAAATATACAGCATTTTGAATTTCATTAGGACAAGCTTGTTTAAGATCGCCGGTTACCCATGACGGCATGGGGGCATAATTAGGATCTGATTTATCAAGTTGATAAGGAATACCCATACAAACGTTGTTAGCAATATCAAGAGTGTATTTACCTCTTTTAATATCAGCGACAGCTGTTCTACCAGCTAGACCACCACCCTGACTTAAATTTTTCCATTTCGATGGATCGTCGCCTTGACCACCTGGTTGTTCGTTATAATAATTTAGAGTTTGTCCAAAAGGGCTTTTAGGATTTGTGGACCCGGTAATTTGATAATGAGGCTCTGAAAGACTTCCAGATTGCGGTGTCGGGATTAAAAACCCGTCCAAAGGTTTGCATGTAATTACAGCACCAAGAACTAAGTCTGATTTTGGATTGTTGTATGAATTAATTAGTTGTTTTGCTAAACTTGCAAGCTTGGGAGCTATCAAATACGAAGAAGTGCTATCCTTGGGTTTAAACCCAGAAGCGTCTACATCCATGTAAACATATTTGATCGAAGTTTGATTATTACCACAGAAAGTACAAATGTCGGTCCATAAGCCATCGTTATCACTAGTAGAAGCTAAATTAGGCCATCCTCCCAAGTACAAATGAAGTTTCAGAGTGTTACCGCTCTTAAGCTTGAAAGCTGACGGATCTAATTTTTCATTTAGCCAATGAGGCATTAAAAATTGCGCGTCGTAAATGGCTAGCTCAGATAATTCACACAAATCAGCAAACGTTACCAAAAAATTTACCATATTTCCCCACGTCCATATACCAAAACCGTCGAAAGTCCCGCAAATATATCCTCCAAACGAATTATGTTTCATCGCCCCGCATAAATTGGAAGCTCCTGGATTATCAAGGGTGGTAGTTCCGTAAACCGCGTATGGTTTAGTTGGGTCACTTGAATTGGAAACCAAATTAGATTTTGTCAAGCGTTGAACGGAATCTACACCTTTTTTGCTTGGATCAACTAACCAATCGTGGGCAACTTCATTGGAAAACATAGGAACAGTCCCGGGAGTCGGTGACCCATTCTTCTCTTTCTTCCATTTATCTACTTCTCCAGATGCTAGAGCAGATAAGTAAAAGAATTCAGCCATATTTTCAGGATCATTTAAAAATCCTAGGTAAATATTTTGATTGTTTACCTTACCGTTTATAAATCCACAAGCCATACATCCTGTCCACAAGCAGCAATCCTTTCCGCATTTCTTTGCACAAGTAGAGTAAAGATCGGATCGGTTATTCATCGCTAAAGATGGATTTGTAAGGATATCTGAGCATTTAAAGTCAGTGGGAGCTGGTCCAGGTCCAGGAGTGGGACCTCCTTTACAGCTGGCAGCGCAAGATTTGTAATCAGTTCCACTTGGATCTAACACACAATAACCTTTAGTTTTATCGCATTTGTATTTTCCCGCTGGTGGAGAAGGAGAATTTTTGTTACAGATCGCAGCGCATGTGTCGAATGCGTCATATCCATCCTCCCCTTCTGTAACACCACACGTCCAGCTTTCCTGATCGCATTTGTAAGAACATTTACTATAAGGATTACTCGAACCAGATGAACATCCCTGGACATTATTACAAGAAGAGTCGGAAGTAATCACAGAATTACCTTTATCGTCTAACATTTCCCAAGAATGACAACACCCCTTGGCACAATTAGGATCTTTTCTATTATCACAAGCTCCTGAATACTTAGCAGCATTAACGCCAGCTACACAGCCACCAGCAGCCGAATTTGTTCTTGAAGCGTAAGTGCCGTACCAAATCCCCATATTTTTAAATTTACTAGAGCCTCTCGCAGCGAATAAACCTTCTAATTGCTTTGGAGTAGCCCTTTCGTCCAAACAAGAATTAACTTCTTGACAGTCACCAGAACCACAAAGCATAGGAACAGCTATATTTGGGTCAGAAGCGGCAAGCATTTGATCCATTGTGTTCCAAAAATTTTCATCAAAACCACAACCACAAGGTTGATAAAATTTATAGGTATTAGATCCGGTGTAGGCCTCTCCCATTGCTATCCAGTTTTTTGTGGCACCATCTGGTGCTGACATTTGATTTTTTAAAGTTCCAATGTACCCCATAGCTACTCCTTTGTTAGAATTAATTTGTTCGAACATCTGAACAATGAAGGGTTTGTAGTTAGCACCTACAGTGCTCTCAATATCAAAAGCAATGCCTTTGATGCCGTATTTATCAATATCAGATTGAATTAAAGTTATAGCGGAATCTTTATCTTGTACATTTCCAGCGAAATTAGGATACTCACAAGGCTTGTTTGGATCAGTATTAAGTTTACAGAAAGGTCCACTTGGTCCAAAATAATAAGACATCCATCTTTCAACCATATCCTTGCCGTATAAGTTTTCTACGTAACCCCATTGTTCGTGAGCAACTTGATCAAAAACTCGTTTGTCACCAATCCAATGACCACTTGCCGCGTTTGCTATCATCACAACTTTGTTAAAATATTTTTTAACGACAGAAGCAGAAGGCAAACCCAAAAAATCAGATAAGTTGAAACCGTATTTTTCTACGTAAATATATAAAGTTCCCTTATCACTTGGAGGGTTTGGTTTTGGACCGGGATTAGGAGGTGGGCAATTTCCTCCAGGGGTTGGTTTAGGTGGAGGTTTAGGTTTGCAAGCTACCTGGCATGCATCCAAAGAAGTGTACTTACCGTTTTGGGCATCAACAGTGCATTTACCGTTTTTACAGTCCCATATTAGTTTTACAGGAACAGGCTTAGGAGTCGGTCCCGGTCCTGGACCGGGTGGTTTAGGTTTGCAAGCTACCTGGCATGCATCCAAAGAAGTGTACTTACCGTTTTGGGCATCAACAGTGCATTTACCGTTTTTACAGTCCCATACTAGTTTTGCAGGAATAGGCTTAGGAGGCGGTCCCGGTTCAGGGCCGGGAGGAGGCGTGTTCTCCCATTGACAAGGAGTTGTAGAACCGTGACAATAACCTTTTCCCGGTTGGTACACGCCGTTTTTAATAGATGTAACACACCAGCTTCCCTTTATAAGGGAAGCACAACATTCATCGGCTTGTCTTTGTGAATTAAATCCTTTTCCATCATTTAAGCATTTTTTCGATGTATTCATTTTATTTACAGCAAATGTTATAATTACAGCCAGTAAAATTGCACTACCTGTTAATATTGCTAGGATTTCTGATGTCAACATTTATTGAAATCAGAAAAAGATTATTCTGAATATGGTCCTCTCAAAGATCCAGATGTAAAATCCGTTGATTCTTCGTCGTGTTTGTAAAATATCATTAAGTTTATGGGAAGCCATCCTAAATATTTGGTAGTTTTGACAATATTAATCAGTTGATGTTCGAGAGAAGGACATCTTATTAATCCTTTTCGATAAAACAAATGTTGCCAAAATTCCTTAGGTCTGCAATTTATATGATCTGTTCCCGACTGTCCCACGTGTCCAGCGCTAAACAAAAGTATCCCTGCGTTATTGACCATATTATATAATTTGTCAACTATTTTTTGAGATTCTTTTGGGTCAATATGCTCGACAACTTCCAAACACATCACCATATCACCGTGGTCATCTATGTCTAATAAATCTTTGTTTGTTAAAAACTGCTTGTCTTTTACACGAGGATCTAAATCATATCCAAAAGCATTGATTTCTAAACTTCTCATAGCGTAAACATAGGTACCTGGCCCGCAACCCGCATCAATAACTTTATTGGGATTAACAACTTTTTTAACCCATTCGGCGATTCTCATAGCTTGCGGTTTTTCCATGTTATCAAGTTTATCGTAATCTGCGTTAAAATTGTAACTCATTTTTGTAAAGAAATTTTTGTTTAGATCTGTGTGATGTTTATTTCCACGTTTTGACCTTCCACGATGTATACATCTACATTTTTATCTTTGTGATGGAAACCCTCGTATACTCTAGGAGAATTTAACTTCTTGAAATACATGTGATATACAATAGTTGAAATTGGTTTATCTCTTTGAGAGTTGAAACGACGACCATCATTAACGAAATACACAACTATGCATTTATACCCTTGTGCTAGTTCGTAAAGTTTTAGTCGATCTTCAAAAGATGAATTTGTATTATCTACGATGATATTTGACCTGTCTTGCACAGCTTGTTTAAAATTCTTCAGCCATTTACTTTTCATGTCATCTTTGTTGATTCTGACAAAAGGCGTGCTAGTTTCAGCTAATAAATTATTTGATATTATTTCATCTGTTTTTCTTACTACTTCGTTTGCGAAATGTGATTTACCCGTGCCAGGAGCTCCAACAGTTAAAATAAGCAACGGTTGTTTTGTTAAATTTATGGTAATTTTCTGAGGTTCAAATAAATTTTCTGGTTCTACTATAGTTACTTTTTGCCCTAAAACATCTCGAACGTTTTCTGCGAATTTTTTGTCGGAATCACTAAAGTCTCCGAGTCTCCCTAGCGCATCACCGCAAAAAATAACTTCTGAATTTTTATATTTAGTAGCATTTTCTAAAAAATACCTCCAGGCGCCAATACCGGGTTTTCTAGAACTTTCAACATCCACGTAATCACCACTCGATACAAAAGCCGTCATAGGCACGTTAACCTTTCCAATAAAATTACGAACCCTTGTTAACCTTTTTTGAATTGTTTTGTAACTTTTTGCCTTTTGATTTGTAAATAGTAGGATACGATATCCCTTTCTTGCAAATTCATTTAACACTCTTAATCTATCCGGGAGTAAATGCACATCATCTGGATCTGAGGGGTACAAATGATTTTCTGCGTAGGTAAGAGTATTATCCATATCGAAAGCCGCAATTTTATCAAAGTCTGGGCTATTAGTGGGTGATAACATAAATAATTTATCTCTTAATTTTTCCCAACCTGGATATTCGACACGAAATTCATTCTCTTCCACCAATTTTTTAATGAATTTTATATCAGAACCCGTTCTACGGGCTATATTCTTCAAACATTTTTCAAATTTAGGATTTATTGTGATATTCATGATCAATTTATATAAATTGCATATAAATTTTCATTTTTCTTACCCGTCGATAGACTTGCGTCTTTTATGTATTTCTTTTACCATATCAGCATGCCATGATGGTTTAATTACAATTTTTTTAGCAGTAGTTTTGAAATTATTACCGGTTTCTCCCGGGGTTTGCTCTAAGGCAATTAACCTTTTCTCTAGCTCGTTGATCTTAGAATCATAATCAGATGAAGATAAATATCCTCCCATTTATTGAAAAGAAAATTGAAATTATTTTTGCACATTTTGAAAGATAGAGATATGAATGATACTATTATTGGAAATATCAAGAATATGTACGAAGCAAGAGGTTATCGTAATATAGAAGTGTTAACTTTGCAAGATGGTTCGACGGCCGTTATCGCGGACAGCAATGTCTTTGACAAAGATGGAAAAAGTATACCGATAGATCACGGTAAAAGTAGTAAAATTATGACGATACCAGCTTTTGACCCAAAATTAGCAGAAAAAAATCCTGATAAAGCTTGGAAATTGGATATTCAAGCATGTAAACGAGCTTTGCATATATTTACAAGCGGTGAAGAAGTACCGGAGATTGGCTTAGGTATTATTTTACATTCTTCAACCACTGCTACTGCTAAATCCGCTTTAGCAAAGGCTAATGATGGGGAAGATATTTCTTTGCAATTATTTGAATACAAAAGATTTGGGTATAATTTACTGGATCACAAATTTCAACCAAAATTCAGCATTGTCAAAGGAAAAGAACTAGAAGATTTCCGCAAAAAATTCCCCGACACAAGCAAATTACCGAGATTTAAGACAACAGATCCTGTCGTAAAATATTTCAGATTTAAACCAGGTAAAATTATCAGAATTAAAAGACCTTCTGACGCTGTAAGTTATAGAGTAGTCTATGGTCCTTCTGTTATGTAAAATGTACTGAGAACATTAAAACCAATAAAATTATGATATTTCATATATCATAATCAACAACGACAAAACCACCAAATTAAAATAACAATTACCAGCAATATTAACGCGATTATTCCATACAAAATAGAGGAATAAGCTGGATTTTTTGTTAAATGTTTGTACACGTGAGAAAATAAGCCAGATAAATAAGTTCCAAATGGAGGAGATTTATAATTTTCTAACGCGTGAGATCTCACCATCTCGCTTCTAGAACCAATATCAGAATACATAAAAGGTGTATGTACTATTACTGGTATGTATCCGGTTTCCGTGTGTTGAAATCTATTGTTCGCAATACAGTTAAGTTCGTCTATACTTCTAATATTTGCCATGATCATCTGATTACCGTCCACGGAGACTTTATGAGGGTATGTATCCATATATTTAGCGACTCCAATTTGGTCGTCCCCGGGTGATTCCACAATAATGTATTCAAATAATTTCAATAATTCGCTTGCGGATCCCATTACGAACCCGCTATTTACCCATTTGTATTTGTCGTTATTCACGCGACAGCTATGTCGATGACAATTAAAGATACAAACGTCTTCTCCACCTGTTACGATATCTTTTTGAAAAGAATAAAACTTTTTTGATAATTCTTCGGGAGGGCCTGCTATAATTACATCGTAGCAATCTAAATTTACTATTATTTCATCTGGGGGACGTGTTTTCAAAAAATTTATTATCGCGTTTGTGTAAGTTTTAAATCCTTTCCACTCTTGACCTTCGGCTAAAACTGAAAACTTATAACCCCAACTTTTAGCTGATTTTTCCCAGTCTTCTAGGAATATGTTTCTATCAGTTGCAACAGTTATTATGTGCATTTTTCCAATTCATTTAAGATCTTAAATACCAAAATCTAATCTTTAATAAAAATGAGTAACCTTAACAGGTTCATCCTTTTAGAGGAGGAAGAAGGCCAGTACAGGAACAGTGGACAAGAGTTTTTGGCTAAAACAGCTTTGAAAGCTGCCAGAAAAGCTTACAGGGCAAACAAAAATTTACTAAGAGTTTTTGTTTACGATATCAAGAACGAGACAGTACATAGTTTCGGAACTGAACAATTTTTCAAAAAGAAAAAAATTCAGAAGAGGAAATAATTTAATAGATGCATATTAAATTAAAATCGAAGTAAGCTTCTGAAAAATTCGCAACAAGATTTTCTTGGGTGTTCGCCTAAAATCATATACAAGTCAGTTCTATTTGTATTATTTTGTCTTTTGCCAAACAGATTCATAGTTGCAATTTGATTTTCAAAAACTTAATTCATTTTCGCTAAAATGAATTTTTAAGACACATTTTATATGTGTAAAACATGTCTACAAAAACAGGTATTGTTTTCCCTTACTTCTGGTATCTTGATGAAAGAAATAAAGAAGTAACGGTAATAAGAGTATATTGTCTTGATCAAAATAATAAAGTAATTTGCCTTATGATCAATGACTTCACGCCTTATATTTATTTAGAGTTACCAAAGAAAACCAACGGGGGTTCTGATATAACTTGGGATGAACGTAAGGCTCAAAAGCTATCGGATAAAATTGTAACTAGATGCGGGTCACATAGACCTATTAAAACTTCGTTTCTTCGCAAGAAAAAATTATATTATTGTCAGCGTTTTGCTTCAAATTTACAGAAGGAAACCATGTTTCCATTTTTACTTTTAGCTTTTTCATCCACAGAAGATCGTAAAAGATTTGTTTGGAAAGTTTCCGGCAAAAGTTTTGATGTTATGGGGATGGGTAAAATCACAGTTAAAGCGCATGAACAAGACGCCAATCCTATTTTGCAACTAGCATGTCATCGAAAAATTCCAATGGCTGGTTGGATTAAATTTCGAGGAAAGCAAGTAAGAGAGGGTGATCGCATTACTCTCTGTGATGAATATGTGGTTAGATGGAAAAATTTAACTTTTGAGGGAGGCGACACGGTTCCTTCACCTTTAATATTATCTATGGACATTGAGGTTTATTCATGCAATCCAAACAGAATGCCACAGGCTAGTATTCCTTCCGACAAAGTATTTCAAATATCTTGTGTTTTGAAACGCAATGGTGGTGCAAAAGAAACAAAATTTTTACTTACTTTAGGAACACCCACGCCAAAATTAGTTGGCAAAGATGTAACAATCTTAAATTTTAACACTGAAGCTGATTTGTTGTGTGGTTATGCGGAATTCTTACAAAAGTACCAGCCTAATATTGTGACTGGATACAACATATTGGGATTTGATATTCCTTATATGATTGAACGAGCAAAGCACAATATGGTAATAGATGTTTTTAGGAGATTAGGATTTCCAAAATATTTACCCGCCGAAGAAAGACAAATTAAATGGTCTAGTTCAGCTTATAAAGTTCAAAGATTTGAATTTCTAGATGCCGAAGGTATACTTCATGTAGATTTGTTACCGTTGATAAAACGTGATTACAAATTTAGCAATTATAAACTTAAGACTGTTTCAGAATTTTTTGTAGGTCAAACAAAAGATCCTTTGACACACAAAGGTATTTTTAAGTGTTATGAAATGGGTATGAAAGGAGGAGAGAAAGGAAATAAAGCACTTGCTGTTTGCGGAAAATATTGTGTTCAGGATTCTGCTTTGGTAACTAAACTTTTTGAAGTGCTGCAAACATGGGTAGGACTGTGCGAAATGTCTAAAGTTTGTAATGTTCCTATTTTTTACTTATATACGCAAGGGCAACAAATCAAGGTTTACTCCCAGGTGTATAAAAAATGTATGTATGAAAATAGAGTCGTTCAACACGAAGGATATGTCACTCAGTCAAACGAGTATTATACAGGGGCTTACGTGTTTGAACCAAAACCTGGTGTATATAATCAAGTTGTTCCCTTTGATTTTTCGTCCCTATATCCAACGACTATGATAGCTTACAACATAGATTTTTCGACTCTCGTGAGAGACAGTAGTGACATCCCGGATAATATGTGTAATATCATTGAATGGGAAGATTTTGCAGGTATTGATAAAAAAGGAGAGCGCGTAGCGGTTGGTTATGATTTTGAATCGGTAGCTTCTAAACCAAAAGTCAAAAAAGTGGAAAGTATTCATCGTAGATATCGTTTCATCAAAAGTCCACAAGGTGTTTTACCGAACTTATTACAAAATCTTTTGGATGCTCGTTCGGCTACGAAAAAAGAAATGAAAGCTGGGAAAAAGAAATATGCTGCTATGACAGAAAAAGAAAAAGAATCTGCTGAAGGCAGGGCTTTGGGAAAATTGATAGTTGTTTTAAATAAAAGACAATTGGCTTTCAAAGTTTCAGCTAATAGTATGTACGGAGCTATGGGTGTTCGGAGAGGTTATTTACCTTTCATTCCTGGAGCCATGTGTACAACAGCTTGGGGTAGAATGAATATTCAAAGAGCCGCCGAACGTTTACAAAGTGTACATGGAGGAGAGCTAATCTACGGTGATACGGACAGTAACTACATTCACTTTCCACAAGCTGAATATAACAACGCCCAAAAACTTTGGGATCATTGTTTAGAAGTAGAAGAAGACATTTCTTCAATATTTCCTCAACCTATGCGTATGGCTTTCGAAGAAGTGATTTACTGGAAATTTTTAATATTAACCAAGAAAAGATACATGTATCTGGACTGTGGAAGAGACGGAAAAGTTTCTACAAAAGTTGGTAAAAAGGGAGTGTTACTTGCTCGTCGTGATAACAGTCCTTTTATTCGTCTTATATACGAAGAAGTTGTTCAAATGATATTTGATGAAAAAACCTGGGAAGAAGTTCACTATCATCTGTGTTGCAGATATAATAATTTATGCTCTGGATTTTTTGGTCATAAAGAGTTTGTGATTACAAAAAGCGTGGGAGAAGTAGCCGATTACGCTTGTATGCAAAGTAACAAATTAGCTGGTTTTGACGAAAAAACTAATGCAAAAGGTGTTCCACACGGGTGGAAAAAACGTATAAAACAATTACAAGAAAAAGAAATTAAATGTCATGATTGCGATTACAAAAATATACCTTCAGAAGAAAGTATTGTTAAATGCAGTGACGTGTTGGAAAAATATGTCGCACAAGCTTTTGTACAATTCACTGAAACCGAAGAAACTTTTTTAAATCGAAAACTTAATGGTGCTTGTCCTTTTTGTGCGTTAGAAGAATGGAGAATGCGCAAAAAAGCTTTACCCGCGCAAATTCAGTTGGCTGAAAAAATGAGAAGAAGAGGACAAAGAGTTGACGCCGGTTCCAGGTTAGAATATTTAGTTTGTGATTATGGAACTATCAAAGACCGAGTTGCCGAAAAACTGGAAGATCCGACATATTTTGTATCTCACAGAGGAATTATCAAAATCGAATATTTGTATTATCTAAAACTTCTTGCCAATTCTATGGATCAATTAGTAGGGGTAGCATACAAACAAAAATCTTTTACAATGCATCAATTCAAATCCAGAATCAAGTATTCTGAAGTGTGTCAACAAATCAAGAAAATCGGGATGCCTAATATCGAGCTTTTAATGGATCTTGAAGATTTGATGCATCTTTCAAATTAGTTTTATATGATTTTTCATATAAAACAAAATTAGATGGGAAACTTTTCTCTCGCGTACCTTGCATATTGTTTACTCATAATATCTTCTCTGTGAGATACAGTCATTCTGGTAAACTCTTGCGGGGACAAATATCTTGAATCTTTTGTCAAAGGTCTTTTATGATACTGTGGCCACAGACCGCCCATTGGGGTTTGATAAACTTCTGCGTCTACTTTACTTCGTATTGTAAAAGCTGGAAGATTATAGGTCGGCTCGAGATCCGGATCAATATAATACATGATTTGTCCAGCGTGAATATCCTGATAATTCTTATAACCTTGACCATAATGATCCAGATCTTTATCATAAATATGTTTGAGGCGAACTTCTCCGGAATAAGGAGGGCGATCTAGTTGCTGTGAAAATCCTCCTCGCGGAGCTGATATTAATCTAGGGTCAAAAGCTGTCACAACACAATCTTTTTTGGGGCAATCCCCGCAAGCCGCGTCAGGTGGGTGGAAAAATCCTGGTTGAACTTGCAAGCCAAAATTTGGATTTAAAATCTTCATTTTCTCACCGTTCCATGGCTGTGGTTCCGTGTCCCTACCAACTTGACTAACATTTATACATTGGCCTATTTTTTCCAGGTCATTACAATGGCGCAGTCCTAAGTTGTTTGTTCGTATATCATAGGTTTTTTCAGCGCCAGGCCATTTTTGATTTCGCGGAATAGATGGGCATTCGGAGCACTCACAAGAAGTTTTTGGATACATGGGTCCTATTAATCTACTAACCATTTATTGAATGTAAATTTTTTATTTCTAAATCATAGTATTTGACAACAATCATTTGAAATTTCTGAAGAAGTGAATTATTACTTTCAACAAATTTTAAAATATCTTCCATTTTAACCTTTGGCTTTTTATCTGTTTTTGTCCCAACTACCAATACGTGCAGATCATCCTCCGCGTTATTAAGTAACTCTTTTTTCCATTTTTCTAAGGATTTAAAACTTTCAATATTTGATAAATCAAATACCATTATAGCTGCCGTTACACCTCTGTAATAACTTCTTGTTATCGCTCTGAATCTTTCGCAACCAGCAGTGTCCCAGAATTGACATTTGATAGTATTTCCACCAATATTAAAAACCGAGGTAGAAAATTCTACCCCTATAGTATTACATTCTTCATGAACGAATTGATCATGTGTTAATCGTAAACAATAAGAGGTTTTGCCAACACGAGCATCACCTATTACGATAAATTTAAACAAATAGTCGAAGCTCATTTATTTCTGAGAAGATCTTGAAATTTGTAATACAAACTGTAAAATTTTGGATCCAGTAGATATTCGTAAATTGGGACAATTGTCCCAATTTTTTCCCAACAAACTTTTGATATCAAAACCATAAGAGCATGTTGGGTAACTTTTTCCCAGTTTTCTGAAATTTCAGTTAATACTTTATGTATATTGAAAACAGGAGCCCAGTTTTGACGACAAAGAATACTTGCACAGCAAGTACATTTTAGATTTAATTTTTTCGCTTTTCCTTTCAAATTAACTCCACATAAAAGAGATGCATATGATTTTTGCCCTATCAATACTTCAGGGGGTTTAAACGGGTATTCTTTGGGTATAGTTATCGTAATGACTTTTGACATTTTATTACCATTTAATGCAACAACTCTTAGTGAGTTGTCAGCTACGTAAATTAAGATAAAATCTTTTGGGAGAGTTTTTTTATGATCTCCTAAATCCCTAGACGATAAAAATCCGGATATTTCGTTTCTCCAACGCCTATTGTTGCTTAATGTATTTAAATCAACCATTTTGTTAAAGTTTAAAAGTCAAAACCATATCTACAAATGAACATACATTATAAAAAGTTTTTGTTATTTTTATACTATCACGGGGTTTTGAAAGATTTGAAATTAGTTGAAAGAATGAGAATCCTTGAAAAATGCAGAGATATAACCTCCAAATTGGATAGAAAAAAGTATTACGAAGAAAAAATGGAATTTGTGTTTTGGCATTATTTGACAAAAATACCGTCAAGAATTTAATATGACTTAAAGAAATGGACGACGAAAAATCGGTGCCCGTTGTATGGCACGCACAGCAAGAACTCATTCTTAAGCAATGGTCAGAACAAGCAATGAGTTACAGATATCTGCATGACAGATCCTATAAAAATTTTAGTTCTTTACACGTAAAGTTTAGTTTACCGGTAATTATTTTAAGTACAATAGCCGGAACAGCAAATTTCGCCACGGGAAGTTTCCCAGAGGCATGGAGAGAATATGTATCGCTTGCTACTGGTGGTATTAATTTAGTGGCTGGTATGATAACTACTATAGCTCAATTTATGAAAATACCCGAAATGCTTGAAGCACATAGAGCTTCCGCTAATGATTTTGGAAAGCTTGCACGCAAAATTAAAGTTGAGCTGTCTTTACCGATACGAGAAAGAAGTGTTAATGGGCGTGATTTTATTCAAAATTGTCGAGATGAAATGGAGATATTGATGGAAAGGGCGCCTGATATATCACTCAAACATCTTAGAACTTTCTCTGGTAAGTTTAGAAAGAAAAATATTACTATGCCTGATATTATTGATTTGTCAAAGGTGGAGGTTTATACAGATCACGAAGAGGTCAATAGAATAGAAAAACAACGCAAAGAAGCTATAGAAGGAGCTGCAAAGGCAATGATAGAAAAGGAACAGAAAACTCAAATACAAGTGAGTCATGTTGCCGATAATCTACAAATGTTTATGAATTCTATGCAAAGACCATCTTCCTCTTCTTCGGAAGTTGAAATTGGTAGTTTGCGAAGACACAGTACTCCGAGTTTAACGGCTCCACTAGATATTATTGTTGATTCCACTGGTAAAGATGATTAAATGATGCATATCTTAATTTTTCAAAAAATTAAGAACTTAACGTTTGCATCCCACTGCTGTTCCAAAATCAGGACTTCTCCAACACATGTCCAAATAAAATGGAAATCAAATTAGCATCGCTTCGCGCGGACGGATCCCGATCACATTCACAATCTAGTTGTCTTCGCAGCCAGTCCAAGTAATGTATCCTCCATCAGGACCTTGACCAGTACTAATATTGCATTGGAGATGTTTACCTTTGACTTTCGGGCAGTCTTCGTCATGGCCGGGCCGACACTCGTTCCAGCATTCGCCTCCGCGCGATGGAGGTTGCGCACACGGCCTGTGCGGCCCCCCGCATCTTTGGTAATCCGCGCAGACGCATGTCGCCGAGTCTGGGTTAATGGCACAGTAATCAGGAGAGGACCCGAGGCCACGCGCCGCGCGGTACACCGTGTTGCTATTACATAAATGGACTCCAGATAAATTAGCATAATCTATCCCTGAACCCACAAAAGCTCCTCCACACGTTGTAGTAATTGGCATAATAGGTATTCCAGCCTTGGACACATACATTTTTTTACCAGGTGGCGAAACCAAAGCCATGTCATCCAACGTTGGAAGTTTGAATCCTATTTTTTGCAATCTTTTTGCTCTACGAACTGCTAATTTTGAGTGCGTTACTCTTCTACGAGCATCTGAATGCGTTTGCGCGAGACGAATGTGGGCAGAGTACAATGCAACAGACATCTCAACCGGTATGAAGTCTTCAGCAAATTCATCGGCTGTTTCCTCGGATGCCTCTCCGTCTTCTCCTTCTTCCTCAGCTTGTTCTTTCTCCGCTGCTTCTTCTTCCGCTAAGTTTTCGTTTACCTGCTGCACTCCCTCTTGCACTGCTTCTTTACTTTTAGTTCCGGTAGCTCCAGCGCTTTCAATGGCGGCTTTAGTTTTTGCCGCGCAATTTCTGTTACCAACCTTAGTCATTGATTTAACGGTGGTATTTTCCACCTCACTTTCAGGTATTTTTCCTTCTTCAACCGCTTCGGTTGCATTTTCTGTTGCGTCATTTTCTAGCTGTTTTTGATCTATATCGTCTAATCCACCATTTTTAACACCTTCAGCTTCAGCTTGCTCTCCTAATTTACTGCGTCCTCGTGATCCAATGAAAGCTGCTCCAAGAGTGGTTATAAGCCATGTAAGTCCCCCAAAAATGATCCCCAATCCTACATAACACCCAGGCGCAAAAAGCCCTCCTGAACATTTAGAATTTTCATCACAAGAAAACCCTTTTGGACAGTCAGAGTCGGTTTTACACATCATGCAATATCCAGTTTTTGGATCGCATGTGCAAGTTCTACCACAAGATGTTACGCAGTCGTTACCACTGCTGCACGAACTAGCGGTTTGAGTGCCAATGCCGCAACTAGAAAGCTGTTGTTTAGCAGCATTTGCCGCGGCATTTCCTAAACCCAACAAGCTTTTAAAAGCTTGTGCGAGAGCACTTCCCCATGTACTTAAAGTAGATATAAGTGTTATTGCAATGATTATTCCGATTAAAAATTTCCACCAATTTCTGCCTAAAAATCCCCAAAATCCAGAACCAGAAGTATTTCCAGAATTGTTTTTACTACTCATTATTTATATTTAACAAAATAAAATGAATGCAATAGTAATTGGAATTTTACTAATAATTCTTGGAATAGGATTTTATATATGGTTTTCCCTTAGAGAGCCAACAAATCAATTTAGTGCTTGGGCTAAATGGTTTAAGGAAAATCCCGTCCCAGGAGGTACAGAAATCGGCAGCGGATGTGTTTACACACAAAGTGCTGGTGCAAAATCGGCTACATGTGTACCTATTACACAGTTTGCCAATTATTTGTACGGAAATAATTTAGAATACTGGTTAGCCAATTTATTTAACCAAGCCATTGACACTTTTGAACATCAGTGGCAAGTTTTATACCTCACTTCTATTATGAGGGCATATGCTACTTTAATGCCGGGTGGGCAATTAACCCCCGCTAATTTGTGCTGTACAATAGTTCCTCGTGTAATGTTTGACGGTGCTAGATTAAATAGCTTTTTGAATACTTGTGCTAGACCCTTGATTAGTTTACCAACAGATACACAACCAGCCAAAAGCGTTTGTTCGTGGGACGGAGCGATTGGCGTGAAAACTTACATGGGAAATTCTGCTTGGGAAGGCAAAAAGTTACCTGGATATTACCCAGGTGAGATTGTGGGGGGTAAAATTTTGGATAATTGGGACAATTCGGCACCAAACTGGAGAACTTTTATGGCTTCTGTGTGGGATTTAACTTGCTCCGGAGAATGTCCAGATGGTTCTGACGCGTCTAAACAAATTCCAGCACCCGTTTCGTTTAAATGCGACGAAAATAGCACACAACAAGGAGTACCAGTAGGATATGCTGCGTGGAATCACCCATCCAACTTTTTGTTTCACATATACGGTATACCAGCTACTAGTCAACTTTTGGTTGCTTTTATGACAAATAAAGCTAATTACGGCTCCTTAAACTTACAGCCAAGTATGATTAATCCATTGCTAGGTATTAACATAGGTCAGACTGGTGGTGGATGGGTTGGTTTTATCAGACAGTTTAACAATCCGGAATACACTTCTGCTGTCAATACTATTTTATACGCGGATGTTAGTAAAGTTCCAGCAGCTTTAGCCAATGCTCAGGCAAATAAACCTAAAGCATGTCAAAGTACAGTTAAAGCTGGGGTAAGTGGCGCTTTAGGAGGCGCCGGTGCTGGAGCCATGATTGGAGCGGCTTTTCCTCCGTTAGGGGCATTGATAGGCGGAGCCATCGGAGCTCTTGCTGGTGGATTTGGCTCCGCTGGGGCACAAGCTGCTTCGCAAGGTTCCAATATATGGGGTGGAGGGTGTCCTAAGAAAAACGAAGCGCAGCTTGCTGGAGACACACCTTTTAAACCTGGGTATGGTGCAATATGCTCTCCAAATTGCTTATCTGTTTCAGAAAACTATCAGATATCCGTGTCAAAGGATGTGGCAAATTCTGAACTTATAGGTGTGTAAAACCTAAATAAATGAGATGTAAATATTGTGGAGTTCCGTTAAATTATTATACCGGCGAAAAGCATGCGTCTAGGAAAAGCTGTAGAGTAAATGGCTATCATCATTTTGTGTGGGATATCTCGTATTATTGTATAAGTATATCAAAAATCTTTTTTAAAGATAAATGTGGCAATTCATCCTCGGATTTGGAACAGGAGTTTATATTGGAACACACTATGACTGTAAACCGGTCATTGGAAAGATAGAAGATTTTTTTAAGTCGCAGTGTCCCCCTCGTAAAGAAGACTAGTCAATAATTTTAAGAATTAATGACTAAAGTTTTAAAAACTGATATATCTTGAATGAATAAAAGAGAAATAAAAATGGAAGAAGTTAAAAAATCTGATAAAAAACTATTGCGGAAATTTTGCCGCAATTTTAGACAAGGAGTTTCTGACAAAGTTATTAATATGTTCGAAGAATTACATCCAATGATAAGGCATGAACTCGTTTTACAATCTTTTGAAATGTACGATACTTCCGAATTAGCAAAATTTGTACTAGATCACGAAAAACTCAAACCCACTGACGAAGATAAGTATGCTTTTCTAAAATGTATGGGCATTAAAGCAGAGGGTGATAAATTTGACTCGTACGAAGATGACGAAGATTTCATAATTGCTTCTTGGAATGTAAATGGTATTCGGGCTAGAATATTCAACGAGTTGACATCCGCTCAATGTAAAAAATCACAAACAAAAGAAATCTCTCCTAATTCTTCTTTGAATAAATTGATAAATGACGCGGATCCTTCGGTTATATGTTTTCAAGAAATTAAATGCGATGCCTCAAAATTAAAATGTTTTGGGGTTAACGGGGAAAAAAGATCAGATGGCTGGTATACATATTGGAATTGCGCAGAGAAATTAAATTATAGCGGTGTAGGTATCATGTCTAAACAAAAAGCAAAAGACATAGACACAGGATTAATAAATACTGTTGATAAAGTCGGGATTCCAGACAGCTGGTTTCAGAACCTCTTTTACCCCGATGGACCCATCGGTCTCCAGGCTCATCCAAAATTTGTGGAAATAGCAACTGAATTAGAATCAGAAGGAAGAATTTTATGCGCAAAATATACATACAAATCAAAAGATATATGGATTATAAACTTGTATAGCCCAAACACCTTGAGGGCTGGTGCTAAAAAAGCAGATGGCAAATATTCAAAACCTCATTTTATATATAGGCGCAGAGTATGGGAAAAGCTTATTATTTTAAAAATTGAGTATTTAATGAGAACTAGTGGATTTTTATGTCCAATCATTTTATGTGGGGATTTAAATGTAGCAAGATCTCAACTTGATATTTATCACGGAGTCATGACAACCGCCCTCCGCGAAAACGAATCCTGGAGAATAAACCTTGATGAAAATCCTGGTCCTCTGACAAGAACAGCAAAGGCCGCTAAAAGAATGGAAAAAGAAGCAGGCGCTGGTTATCGAAGAGAAGAACGAGAAATGATGGAAGATTTACTTGTGATGGATAATATGGTTTCGTTTCAGTTGGACGAAGACGGATCCACGATACAAATGCATGACGTTTGGAGAGAAAAACATCCCGAAGATTTACAAGAGATTATAGAACAAGGAGAAGGATATGATTATGGTTTCACTTTTTGGGATCCTAAAAATCTTCCGCACAGACCTAAAAATTTTGGATGGCGTATAGATTATTTCTTGGTTGATGATAATACCCTAAAAGACTATTCTTTGGAGATAAATGTTTTCCCAGAAGTCGGCGAAAAAGTTTATGATGATCAAGGTGAAGTTGTTCTTAGTTCTGGAGGTAACGAAGTGGTTGCTAGTGATCATGCCCCTATTGTATTGACTATAAAAGATGTTGAATTAGAACCACCTCTAGTAAAAGATTTGAATACAATTGCCGACAAGATAGAAGAAGAAGAAAAACCAGTCAATAACATGGATTTAGACGATGTTGTGGTCGTTAATCCTAATCTCAACGCGGAGATTGAAGATACATCTGATTCTGACTTATCACATTATGAAGAAGACAATGTGTTTAACCCCGCTCGCCGAGTCGAAATGATTAAAGATGATCCGCACTGGCCGTATGATGAAGATTGTAGAATTAGCGATGAAAATCCAAACTTGCTCACATATAGACAATTGTTAATTCGCGCAGATGCCGATGATCCTGGTTACATTGAAGGTGGGATTGATGATGGTGTTGATTTGACCCCGTTGATGGATGTGTTGAATGCCCACAGAGAATATATTCAACAAGACGATAATCGAAATTTCTTTCCCGAAAAGGTAGCTAATAGCGTTATGGCTATGCTCTCAAATGAAGTTCGTCTTAGAGCGCTATCTACTTTGGAAGATGAGAGCGGTCCCGTTGAAGACGCGTCTGCCGTCGATCTCTTATACATGATAAAAGACAAGCTTACAGGCAAGGACTTGCATAAAAGAATTATGCTATCATATTGCCCGAAGATAGTCGGGGGTTCAGGATTTGCCGAGGCCGAAATTGATATATTCGGAGTAAAACCGCCAAAGATATTCAATGAAATTGAGACTTTTTCCGAGAACTTGCAAAGCGCAAAACAAGAGACAGAGAAAACAAGACAAAAAACACTCTTAGACGACTCCAATGATGAAGATGATGAAGATATAAATTATTCCGAGTTATTTGAGATATTGAACGACTACGAACAAGAAAACGAATGGGCAAACAACACTAATTTTTCTGATTTTATGGAAAATCTGCCGTTAAAATTGTCTAATATAGGATATATGTCCGGAAAACTATGTTACGATGAAATTAACGACGAAATAATGAGTCCTGACAACTTTAATACCCTGAAAAGCGCTTTAGAACAAAATATTAAACTGCTCGATGAAAAATCCGAAAAACTAACAAACGATAGTGTCATTATCTCACAATTAGTATCGGAGATAGCCAAGCACAATGAAGAAATAAAAGAACTAAACGATAAAGTCGTAAAATTACGAAAAGAATTAAAGGCCGGCTTTGATGAAAATGGAAGAGCTATAGATTTTGTTAGACATCAACAAGATATTGAATTTAACGTTGGTTTGGCAACTGACAAGTATAAAATGGATGTTAAAGGTCTCGAAGAAGATTTGGCAGAAAAAGAAGAAAGTATGAGAGCAGAACTTTTAGAATTTTTAAATATTTACTCTGTTGTCGTGCATATTTTACTGTTTTTTACTATATTATGCATGAAAATTAATAAAATAACTATACCTGGGATAAATCCAATGCAACTTTTCAGAACTTTAGATTCCTTATTAGCTAAGACCGAATTAAGTACTCTTAGGAATAATTTAAGAAAGGATAAAGCTTATCGCAAAACCCTACAGTAAGTATAACAGTTTTAAAATTTACTATATTTTAAAACGAAGATTGTAAAATCACAAAAAATGCAAGAACAAATAGGCTTAAAACATTAATTGTCTTAACAAATGTCAGATCAAAGTCTCTCAATTGCTGATGTTCTTTGTAATTTTTACAAAACAACCGATCAACGTTTTCTTGACAGTGTCAAAGAATTCATCGCTAGTAACAAAGATTTAAACAGAGAAACCGTTGAACAGAATATCGTTTCTTTTCTAGGAAAACAACTACGTCAGACTGCTAGTTACATCGAAACTTTAAAAGAAATGAAATACGATGAAGCTATGAACAAATTAGCTGAAATTAAAAATAATGTTAGTTTGGTTCCAAGAGAAAAAGATCACGATGTGCCAAGTTTTATTACACAAAATATCGAAAATATGCCTCAAAATCGAGGATATTTATGGAAAGGTAAAACTTTTCACGGGAAAAAACCATCTAGACCAGGTCCTAAAGTTTTATTCGAGCCTAGAAGAAAGAAAACATTAATTCATGTTTACGAAAAGGGTGTGCATCGTGTTTATGAAAAATTAAAAGGGCAAAGACAACAGGTTTTGATAAGTGAAACTCCGATAGAAATCAGGAAAATTCAGAAAAAAGTTTTTGACAAAATAGAACCACAACAACATTCGGTTACTAAACCTCAAATTTCAAGATTTGCGGCTTTATATTTTTCAGATAGTGATTCGGAAAACTAACGTAATATATTCTTTTAATATATTACCTAACAACCTGTTCCTCCATACCCAACGTTTAAACTATCTTGAAATTTACGATCAGGCAAAAATTCTGACAAACTAGACACAATTCCTGCAAAATATTTTTCATCAGTATAATCGCTATTAGCGTCTATAGTCAATACCTTAATTTTGTTATCGCTCATTTCAAGTTCTTTTGTATTGAACCATTCTTGATGTTTTTGATGTATTTGAGACAAATATTCCAAAGTTACAGAATTTTCTTCTTGTCTATTTCTTTTATCCATTCTTTGTTTAGAAACGGTAGGTGACGTTTGTAAATAAACAAAAGACATTTCGGTTGGAGATGCTGTCTTTTCCATCCACGAAAACCATTTAGTATATAATACCCATTCTATTTCTGTCATGATTTTTTGCTCGTAACAATTCTTAGCAAAAATTTCTTTGTCGCTCCAAATAGATCTTTCTATAAAAATATAATCGGAATCGCCTTCTATTTGTTCTAGTAGTTTGACTCGTGATAAAAAGGCGAAACTTTGAAAACTGTATGCAAACCTTTCCATATTCATATAGAAATGTTTGAGTATGTTTGTTCCTTCAGAATCACTCAAATTTTTCCATTTATCCAGGGGTTCTTTGATAACTTGTACCTTTCCAAACCTTTTAGATTTGTTTATATTTGGTAAGTTATCGAGCAATGTAGATTTACCACTTGCTATATTACCTTCTACGAATACTATATGCGGCATTTTGATAAAATGCTATACATACACATATTTCAGTTTTGGGAAAATGAAATTTAATCACACAATAGTTACAAGTTGTATATTATGACGGATAAATTACCATCAGATTTTTTGCTGACACAGCATCAGCAATGCAGAGGATATGTTGAACATCAAATTCGTTCTTATAATGATTTGATCGGCAAAGAGTTGGACAAGGTAGTTGCCGAAGAGTCTATGATTAAGGTCAAAGTCAACGAAACCACGGAATATATTGTAACTTTTAGTCGGGTTCAAGTTGGCTTACCAAAGACTTTAGAAGATAACAGAGAGCTTAAAACTTTGACGCCAAATCAAGCTAGAATAAGAAATATCACTTATTCATCTACTATCTCAGTAGATGTTACCACTAAATTTCGAAAAAATGATCAAGTAACTGAAATAACAAACCATCCTTCAGTCAAAATAGGAGAATTGCCTATGATGGTTGGATCATGTAAATGCACTTTGTCCAAACTTGCTTATATGACGAAAGAAGAGAAAATAGCTGTTGGAGAGTGTATGTACGAAACAGGGGGATTTTTTATCATCAAAGGGCAGAATGGCGCCAACGAAAGGGTTTTAATACCACAAGAAAGGCCTTTGTACAACCACATAGGTGTTTACAAGCAAAAAGCTTCGTCTAAGCATTCTTACGTAGGAGAAGTACGATCAATTAGCCCTACCACAGGACATTCGGTATTGGTAAAAGCATTTATCGGGAAAACCGAGAAAAACATTAATTTTTCCTTGCCTTATATCAACGCCGAAATTCCAGTTGGAATAGTTTTTATAGGCCTTGGGTTTAGCTTAGAAGAAATTTCAGAACTTGTGCGTTCACCTCATTCAGAAGCTAATAAATATATTAGCACAATTATGAGCGAATGCACGATAACCGACAAAAATGAAGCGCTCGATTATATGAGCAATTATGCTATACATGTTTTGGACAAGGATAGAATCCGCCAAAGGTCTTATGTTATACAGATTTTGGAAAACGAAGTATTCCCACATATGGGAGTAATATCTCAACAATTAGAAAGAGGAATGTTTCTTGGCTCAATAGTTAGAAAATTACTGGAAACTAGTTCAAAAGTAAGAGATGAAGATGATCGAGATAATATAGCTTTCAAACGATTTGAAACAGCTGGCATGCTAGTAGCTGGATTGTTTAGGTCTCTGTTTAAAAGACTTGTAAGATCATGCACTAACGTAATAGATAAAAGACCTGATATAATAGCTGCTATAACAAGATTTAGTCCCAGTGTCACAATCGGATTGTCACAATGTTTTTCTACCGGTAAATGGGGCGTACAGAAAAATTCATGGACAAGACAGGGTGTTACCCAAGTTTTGTCGAGACTTACACATGGGGCAACATTATCACATTTACGCAGAATTGTCATCCCGGTAGGCAAAGAAGGAAAAAATACCCAGATTCGACAATTACATGGTTCACAAATCTTTTACATTTGTTTGTATGAAACTCCTGAGGGTCATTCAAGTGGGATAGTCAAAAATTTAAGTTTACTTTCAACAATGACCAATGGAATTCCCCCAGCAATTGTTTTAACATTTTTGGAAAAAATTAAGCAAGTGCGTAATATAGTTTATATTGCTGAATTGAGAGAGTCTGGTAGAATGAGAGAGCTTATGTCTCTAACTAAAATATTCTTAAACAGAGTTTTGGTAGGAGTCACAGAAGAACCTCAAAAAGTTTGCAAAATTTTGAGGAAATTACGAAACAGAAATATTATATCTAGAGATGTTTCAATTGCTTTTGATGATTTTGACGATGAAATTAATATTTTCACAGATGGTGGGCGATTGTCTAGACCTTTGATACCGGTTAAAAAGAACAAAGTAATGGAAATCGATACATCAAAAACTTGGGACGAGTTAGTTAAAGATGGAAGTATCATATATTTATGCCCAGGAGAATTAGAAAACTATGTCGTCGCTATGGACGAAAAAACTCTTGTTAAAGCTGAAAATATCAAAAAGGAATACCCGGGTAGGTACGATAATTTTGTATACAATTTTATTGAAATTTCACCAGCAGCAATGATGGGAGTATGCGCCTCTGTTGTTCCATTTCCTGATCACAGCCAGTCTCCTCGTAATTGTTATCAATCGGCGATGGGGAAACAAGCGCTTGGTATTTACTCAACTACTAACAATCTAAGAGTAGACACAGAGGTTCATATGTTGATGTATCCACAAAAACCTTTAATAACAACCAAAACAGCGTCCTTGCTTGGTTTCGACGATTTGCCTTCGGGACAAAATGCTAGGGTGGCAATTCTTACTTGTATGGGTTTCAACCAAGAAGATTCTTTGATTGTAAACGAAGGATATATTCAAAGAGGTGGACATCGAGTTGTTACTTATAAAACAACTACTCATGCTGTTAGAAAGAATGGTACCGGGCATCGCATTGATATAGGTCTCCCTCCCCCCGAAACCAGAAAAAGAATGGTTTGGTATGGATCTTTGGAAACAAACCCAGAGTCTGCTATGTACGGAGTTATAAAAGTTGGCTCTACTGTAAATGGGCAAAAAACTGTATTAATTGGCAGATTTGCTTCTTTTACCACAAAAGATGGTCAAAACAAAACTAAAGATGCTAGTATTCTTGCTAAATGTCCTCATCAAGGAACTGTCGATAGAGTGTGGATTGTCAAAAGCCCCGACGGTTTACCGTTAATACATATCAAAATAAGATACGTTAGAATACCAGAAGTGGGTGATAAATTTGCAAGCAGGGAAGCCCAAAAAGGAACATGCGGTTTTATCATGAGACAAGAAGACATGCCCTTCACCGCTTCAGGCGAAACCCCGGATATAATCATCAACCCGCATTGTATTCCTAGTCGTATGACAGTCAATCAGTTGATTGAATCACTAGCTAGTCTTTTGGCGGTAAAAGAAGGACGTAGAATGGATGCGACACCTTTCACAGAAAATAGCACTGGCATTGTACCTGTGATACAAGAAGCCCTAAAATCTTATGGATTAAATCCAAAAGGAGAAACCACAATGACTAATGGCATGACCGGGGAAAGATTACGAGTTAAAATTTTCTTTGGCAGTGTGTATTATCAACGTCTTAAGCATATGGTTAGCGATAAACTTCATGCAAGAGCAAGGGGTGAACTACAAACGTTGACCAGGCAACCTCTAGAGGGTAGATCAAGAGATGGTGGTTTGAGATTTGGGGAAATGGAAAGAGATTGTATGATAAGTCAGGGAACGGCTTACTTTTTACACGAAAGATTACTCGCTATGTCTGATTATTTCGAAGTTCACGTATGCCAAAAGTGCAAACAATGGTGTAATCCTGGTTATTGTACTTTCTGTGAATGTGATACGGTATCTAAAATTATGATACCATACGCTGGTAAGCTTTTGTTCAACGAATTAAGAGCTTTGTTATTGCGAACAAATATAGTTCCGCAAATAGACGACGCTTAAACAAAACTTTACAGTAAGAAATGCGTGATTATGAGACTGTCCTTTTCGCAGCTTTTGGAGCTGCTTCTTCTGTATTTTTATACACAGCTATCGCCCCCAAATATGTTAATTTGTACGATAACTATTTTCGTGTTAACTTGCACTCCCCTTTCTGTAAAGCCATAGTGACAGCTATAGGAGTTTATTTGGCGTCAGATTAAATTGAAAATGAATATCTAATGAAATATCATTAGATATAAATGGATATGATCAATAAAACACACAAGCCTATACCAGAATATGTCAGTCATAAAGATGCTGCCGAATATACTCTGTCTCAGACAAACCCGAGGTACTCTACTTTTAAACAAATTGTTTTTACAGCGGGAGACGAAGAACAATTTCTGGACAATACATCCACAGAAAATTCGAGAAAAAAGGAGCCTAGAATTACTTCTGGGAGATGGGGTAAATGTAGTCGAATACAAGATCTCTTAAGCAGTAGACCCACAGCCAATTCCACGTTGGGTATGTTTAGATATCTATTTCATACGACAAAAAAGGGGATTTTTGTGCAAATTAGAAACAATAAGCTGTTAACTTTTTTACCATTCAGTAAGCACAATTTTGACAATTGCTGGGGAGACAGTTTGAGAGTTGCTGAAAATTTTGTGTCGATTGACGATCTTTACAGGTATTCTCAGAACATAGCAGGTTTTCCCTACAATCCGCGAAAAATACAGTACGACAAGAATTTTTGGATAGGAAATGGAAATATTATTAGAAACTCTTTTCCTGTTCGCGAGGGAGACTCAAATGTCACTTGTCTAAAACACATGTTTACAAATCTTTTAGAATCCAGAGAAATCCCAGACGTTGATTTCTTCCTCAATAGAAGAGATTTTCCGATTCATCGAAAAGATGGCAAACATCCTTATCCAGATCTCGCGGGTGATAAATTTCCTAGACACAAAGTTCCAGAAAATCCTGTACCCGTTTTATCTATGTGTGGCAGAGAATCTTACGCGGATGTACCTATTCCAACTTGGGATGATTGGAATAGAGAAGTGTCGTTGGAACGCTCAAGGAATAAAAACCCCCAAGTACAATTTAACACTACCTATTTGGGCCGAGACCATCGGGTATATCCAGACATTTATGACTCAACTCCGTTGGTAGACAAAATACCTCGCGCCGTTTTTAGGGGAAGTACGACTGGGAAAGGGACAACAATTGAAACAAATATTCGATTGAAGTTAGCGTCTATGAACTCGACATCAGACTTTCTAGATGCAGGTATTACAAGTTTTAATTTCAGACCTAGGATTGTTTCTAGAGACGAAGCCAGCGAAGAATTTCCACACGGTAGGGGTGTTTTAGGTTGTATCACAAAAGATTCCTTAGATTTTGACTTGGTACAACCTTTAACACCTAAAGAACAAGCTGGGTATAGATATGTGATAAATGTTGATGGCCATGTTAAAGCTTTTCGTCTATCTTACGAGTTTAGCATGGGTTCTTGTATATTACTGGTAGATAGTAAATATCATCTTTGGTTTAGTGACTATATTAAACCATACGAACATTACGTACCGGTGAAAGAAGATCTATCAGACTTGATAAAACAAATCGAGTGGTGTGAACAAAATTTAGAAAAAGTTCAAGAGATAGCTGATAACTCTAGAAAATTTTACGAAACTCATTTGACAAAAGAAGGAATTTTTGACTATTTAGAAAACTTGTTTTCTCAGATGTCTGGTATTTACCAAAACTACACTTATAATTCTATATCTGTTAAAGATCTCACTTGCGCTATGGAAAAAAGAAGTCTGGCTAAATTTAAAAGCTCCACGTTAAGCTTAAATGAAAACTGGCATGTTTTTGATAAAATTAAAAGTATTTCACGGCAAGAGGTTATATATTCTAGTAAATCTTGCACAGTTGGTGAATGCGAAATCGACATACATGTCGGGGAAACCACGATGGAAACAAAAGCTGCGATTAAATATCCTGTTGAAACCAAAATAAAAGAATCTTTGCATGAAGTATTTGTGAGAAAAGTTTTGGAGAAAGTTTTGCTTAAACACAATGACACAGTGCAGGAACATCTTTCAGGGTTGTTTGGATACAGAGATGACGGAGTTTCGATGTGGAAACATATTAACGGAAAAACCCTTTTTCAATATTTAGTTTCAGAAGATATAACGGTTGCTGAATTGACAAACATCATAAAACAAATTACCGGAATAATGCAAATACTTCACGAAACTTGTAATTTTTCTCATGGAGACTTGTATCCTTACAATATATTGCTAGAAAAAAGTGGCACGATCTTTTCCAAAACTTTCACTACATCTAGAGGGGTAATAAGATGTCGAGGATACTACAAAGTACATATAATAGATTTTGGGAAATCTCATATTGTATATAAAGGAGTGCAATACGGGATAATTCGACCTTTTTATGGATCCAGTATCCTCGATACAATTATGTTGGTAGTTTCATGTGCAAGTAGAATATTGAGTAAACGGGTTCCAAAGGATATTTTAGGATGGGTTTTTCACTTTGTTTCTTTTCTGAGAGATGAATTTTATTGCCCCGAAGAGTTAAATACGGTGGGTAAGATTAAAAAGTTTTTGATACGAGCAAGAAAGTACACGCAAATGCTTTACAGCGACAAAGGAAGATTGGAAAACCTTTCACCCATTGATTTGCTGTTTCACTTAGATTCTTATAACTACGCTGGAGAGCGCGAAAAACTAGTGGAAGACAAAACACTACCGGTGCAAACATATCCTTGTTTCGTTTTTAACGAATTATCGCTTCTTTCACCCGAGGCTATCTTTAAAACAATCGAAAAATTTGCATCTTTCGATAAGGAAAGTGGGATAGTCGTACAAAACAAATTTCGGATCAAAACTTTTATCAAGTACAGCAGAGTAATTTTAAAGCTTAATCTGAGAAATGAAATCGTCGATCAAACTGTATACGATAAACTATTCGTTTTACTTGAAGATTTAAACGAGTACTTGTAGTTAAGAAATGTTTAAACGTATAGTATTCTTTCTTTCTTTACTTGTAACAGCTTTTGCTCAACCCCAATGTTCGGTTGAATCTAATTGCGTCTGCGATGACTTTACCGTCGAAAGACTAAAAAACAAAAATTGGATTGTGGTTCCGTGGGATAACGGACAATGCTACTTTTATAATTTAGTAACGAAGGAAAATCGAGACAGCTTGCCAATTTTCAGGTCAGAAAACGAATAAACAAAAATTTTATTATACACATAATAAAATATGAAATCTGACGAAAGAAAAAATATTGCTATGGTCGCTGGGATTATCGGCCTAGTCGGTCTTGTTTTGGCCATTGTAGCTCTTTTCACCAGAAGAAAGGATTTACTTGTGTCTCTGACAGTTGTAGCCCTGATTGTGTCTTCTGCGATGTACGCAGTTGCGGTTATCGATGGTTACAATAACCAAGGAGACTTCAATTCTGCTATTCGTTTAGCTGCACCTGGAGCTTCTGACGATGAATACAGATGCGCAAACAACATTGTAGCTGCCTCCGTCTTGGATCTTTTGAGTGAACCAGGTCTCAACAATGTTTACAACTGGGCTGTTGATCAAGCCAAAAACGGAGCTAAATGCGACGAAGGTGTTTTGGACGACCACGGCTTATGCACCGGCGCCGCGCAGACCTGCAAGGATGGCTTGGCCAAAAAATCTGAATGCCCAAGTGGATGCAAATACACAAGTCTTAAGGATGGTATCAAAGCTCTGTTAGTTGCTCTTATGCAAAGAGTTGGACCTGCTGGTGGAAAACCGGCTCCATTAGGACCTGGACCTGTTATTCCTCCCGCTCCTAAGTTTTCCATGTACTAATTAAAAATATAATTGAGGTTTTTCTCACTTATATTTTAACAAAATTACTCGTCAGAAGACGCCTTCTTTTTGTTTGTTTGAAACAAAGAAATGGCAGCTGCTAGTTGTGCTGACTCTCCAATCTTGAACGCTCCACGACTTTGAGCAAGAGTAATACCAGATACAAGAGCGTTTAGAGCTTCTTGTTGAGTTGTCGGCATTTGAATATCCGATAGATTTACTTCTGAGTTTTCTTGACTAGACATTTTTTAATGATACTATTAATATTTTAAATCTTTATTGCATGTACGGAAACCATTGAATTTGACCACATGTTTCACATGTTCCCACAACCAAAGTAGAACCGCGATTGCCTATTTCATGTGTTGAATCATGATCAAATCTAATCAAATGATTTTCCTCGATACAGGATTCCTTTGACCAAATTCCATAGTATATATCGGTGGTTACATTTCTTTGGTTAGTATAATGATTGACAGGATTTATTTTACGTCTTCCTAACAAACCACAACACCAATCGGTGGGTTGTTCAGTATTGTCAATTTTTTTAGAATAAGTACGCTCTTTTCTACAAATAGGACATAAACCTTCCCATTTTTCAACACAACTGTGGCAAAAAAAGTGATCACATTGCCAAACGCAACTATTGGCCTTATTTTCTTTGCATATACTGCATATTTCCGACGAATTTAAAATCGTTTTACTGTAGTTCATTCCTACTTTAAGAATATATTTTGATAAACTTTTCGATCTTATTATAAATGAAAAAACCTATGATAATAATTTTAGTAGTCTTAGGGTTAGCAGCTTTGGGGGTTGCTAGTTATTTTATATTTTTTAACAAATCAAGTCCTCCTCCGCCAACTCCTGGTTCCGGATGTAAACCAGGAGTTGCTGTTAATTGTGGAAGTAATAATTGTTGCCCGCAAGATAAACCCAAGTGTTGTAATGGAATTTGTTACGACGATTCTAAAGGAGATAAATGTATAGATGGTTTGGTTTGTCCAAAAGAAAATGTATGTGTCTACAAAGATCCAAAAACGGGTCAAGAAGTGTTATCCTGCTGTGGCTATGGCGCCAATAAAGATAAAACTCGCTGTGACAGCGTTTCCGGTCAATGTATATCTTGCACATCCAAAAACCCACCATGTCAGGGAAAGAGAGGAACTTATCCACCAACTCCCCCAATCTGCTGTGGTCTCGGGGAAAATTCTTGCTATGTCCAAGGGGAATCTTCGACCAACAATCCATGCGTGTGCAGTGGCGGGGATAAGGATGGTTATGGCGGTGAATGCTGTAGTACGGAAAGATCAAAGACCACTCGGTTTGATGGCAGTAAACTTGATACTTCAATTTGTTGTCCAAAATCAAATCAAGTCGTTGATATCAATAACAAATGTTGCGATGCGCTAGATATAGATGATACCGGGGCTTGTAATAACGGAGAATGGTTAAATAACTGGTGTGCTACTCTTGATAGTTCGGGAAATATATCTCTAAATCAATGTGACACAGCTGACGGTGGGTGTTCGACTCCCAGTGTTTGTTTCAGTGGTGCCGATTTTGCTAATATTAATGCAAAATCGCCACTAAAAGGTACATGTTCGGGATTAAGCGGTAATAATTCTCAAATGGTGTGTGTGATGACTGACGAGTCTGATATCAGAAATTCCAGTTTGATGCCGTGTCAAACAAGCAAAGATTGTGCTGGTAATGAAACGTGTAAGAAAGTTCCATTCTATTCCTTACCGTCTGTAACTCGACCTAAATGTGTAAACAATAAATGCAACACAGCTAGTAAAAATCCTTATGCTACTTGTCAAAAAGATAGTGATTGTGGGACTGCCAGCGAAACTAAACTAACTTGTACAACCAGCGCAGATTGCCCGGGATTTGGCATTGCAGGTTTTGATGGAGAACTTCCGTGTATAGAAATAACAGGGGTTAAATATGACCCCAAAAGCAAAAAATATACACGCACAGGTAAATATGTAAAAGCAGACGGCACAGATGCTTCAAATTTATGTGATCCTACAAAAATGCATGTAAATCGCGGTCAGTGCAGAACTGGGTGTCCTAAAAATAATCCCACTACTTACTGTGATTCAAACCAGCAATGTCTGGAATACACTGATGCTTCGGGAAAAACACAAGGATATTGTGCTTCTATGTCGGGAGAAACTCCAGGGCCCATTTTTACACCTACACAATTTCCAGTTGTAAAACCAAATAGACCTGTAAGTTTGGAAGAATGCAAAATATGGTGCGAATCTTCTGATAGCGGAGCTGGTCGAGGTGCAAGATGCGTGCTTGCAAATGAAGGAGATGCTGACAATTGGTTTTGTCAACTATCCCAATGCCAAGAAACAAAGGAGGGCGCCCGGGTGGATAATAGCCCTTATCATTTAGTCGCTGGAGATTCTTTAATAGCCGGGTCGAAATTAAATGCCACTATAAGTCGTCAGTATAATACAAATGTCGGACCTGGTAGATGTTTTGAAGATCTTAATTACTACGGAGTTAATGATATAAATTACAATGCTGGAAATAATTTGTGTGTTGCCACATATAGTTGCGAGGGTAAAAAAGACGGAGGTATATTGTTAGATAGCGAGAGTATGACATCTAAAAGTGTTATTCCAGGGGTTTCTTGTTTTACCGAGGAAGGCCAAACTTCTTGTAATGCGTTGGCGAGAGTAGGGGCCGATTTATCTAATTGTAATGTGTGCACTAACGGCAAATGCAGTATCTCGGGAGAATCTTGCAGCACCAGTTCAGACTGTGCAAAAGACCCGTATGGATCAGGTAAAAACCTTCCATGTTCATCAGTACCCACGGGTTTGGATGGACTTTTACAAAGCCTTAGCGCGGGTTCTGCTCGCGAAGACCTAAATCATTTTTGTTTGAGCGGTGACAGTACCGGTCCTTCGAGAGAAGCAGGTAGTTTAGGACAGTCAGGAAATACTGGAAGTTACTGTTCAAAAGGTCCATGTGCCTTCCCGTCTGCGGATGTAGCTTGCGGAGTGGATTTCGTAGGAATTTAAAATTGGTTTCATGATATATATCAAATATCATGAAGAAATTAAGATCAGCTTTCTTTTCTGCGGCTCATCAACATCAAATGAGCCATATAACTTGAACCTAACGCTCCTATTGCTATTAAAACAGCCCCAAGTATTGCATTTAATCCTTTGCTATTATTTTTAGCTGAGAGACCAATGTAAATTAATAATATTCCCAAAGCAATGTGGAAAAGATGAACCATCCATCCGCTAAGTCCTAAACTATACTTTCTTTTTGGAAATCTATACCAAAGCCAAGATTGGTATAAAATGGCAACACTACCAAGTGTTATCAAAATATATTTATTGTAATCGGCTAATTTTTGATTTTGTGTAAGTGTAAAACCTAAATAAAACAAATACAAGCCTACAAAAATATGAAACAGATAAATAATCGTTCCAGGAACTCCATAAGTGTAAGTTGACATTTATTATGATATACATAATAAATGAAAATATCAGCTTACTTTTTTGATTCTTACACTAACGAATCAATATGGATTGCTGCTGCTGTTTGGCCTTTGTATTTTTTAGCTTTCCATCTTTTTTACAAAACCAATAACCTTTTTGTCCCGTTAATTGCTTCATTGATAATGGCTAGTTTTTCGTGTTTGATTTTTGCCGATTCTTTAATAGAATATCTTACTTTTTTTCTCGGTGTAGGTCTATTGGTTTTTGGTAGTATGGCAATGATGAATCTAACAAAAGAAAGTTTGTGTAATTGGATTATCGGGGTAGTAATAACATGTCTAGTAGGACTTATCATATATTTATTGCGCACTAAAATTTACAAAATTACGAGTATTCCAAATACTAAAGGTAAAATAGATACTCTAATATCTCCCGGGGGTATTATTTGGATTACGATTCAGCTAGCATTATATTGTTATGTGGCGTATTTAATGCTTAAATAAATAGTTTTTCCTAGAAAATGGAAAATAAGATAGCTAAAATAGAACAGCGACAGCAGAGGATAGAAGAAAAATTGGACCAGATAATCTTGATGTTGGAAACCATTAATTCTAGTTGCGGGGCGATGGACAATCACATTAGCTTTGTTGAAAATGTTTATTCAGTAGTCAGAGCTCCTTTGGATTTAACTTTGAGCGTTTTATCTCCCTTTGCCTCAAGAAATGCTGAAAATACATTACCCAATTTCAGACAAAATGCTTTACAAAATGGTGAGTAACACGTTTAAAATTGATTTAATATTGTTTCATGATACTTTAGTGTATCATGAAACCGTCTAAATCAAAAAAAGGTAAATATAGGATATCAAAAAACAAAAAGTACAACATATCTTGGGAAGTGTGCATTCAACCCAAAGATTCACGTAAAATAAAAGAACCCATTGGGCAAAAAACCGTGGAAGAAGAAACAACCGACAATTTATGCTCTCTTTGCTATGAGAATACTCCGGTGTTTTATTTGAACTGTAAACACAGGGGTCTTTACACTAAGAATTTTAAAGCACGTAAAAATTCAAACAAACCTTTGTGCAAGATATGTATTGATAGAATTTCAAATGACCCTTGTCCTTTTTGTAGAAGACCAAACTGGACTAATATCCTTGACAAAAGATATCCCAAAAAGAAAAAAAGTTTTGCCGAACGATTAATACTAAAACAACTGCGAAAAAAGAAGTTGATGGCAAAAAGAAACAAAAGAACTCGTCTTTTCGCATTGTGGAAAAAAATGATTGCAAGCGGGAGTGATCCAGGTCCTTGTCCGTGGTTTGTTCCACGTGATCCAGCATACGGTGACGTTGGTGAATATTGTGATCATTGCTTGTGTGAAAAGAAATATCACAAGACTGATCCTTTTTACACTAATTCCTGGTAATTAAAGAATATTAACACAAAAAGTGTTAATATTCAATTTAGTTGTATACATATCTTTTGTAGTCGTAATTAAGAGAATGTAGTATTCGATTCGACAAGCTCTTTTAATTGCGTTTTAATGTTTTGGTTTTGACTTACATCATAATTTTCTACATACATTTTAGGTAAATTTGTTACCCAGTTTTCAAATATCTCATGATTTTCACCAGTTTTTTTGAAAACTATAGCAAGTCTTGCTCCTATACAATAATCTTTGCATAGACCGGAATATTGAGATCCTACTTCCCAAATATGAAGTCTTATTTTTTTCCCTCTTACATATATCTCGATAGGTGTTACTTCGGCTCCAAGAGTAGCTGGTATAAAATTTGATTCGTTCCCAGACATATTATTAATCCAAGTGGTTTTACCCGATGAAGGGCCAACTACCATAACTTTAATTTCAGGTAATTGATATACATTTTGCGCGTTATTTATATTGATAGCCATGTATCAATATGTTTATATAAACTCTAATAAATCATTTTAATTACGGAATCCACATTTAACCACATGTTCCATTGCTAGGTGGCCAACCCCCTTCACAACACGTTGCTCGAACATCCCCGCAATCACGATCATCCATACATTTTTTATAACATTGAGACTGACCTTGATGAGGAGTGCAGTTAATGTCACCCCAACATGTGAAAAAACTTGAACAATGGTCATTATTACTTTTCCACACTTGTTTACTGTTTGAACAGGTTTGTGTGACATTCTTCGCATCTGCATTGCATGCTTCTTGAGAACTATATGTTTTACTAGCCCGGTAAAAAGGGTTATTTTGGCCTGCTTCTGCGCATACCGCGCTTCCGTCATAATCAAAAGTTAAATTATAATTAATTTTCGGAGGAGGTGGAGGAGCTGATGGGTCGCAACTCGCTCCATCAACAATTCCAGTGCCATCACAATCACAAGTTCCGCTCTTGCATACACCATCCCCAGTTCCTGTTTTAGACGAAGGACAATAAAAAGGATTTCTGTTGCAATCACCGACAGCACTACAGGATTGCTGTAAATCAAATGATACCTTCTTAGGCCTATTGGGGTTTGCTGGATCAAAACCAGACAAATTATACATGCATTTACCACTGTCACAGCTAACACTCGACGTTACGCCGTTTGTGTATGTAGAATCAATAGTATTAGCGTTTCCGTTACTGTCATAATATGCTAATTTACCGTTAGATTTTAAAAACCCATCACTTGTGGGATAAGGACCCAACCATCCCCCTTGCTTATCGTAATTTTTATCGATGGCTGACAAGCAATCTTTTAAATTTTGCCCGTTAGAACAAGCAAACTTGGTGCTGTCACCGTTTATATATGGCCCCTGTGCTTGCCATGCGGTAGGTACTTGTCTTACGTCAAACGGTAATTTGGTAGATGTGTTGTGACAAGACGTTTCTACCAAACTAGAACCCAATCCAGAAACTATAAAGTCAGATTGATCTTTCATGTTTGATCTGATATTTTTACGAGTACAGTTTTTGTTTGCATAAGCACCGCAGTCTTGCACTCTTGGCAACGGTTTAGATGGTATGTGATGTTTTTGAACATATTCTAACTGGGAATTAGTAAATGGACAGCATGGTTTTCCATTCGTATGATACATGTATCGTTTCAAATGATCGTGTTCGTGATTTTTTTGAAGGGCAGGATAACTTCCATAACCACCCAGATTATTGTATTTTTCTTTGGGTTTACACCATGGATCACATGGTAATGGTTCTGTCAAATAACTCATTTTAATTTAGGCAAAATTAAAATCAAAACAAAATACTTAACAAGAACTCGACGCATCGGCACACATTACCCCGGGCCATGTATAGTGACAGCAATTATTACCCCATAATGGAGAGACCGCTGTCCGAGGGGGCCAGCAATCTTTGCTATCCTTAATGCAACTTCCTCCACCATCCTCGCATATGTATCCAGAGGGGCAATCACTATCGCATCTACATCCACAAACAAGATACTTTTCGTCTTTCGTGTAACAAGTTCCGCTGCAACAACCAAAGTTAGACCCATTTGTGCATGTTTTCGGATTTACGTTCCAATCCGAAATCGCCAATCCAACACTTTTGTCATCAGGAAGACATAAACCACACTCATCCATATTTAGATCTTTGTTTGCAACAGCTGACGGCGCATCTTCACCATATTGATATAATGGTCCAAGATTACCTGATCCTGCGGTGCCAAAGAGCACACCTGATTTCGACCATTTAACCCCTCCATTTGCTATTTGTTTACCATCTGGACCTAAACATCGACCTCCAGTTGGGGTACAGGTACTCAATGGCCATCTTTTTAATTGACCATCAGAATTATACTTGTTTTTATTAGTAGTTACATTAATTAGACCGGCGTAAGAACCTCCAGTGCTTGTTTTACATATAGGTGGTGGATCGCAACTAGCACCGTCAGCAACAGTAGATCCGTCACACTCACAGACCCCGTTCGAGCATGTACCACCGCCTTGACCCGTCTTTGTCGAAGGACAATAAAAAGGATTTCTGTTACAATCACTAACAGTGCTGCATTCTTGTTGTAAATCAAATGACACCTTTTTAGAACTATTGGGGTTTGCTGGATCGAAACCGGATAAATTGTACATGCATTTGCCGCTATCACAACTAACACTCGACGTTACGCCGTTTGTGTATGTAGAATCAATAATATTAACATTTCCATTGCTGTCATAATATGCTAATTTACCGTTAGATTTTAAAAACCCATCACTTGTAGGATAAGGGCCTAGCCAACCCCCCTGCTTATCATAATTGTTATCGACGGCTGATAAGCAGTCTTTTAAATTTTGCCCGCTAGAACAAGCAAATTTTGTACTATCACCGTTTATATATGGCCCCTGTGCTTGCCATTCAGTAGGTACTTGCCTTATGTCAAACGGCAATTTGGTAGATGTGTTGTGGCAAGAAGTTTCCACTAAATTAGAACCCAAAATTTTTGAATAATCTTGAATATTGTATTTTTCTAATGTCGAATAACTCATTTTAATTTATGTAAATTAAAATCAAACTCATCTTCGATAACACACCATACGTCCTCGATAAATAATTCCCGTTCTTTCTTCTCCTATTTCTTTTTCAAAAATTCTTTTATACCATTCTGCGGATTTCAAAAGACCAACGTCAAAATAGAAATGATTTAATCTTTGCATCAACACTTCTTTCAATTTTGGGTAATCTTCTAAAAATTTTTTATTAGTTTCTAGTATTTCAATTATTTGTTCAAACGCGTCCACAACAGTTTGATCAAACAAAACATCTAAACATCGATAACTAAAGTTACTGTAGGCAGAAGGTAACAAAGAATTACGCGTAGTTCTCCATGTATGCGAACTCCAGTGACCATTTATTATTCTCGTAAGTGATACTAAGCGCTGTCTTATTTGATCATCTGTTTGTAATTCCTGTAGAGTTTCCCCTTCCATTTTATAGTTATAAAAATTTCTTAAGCCTCTTTCTTAACAGTCGTTATTTGGTATCTTACACTAGAATCTAAATTTTTAGCACGACACCAAGACTGTCGTATAGCTGAGCGAATACTTTTTGCAAAGTTATGCTGATCTAACGTAGTTAAAGCTCTTTCTGTTATACCCCCAGGCGACGCGATATCATTTATAGTTTGAGTATTATTGCAAGATAATACAGCGGACATCAACGCGGAGTTAACCAAAACTCTGGAGTCTTTTTCCGACAATCCCATTTCTATTCCTTCTGAAATCATTATTTCAGCCATTTTTAAAAAATAAACAGGTCCTGACGCAGCTAAACAAGTCACGGAATCAATATCATCGTCAGATGAAGATTTGTGTACCACTCCGCCACTTGTAAACAAAGTTCTAATTTGAGAAACTTGATTATCTTTGCTTAGAACGCTTGTTAAACCTTTACACTGTCCAATTGTCAAACTAGGCATGATTCTAACTATGTTTTTACCGGGAAATAACTGTTTAAGTGTATTTGTTTGTACCCCGGCTAAACAACTTACAATAGTAGAACTATTTAGAGAGTTATTTAATTCAGCTTTTTGAATTTCTTTTGAAACATTTACAATTTCATTTGGTTTAACTGCTAAGAAAATACTGTCATATTTACCTTTAAGATTTTCAATGTTTGGTAAAAAAGTTATCAAGGGATTAGGTGGGTTAAACCCAACCGCGTATTTTGGGTAATCACCAAGCCGAGAAAGAAAACTTTTTTTGACGTTTGGATCTTTATCAACAGCAGATATCACATAAGGGCTTTTTTGAAGAGTTTTCAATACTTGTGAGCCCATTTTACCAACTCCTATAAGTGCTAGTTTTTTCATATTGAATTAAAGTGTTGATTCTTTTAGGTTTTATTAGAAATGAATTTTAACAATTAACATCAAAACTAAATGAGTTATTGTTTAATGAATACGTTATGGAGTATAAGTTTTATAACTTTATCTCCGATAATTTACCTATACAAGGGGGCATATCAAATAATTTCGTGCTGTAGCACAAAAAAGAAACGTTTGTTTGATTATAATTTGGAGGATCAACTTCGAAATAACTTATCGATAAAAGGGGGATATAAAGCTGGTGTTGGACACTATGCAAACGTGTGGACAAGAGACAGTTTTTTTGCAGTGTTTGCTAGAAACACTTCAGAATCTATTCAAGTCAAAACTGACTTGGCAAATCGTTTACAAAATAATATTAAAAAAGGTATCGTTCCTTTCACGTTTCATGAAATTATGTATATACCTGCCGTTTTGTGCGGGTTAAAATGCAAGAGTAACAAGCCCAAACCTTGTTACACAGACGAAAAGTTATGTCAACAAGTCATGGACGCTAACAGTCAATATATTATATTGGTTCATCAAGTTTGGAAAAACATTAAAAGTAAAAGTGAAGCAAAAGCTGATAAATGGCTTTCCAGACACGAAAAAACTCTAGAAGATGCTTTGAGGTTTTATGATAGCAATAGAGGATCTATACATGTCTATGATGACCACAAACATCATTTAGTATTTGAAAAACCTTTTGCTAACTGGGAAGACTCTCTTTTGTTAGAAGGAAATGTACCTTACACTAATGTTTTATGGTTAGAAGCTTCTAAAAGGTTCTCAGAAATGCAAAATTACATGAAAGAAAAAAGATATCATTTTTCTTACGCTTATCGAGAAAAGTTGGTGTTTTCTTATTTAAATTCTGTTAAAAATCTTGATACAGTTACAACTTCTTTGTTAGTTTTATGGTTTATTTACAGAGATGTATCTAAGCGTAATTTCTTAAGGTTAAACTCAAAATACCGTAGCATTAAATGGGGCGTGCCAAATAGAGAAAGAAAATTGGGTAATTCTATGGTATTTTTACCTTTTTTTGTGATAGGTCAAGAAAAGTATCATAACGGGTGGTACTGGTCTTGGGTGGGTTTATTATGGTGTTTGGCGTTGCACAAAATGAGATTTCATCAAGAATCTAAGAGAGTTTTCGAGATGTTTGATAGAGTAGTTGAAAGAGACGGTACTGTTTATGAAGTTTACGACGAAAACTCGTTGCCCATCACAAAAGCTTGTTATTCCTCAGAGCCTTGTTTTTCAGAAGGTTTGGGGATGTTTTTAGCGTGCGCTGAAATTCTGTATGAAAATTAATGTATCCTTGAGGATATATTAATAATAATCTTCTTCTTCGGTCTCTGTATCTTCGGCCTTCTCAACTTCTACATCTGATAAGGCCAATTGTTCCCAAGAAGCTTCTTCCACTTCTTTTGGAGCTTCATTTTTTTCTTGTAGAGGTCCTAATTGATTTATTATCTCGGAAAATTCTGCCATACACTGTTCGCTGGCTATTTGATATATGAGATGTCTTGGTAATATTTCCCCATAAGTTGGCGTCAAACTTCTGTAAACTCTTCTGATGCATAATCTTCTAGCCAGGGGATGTGTAAGCAACTTTTCTACGGTAATATCTCCTTTTACCACTTTATGAGGCCATTGATTTTTATCGACTGGTTCAAAAACTCCATCATTTTTGAAATGTTTTAAAACTGAGGTGTATCTTGTTGCTATGGATTTTGAAAAAGTCATCAAAATCGCAAAAAATGCAAGTTTATTGGATACAGGAATGTTAACTAATTTAGCTAGAAAAAACCAAAAACACTTTTTAGGGTCTGCAATTATTAGTTCTATATGAAGCGAAATATCTTCTCTTAGAGGGTCAGATTTGTCTCCTAGAATATAAGAATAAGGTATTTGAAAAAATTCCTCGCATTCAGTTAGTATTTGAAACTTCGTTACTTTAGCAGCGTCGCTGGATTCCACAGTTTTTGGAACAATTTTTAAAAATTCCCCCCATTTTCTGTAAGGGCTTAACCATTTGTCAAGTTTTCTTGTTTCTTTTTCATGAGTATCGAGAACCCGTGGATTTAAAACAAAAAAATCGCTCGGGAGTTTTTTAGTCATGTTCCATGTATCTTTTGACAAAAATTCTAATTCTTTATTGAAATTAGCGCATTTAGCTTTTTTCGTTCTACGCGCGGTAACATAAGGATCTATAAAACTAGATGTTCGAGAGCAACGCACTCTAACCACTGAATTAAATTTGGTATAAAATGATGATGGACAAATCACAATTTTTTTTCCATCTTCTTTTAAAAAACTTGGATCACCGACGAGAGCATCTGATAAAAGCTGTAAACCGTGTTTTCTCGCATCTGCAGCTAATTGCTTTTTGCTCTTGACTTTAATAGGATTTTTAATTCTTTTTTGTTTTGCTGTATTTCTTCGTTCCCTTTGTCTGTTCAACGCTCCTCGTCGTCGTCTAAGATATTGTCTTTGCGTTCCTGGTGTCGCTGCGGCAAATTCTCTGGTGGTCAAACGTTCAGGAGTTCCTTGTTTTAAAACACCAACTTTGTCTCTTACGGAAGATTCCGTTGGTGTTGTGTAACCATCGTCTTCATCGGACATTTTTATTTCTAAAAATAAAAATTTATCGATTTAGCTGAAACGGAAGATTCTCTGACTCTTAAAAAATCACTGGAATTTGACCATCTTTACTATATATTCCCGTATCTTGTTTCATTAGAACTCTTGCGGGCCCCAACCATAGTTATCGTGATTCCCGTCATACGAAACGTGGGAGGTTCGCCAGCGCCGCGTCATGTTTCTCGAAAATGTTTTTTACACTTTTGTAAGTTGGAACCGTTAGATATAATTTAACAACAAAATCTAATTTATCTTCAACGTCCACATCTTCCAAACCTCCTCTGGCTCTTTGCTGTTGTGTACAATTAATACCCCCATAAACATTTATGTTTAAAATTCTTTCATTATCATCGAGCGATACGTTCATTTTAAAATATTTTGCTTCTCTGCCAAATGTGCCGGGTAATTTAGCAAGTGTCATTTTACAATGGTTTTTCCCCTCTACGGAAACGGTATTTTCTATATCTATATCTACACTGCAGCCGTCTGTGTCCTCGCAGTCAACATCGATAGTAAAAATTCCTTTTCCAGACTTGTAGCTTTTCAGTGTTTCATTATTCTGTATAATCATTTTTTTGTATGTAAGTTCATAGGACCAAACTTGGCGTTCCTCATCTGCTCGGACGACTCGAACGGCGCCGGCTTTGCTTTTCTTGGCTGACTTTTTCTTGCCTGACTTTTTCTTAGCCTTCATTATTAGTTCTTTGCCGATTTTTCCGTCTTTCTTGACGCATCTTCCGCTTTTTGGGTTTAATATTTGATCATCTGAACAAGTCTTTTTTGGCTTAGACCCCTTCTTAGACTTCTTGGATTTCTTAGCCTTCATTATTAGTTCTTTGCCGATTTTTCCGTCTTTCTTGACACATCTTCCGCTTTTTGGGTTTAATATTTTGCCTGGTGGGCATTCGTTTTGCATTCGCGTCATTTATTGTATTCTTAAATTTAAAATTTAAGAATCATCCAACGATGACAAGTCTAATACTCTGTGTATGTCAAATGTTCTTTTTGGTAAAGACATTAAATCTACCCCAACGATTACCCCGTGGGCAAGAGAACCTATTATTGGAGACATTGTCATGCCAAAACCGACACAAAAAGATCTAGACAATCTCATAGACATCAAATTTTGACTTCTTTCATAATCTCCTGTGAAAAATCTTTCCAAACCTATTATTGGAATTAGTGTGATTCCCACCCAAGATAAATTGGCGCACAACAAACTAGTTGATATAGACATTCCTGTACTGATCATACCGGAGACAATTTGTGGTATTGCGTAAAAACCAAAAAAAGCTACGCTGGAACAAACTAAAGTTCTAGAATGGAAAAAACAATTGTAACAATTGCGATAAACTTTTTGCAAAAAACTTTCTTTTTCGAAACGATATTTAACAAGACAATTAGGACATGTGTCATATGCATCTTCTCTATCACTTGTAGCACGCCATATATCTAAACAAGATCGATGAACATATTTATTGGTACCTGAACAATTACAAGGGGCTATTAGCCCATTTCCAATGCCTTCTTCGAGACAAATACGACATTCGTGCATTTATTATAAAACAAAAAGTTTTATGCACGTGAGGTGTCTGTTAATTCAATTCCGATGTCTTCTTCACCGAGTGTGACGTGTCTGTTTCTATAACTTAATTTTACCCACATGTATACATTTGACACTGCGGAAAACAAAAACAAAAATCCAACTGGCAGGGAAAATTCCAAATTATCTCTAAGACACTCGGCAAAATTTTTTAATTCGGGATCAGCCATTTTATTTGTAATCAATTAAGAGTTAGTAATATTTTTAGAAATGAGTAATTCTGACATTATTGCACAAGACAAAAAATTGTTCCCATTTTTATATGCGAGTAACCCAAATTCTGGAATTTTACAGAAATTTGATAATTATACCACGGGGAAGGATGATTATTTAAAATACAAAAAAGAAAAGGACGAAAAAGAAGAAACAAAGGCAACCCAAAAACATAAACAAAATTTACGCGAAAAGTTGCGTTCCAAGATTAACAGCAAGAAAAAGTTGAGGGAATCAAAGAAAAAAGAGAAATCTGAAAAAGATAAGTAGTGGGGGCAACAAATTCTTAAATTTCAAAAATTTAAGAATTCACATACATTCACAAAAATGGATACACAACATACACATAAAAAACCCAAGTGCGAAAAGTTTTTGAATTCTCTACGAGCTTGTCGTTTATCAAACTATGAAAAGTCAAGAAAGCATAAGCCAGTAGCAAAATGCTTTGTTTACGAAGAATTATACAATAAATGTAAAAATGGAAAACATGTTTACTTCACAGGTCCTTAATCTCTAAGACTAGGCAAAGAAGTATTTCTATTGTAGTTATATCTTCTTGTATAACGCCTTCTAGCCGTTTCGGCATTGGTAACCCTATAAGGAGAAGGTCTAGTAATACTGGCTCTACGTCTGCAAACAGGGCAATGTCTACTCATATTTAACCATCTAGTAATACAGCTACGATGAAATTCGTGATTACACGGTAAGCGATGTCTTCTACATTGAGGAGTCATTGTACTCAAACAAATTGGACAACTATTATCATTTAATGGAGATGTTACTTCGGAAGCAACAGGTGGCAATCGAGTGGTTCTAATGGGGGAAACAGGTACTTGCTGATGATTACTTATCATTCTGAGTAATTGTTTGGTGTTAAAGGTGAAATCAACGCCATTAACTATTCCTCTAACGTTTCGAGAAGAAACTTGACTGACTCTGAAAACATAATTTCCTGTTGGTAACAAACAACCTATAGCGTCATAAGTTGGGATTCGTACGTTAATATTGAGTCTGATCGTTGATCCAGGCATTTATATAAAAATGAAAATTTCAAATATAGAATATTTAACAAAATGTCAAACAAAGTTCGTCACGCACAATTAAATGTAATAACGGGTCCGATGTTCTGTGGTAAGAGCACCGAATTATTGAGACGTTTGAATATATCAGCAGAAATGGGGCAAAAAGTGCTTTACGTAAATCATTCGAGTGATAATAGATCCGATACACCTTTTTCAACCCATAACCCCAGTATAGTAAATATAGGGAAGATATCAGGAATAAAAATTTCTAATTTAGAAGAAATTACGCAACCCGAAAATTGGGATGTTATCGGAATAGATGAAGCTCAATTTTTTACAGATGAAAATCCAAATTATTTGCGAAATCACATACTGCATTGGGTCGAAAAAAAGAATATACAGGTAATCGTAGCTGGTTTAAATGGAGATTCAAACAGAAATTTGTTTGGTCAAATCTATAGTTTACTTCCAATATGTGATTCATGGGATTTACTTTCCTCTTTTTGTGTTAATTGTTGCAAAAATAACTTTAGAGAAGACGCTAAATTTAGCCATAAAATTTCCGACGTAACTTCAACTGTTGTAGAAATAGGTGGGAAAGATAAATATGTTCCATTATGCCGAGCTTGTTATTGTAAAAGCAATGATTTGTAAATATAAGTAATTATTTTTCAATGAATAATTACTAAATTTTTTAAAAGACAGCTGAGAGAGCAATGTTTGCATCGCTTCCATAACCAACCCTTCCTTGCACTGTGTCATTAGGAAAAAATTGACTCCTACTAGATACTATCTCACCGAGGGCATTAGAGCGTTCTGGGTCGACTATACCATTCAATAACGAGGCGTAGTCGACATCTTCGTGGAGTTGGATAGCAAGGTTTGAAGCATACACAGACCTCGATGCCCCGTTATTAACGTTTCCAGGAGTAGCATCATTAGATCTTAAACTTCCCCACAGTCCAGCTTGTCCAAAAGTAGTTCCGACTGCTGGATTGGCGACAGCCACAAGACCATTTACTTGTGTTTGCGCAAATCCGTTAGTTGGATCACTAACTCGTCCAGTAGTACTGTTGACATTTCCTACACGATTAAATCCATCGGCTGCGATTCCAATGACAGCATTACCCGCTATCACATCGGCATTTCCTTCGTTTACGTTTTTCTTAACCCCAGTAGAGGCTCTCGATGCCGAAAAGCTAGTACCCTTGCCTATCCCGGAAACAAAAGAATTGTGAGCTTCCTGGCCGTATTTGTCGGCTTCACTGTATTGAGCAACGTCAGAACCTTGGAAACCCAAAATACCGGCATTTTTTACGGACGAGTTGACGTCACTTGAAGAGGTCACTGACCCCCTTGCGTCATTGCCAACAAACGTTATCCCATAATTTCCAATAGTGTCTTCTGTATCAGGGGCGTCCGTTGCCTGGACGAACGGATTGGTAACGTCTGCTTTACCCCACAAACCAGCACCCGTGCTTGAATATTGTGGATAAGTGTTCTCACTAGCAAGTGCTATTCCAAATCCAGCGGCTTGTCCTGCACCGGCAACCGCCTCCCACTGTGCTGCAGTGACTGTAGTTCCTGTGTCCGGCACATTGGGAGCTGCGGCTCCCAATTGATATGAAGATGCGCGTAGATTACCGGTTGCAACTGCAAACGTTCCACTGCTTGTTAAGTTTCTATTAGCATCTGCGAAAACACCCCCCGGATTTTGAGCCGTCGCAAGTTTTTGAATCGCATTAAGTCGCGAGCTTGAAGATTTGGAAATTTTAATACCTCCGACTGGATTACCCGCCGTAACGTGGGCGCCTCCCGGTAAAGAAAATTGTTGCACGCCTGGGTTAACAAATAAGGCATCCCCTACTCCATTTCTAGCTCTTGGTTTTCCGAAAGCAGTGACGATCCCAGGGCTCACAAATCCTTGACCGCTAAATCCGCTATTAGAGACATTACCATTACCCAAACCCGCTTGAAGTTGAGCAAGGGTGTTCTGGCCGATTGAGCCTTTGTATAAGCTACCTGTGACACCACCACTGCTAATAATACTTTGTTTATTTGACGCTGGTGCGATTTGAACGCCGTAGTTTCGACGTTGTTCTGTTGTCATTCTTCCTATATCCATAATGATTTTTATATAAGAGTTTTTAAAAAAAATTTTATCCGCGTTGTGTTGGTTTCAAATAAGCCACTTCTAGAAAGTCAAATAATTGTCTTTCAGAAGAAAATACACTTTCCTCTCCTAAATCATCGTAAACCTTTACACGTTCACCCGCGCTATATTTTTTTGTTTGAGGGTTATATTTTCGGTTAAACAAACCCTTTTCGCTCAACAACATTTTCTTTTTGATAGCAGCTGTTCTTAATCGAGTATTGCTGTCTTTGCTTCCAGTAAAATGCACAAGTGCTGGTATCCACTCCTGTGGATCTTTAACATAAAGTAAGTCCAATCTAAACACAAAATCGGGCATTCCCGGGCATCTTCCAATACCTTTCCAGGTAGTGTTACCACTTGTTAAGGTTTCAAAAATTACACCCCATTCTCGTAAAAGATTTACAAAACTGGTAAAAGTAAATTCCTCTTTCCCTGCTGGAATTTTGTAATTTTCATCTTTTCTAATTAATATGTCAATATCTCCGGAGTCTTTATGACCTCTCCTGTAACTACCAGCAAATACTATTTCATACCCAGAAGATCCATAAACCTTTTTTGTCAAATATTTTAATGTTTTCTCAAACATTTCTGTAAAATCTCTGGGAACTCTTTTTTCAATTTGATCATGATATTTAAGCATAAGTTTTTGATTTTTGGTTAATGTACCGAACAATTTCTTGTCTTTACTTAATAGTTTTCTAGTTAACAATTTTCCTTCGCGTTTTAAATAAGCTTCAACTAGTACAGTGGCCTTTTTGGGCCCTATAAATGAAATTTTAGCAATTTCTTCAATAGCCTTTTCTTTGGGTGTTTTGGGTTTGAGTTTACCTTGTTTTATCAACCGAGCTTCTAATGCTTTTTCTTTTACCGCTTTATACTGTTCTATTTCACCTGTTTGGATAAACTGGTAAATTTTCTTGGCAATACCTTTCCCAATACTTTCGATTCGAAATTCACCTTTACCTTTCTCTATTTTGTCTTCTGTAATTTCGCCCGATCTGGGTAAGAAAAAATCTTCGGGTCTGATGTCCCGCTGATTTTCTTCTGTCCATTCGCGTAATGATTCTATTCCCTTAGCCAAAGCCCTTGCTGGAAAAAATCTGCGAAGTTTTTGATCTGCTTTTTGTATTACTGCAAGTTGCTGGCAAAGAGATTTATTATATTTCCAATTCTCGCAACGACGATCATTCATTTAGTTTAAACAAGTAACTTATTTGTTTAAAAATGAGTTTTTCAATTAGTAGACCAGGAACGTTGGGCGGATATAATAACACTAACATGGGGTTTGATTATATGCCACGAGCACCACAACACATGCATGCTTACTTTTCCACTCCTCATAATCCAAGAGGGGTCGTTTCGCAAGAACAATTTCTGCAAAAGGTGGCACAAGCACCTCAGCCATCCAAAGAACCAGAAATTAAAATTAGTTCTGGCATGAAGATACCCTCTTTGGCTGTTGACATGCTTGCACAAGAAAGTAATAAAAAATCTAAGGTCACATCATCTGTGAATAAGTCTATTGCAAAGGACACACCAGTTTCAGACGACGATTCTGAAGACGAAACATTAAATATCGTAGCAAAAGGTCCTAACCTTTCTCAACTATTACGAGAACATCAATTACTGATTAAATACACTCGAGGTGATGTTGTAGTTAAACGTATCAAACACAGTCTTAAAAAGGGAGCTTATAACAGATTTGTTAAATTTAAGGTAGGGAAAAAGCTCCCTTACTCCCCACAGTATTATTTGGACGAAGAACTTACAGAATTCAAGGGTTATTTAAATAACGAGTTACTTAGAGTCAATATTTTGCAACAATTAGCCGATTGGGCGAATGCTGAATCTTCCGAAGATTCAGAGGAAGATTCAGAAGAAACATCCGAAGAGGAAGAAGAGGTTGAAGATGAGGGTAATAACGATGAAGATCAACCAGAGGAGGAACATTCAGACACAGATGGATCTAAAGAAACGATTGACGTTGTAATTGCTGAAGAAGATTCTGAATCAGATGATTAAAAAGATAACTTTTTACAAATAAAATGGAATTGTCGGAGATTCTCATGATTAATCTTAAAGTTGTTTCGCATTTAGATCCCCATGTGAAATTAGATACAGGAGGAACCTTATACAGAGCTTATTCTCAATATTTTGTGCCAACTTGGACTCTTAGATGGTGGCAAGGAAGAAGTAGAACCGTTGACATAAATAAAATTCATCAATTATATGTCAATTGCATAGAATTAATTCAAACAGCTCACAAGGATTCTGATAGACTCAAGGAAGATATGCAAGCATCTATAAAAGGATTAAAAAACTTAAAAATGACATATCAAGACGATATAACAATAACATCTCAAATAGAAGTAATTTTGTCAAAGGTAAATGAAATTTGCGCGCCACAAAATTCATCACCACCACCTAGATACGACGATGAACACACTTCTGAGATTTAATTTTCATTCACAATGAGTGAAAATTAATAATCATCTGATTCATGCTCCACGTGATAATATTCTTCTTCGCCGTCACTTGTCGCTGGATCAGAATTAGCTTCTTCATACCAATAGGCTCTGTGTTGTCTTATTTGCCATTTCATATCTGTTTCGTCTTGTAAAAAATCTTCCCATCTATGCCACAATAAATTAATATACTGCGTAAGACTAGCATACCACCATATTTCATACTGTTTAAGAGGTTTTTTGCTAAAGATTTTTCGATTTTTAATACCTATCCTTGCTAATTCGGGAAATCCTCCTTTTTTGTTATCCGAAATGCTTCGCAAATATTGGTTGGAACGCACTAAGGCTAGACATTGTTTGTTGCAAACCGAAAAATTCATTGTGTCGTATACATTTAAAAAGGACAAAATTTGATAGTCACAATCAATCGATGAAGTTATGTTTGCCGATGGTGCTTTTGTGAAATTAAAACTTCTGGGAATTGTAATACAATTTTGTGTGTATTCCCACATACCCATTCCAAAAAATTTACACACAGTGTCTTTGTCAGTTATATTCATTGTTTCCCAAGGTATTCTAAATTGGATTTTGTCTGCTCCTTTGTAATTTCTAGGAGCCTTGACTTCTACTATACCAAAATTTTGAACTTTTACGGGATTTTCAGGACGACACGAAAAAGGTAGACATTTTGTGTTTAACAAACGCCAAAATCCTGATGTAGAATTGTTATGGTAATAGTGCACTGAATTTTTAAATTCGTTTTCTCGTATATATTCTGAATAACGCAAAACCACGAAACCCTTGTTTTTGAAGATATTTAATTCAGAAGATTTGCTCATCTTTTTTGATAGAAGATTTATATTAAGTTTCAGTTTTCAAAATTTGATGTCTTTGCTCATTTGCATGTAGCGCTCTTTGATCTCTTAATTGTTGTTCTACCACCGACAATCTATGCAAAACTTGTATTTGAGCATTACGTAAACAAATAATTTCGTTTATCAAAGCTTTAATTTTATCAGCGTTGACACGATGGGGAGTTTTTGGTCTGACCCTTGAACTTTCCGTGGGAATAAAAATCGGGGTTAAAGGAGATCTGCTCATTTATTTAATTTCACTAAATTTTCTCTCAAATTTTCTGATAATGTATCAGAACGTGTGTCAGAAGTCACTACAAATATGTTTGATTTATCATCCATTCCCCACACAGCACGACTAGGTTCAAAAAACAATACGTATGGTTTTTTATCTACATATACTTTGAATATTCTTCTTCGCAACAATGCTTTTGCGGCTATATCACAATCTGGATTTTGCATTTTCAAAAAATTGAAGTTTTTAGAAATTTCAATTTTATAATTCGACAATTGTTGCCTCCCTTATAAGTTCTCCCTCTGGTATGACAGAAGACGATCTTAATTGTCTTATATTTTTGTAATCTTTACGACACCTTTCAACTATAAAATGTGATGATGCACCAAACACGATACCAGCTAACAATAAAAGTAAACAAGGCATTTTTATGTTAGAAAACTTTTTGCGAAAAAATAACCTATTAAACCATATATAATAACACTACTAACACTTCCACATCCAGAGTTTTCTTGTTTTCTTATTCTGTGTTTTCTTGGTGGTGTTAAAGATCGTCGTTTTCTAGGAAAGTAAGATAAATCTTGACTAGTATCGTCACTATCATCTTCACTATATTCACTACTATATTCGCTATTACCATCTCCAGAGGTTTCAGACAAATGTCTAAGCTGACTGTCGTCTTCATATACAGTCTCGTCATTGCTAAAATCGGAATTATCAGAATACATATTTATATCTATGATCTAAATATTTAACTAGACTATTTAAGCGTTGATACCCATGTTACCACTGTTGACAAAGTCGGATTCAAGCTCCTTTCTTTGTTTATTTCCTGTGCTAACCTGTACGTTAATAGAACCACTATTGACTCCATTGACATTAGGAAAGGCCAGCCGAGTTCTTTCAACACTACCGTAAGGAGTATTTGCAGCTGCTCCTCCGGGAAGTGAGGAATTTTTTAGGTTAATAATTGGATAATTTCGAGCTACGTCGAAGCGAAGCGGCGTTCCTCTTGGATTCACAGCCCCCGTTCCCTGATTACCCAAGGTAACATTTTGCGTGGTAAAAGCGTTGCGACTATTACTACTGAAAGCACCGGCAACCCCTGCAACTGAAGTATCGCGATATTGACCATTTGCTCCATTCATTGAATTGACACCTCCGGGTCCAATAGAGTCGTATATAACAGATCCCGGTTTCGGCTCGAAAACCCCAAAAACTCTTGTTACTTTTAAGAGACATGGTGTAACACCTCCGGTAACCCTTAAAACGTCCCCTACTTGGTAATTAAAACCAGCACTGCCACCAGCTGCTAACGCTCCTACCAAAGTAGCTGAAGTAATACCATTTGTCCCGTTGAAAGTAAGCCCAGCATTAGCTAACACTGCTCCCTGACCTTTTGAATTCGTAAATGGAGTTAAAGCGTAAGTGGCGGCAGCAGGATTATAAGTATCCCCGGGCTGTATTACCTCAAGTGTAATAATACCAGATGGATTACTCATGGCAGAAAACCCAAATTCTCCAGTTTGAGAATCTAAAATAAATTGTGTAAAGGTACCAACACCAGGTCTTAGTTCCCTGTTGACAATTCTATTATGTGTAGACGAAGTCATTTGGGTTAATTTTCCCATTCTAAATCCCGCTCCGACGGGGTTTCTTAAAGCTCCGTGAATTGCTGTTGGGGGGCGAATTACAGCACCATTGTATTGTTTTAACGCGTTTGTAACTGACTCCGTGCTATTTACCGCCAAACCCCCGGAGTTGAAAATGTCGGCGTCGACGGATTCGCCAAACATACTCAGAGCATTACCAGGCGCGACTACTAAATCTGATATTTGGGTACAGCATCCGCGGTTGAACGAAAAGATACCTAAATTAAGGATGTTTAGAACCCCATAAATATTAGTTCCCCCGAAAGCTCCGCTTTCTGCTGGATTTATGGGGTTAGTTGAGGGAGTAGGATCTCTCAGAATACTTGCCCATTCCCTTATAGTATATCCTCCGTTATTTCTTGCGTGCAATGTGGACAATTGTCCCATATTTAAATTTTGAGTAACTGTCAAAGCATCCAATGATTTCGATGAATCTATGGTGGCGCCTTGAACATCAATATTTTGAACTAATGCCATTTATTACAAAGAAATTTTTTAAAATTCTACATACTAAGGCTATATTTAAAAAAATACACGTAATTGTAAATGTATTGGGGAAAACGTAAGAAAACCAAAAACGAAGACTCGGACGATGAAACTGACGAAGGAAGCGTGTTAGTTAAGAATAATCATATTTATTTTCGAGGGGACACAACCGAAAAAACCATGATGGAAATTACAATGGCTATAGACACCTTTAATTCTGATTCAAGACCATATTCTGAAATAATTTTGCATATTCAAAGTTGGGGTGGGTATGTTCATTGCGCACTTGGGGCGGCGGCTGCTATAGCAGAATCCAAAATTCCGGTTACTTGTTTGGTAGAAGGAATGGCAGCTAGTGCTGCTACTATATTAACTGTCGCAGGGGCAAAAAGAAAAATCAGAAGTACTGGTTTTATGTTAGTCCACGAGGTACGAACCGTTCTCGGTGGTAAAAAATCTGTTATAGATGACGACTACAAAAATTTACAAGTTTTAGAGAAACGCATAGCAGATTTTTTTGTAGAACGAACAAAAATGCCTCGTGATAAATTCACTAAAATGATGCGCCGTGAGTTAATGTACACACCAGAAGATTGTTTAAAATTAAATATGGTCCATGAGATAATTGGTAAAAAACGTAAAAGACGCTGAATAAATACGCTAATATTAAGAGCTAAATTAATATTAGTTAAACCTAAAATTTATAGTTATTAATAAAAATGGAGAAAACAAAAAATATAAGTTTAAATCCAATGATACCTTGTGAAGGGTGCGAAGATGAATGTAAAGGTTCCGAATTCGCAGATCACGAATATTACGAAACTGGATTAATCCAGTTTGGAAATTTTGAAGACGGAGATCCCCTCATAAACAAAGAAAAAACTGTAATTTACATACCCTGGGATTATAATTCTGATAAAAACTTGCCTTTGAGTCAAGAAAAGTGTCGCGAATTATATGAGAACGGATACGTGGTTTATTTTTTATGTTATTTGGGTGTTAAAACAGCTTCTCAGAAATTAAGATTGTATTTTGCAAATCAAATTATTAAAAATTTACTAACACGCGACGAAGCCCAAGAAAATACGGATTTTAGTTTAGACACCTCAGATGACTATTTTTCGTTTAAAACTCTTTTGTATAGCTTTGCGGAAGAAGATTATTATTATGAAGATGACGAGGATGACGATTATGAGGATTCATCGAGTGAGGATGACGATGAATACTATGAAGACTATGATGACGATGAAGCATTGGCACGAGCCTTGGCAGCGTCTTTAAAGTTTGGCTTTGCGAGCGACAATGAGTCGGATTCGCAATTTCTTTTTACCGATGACGAAGATGAAGATGATTTTGGCGAGGAGGATGAGGAGGAAGAGGAGGAAGAGGAAGAGGAAGAGGAAGAGGAAGAGGAGGAAGAGGAGGAAGAGGAGGAGGAAGAAGAAACTTATCAAGAAATGGCAGATCGGATAACTTATACCTTAATGGAAGAGTTAATTTCAGAATCCCCGTTTTTTGTGTCGCAAGACGAAAAGAAAGCTTTAGAAACAGTTATCCAAGAGTTATGTAAAATAGGAGTAACGAACTTTGGAGAATCTGGGGATGCATTAAGTTTTACCGAATATATGAAAGCAAAAGAAGTACTTGATACCGAGGAGTTGTTGCTTAGCTATGTTTACAAAAACAAAGAAAATTTGAGCGATTACTCGAAAAACATGAAAGCACTTTTAAAAGATCAGAATTGCTTTTTCGTAACAGGTTTGATGGGAATTCCTCCGGTCAAAATAAAAAATGAAAGAAATAAGGGTTACGGGCAAGCTGGCTGGACAAGACAAGATCTTGCTAAAAACAGATATGGATGTAACCTAAAAAATACAAGATCGATCGGTGATGGTAGTTGTTATTTTTGGTCAGTATCACAAGGGATATATCAAAAATTAACTGCACAAGATTTTCCTATCCCATCAAATCAGCGTTTATTGTGCAATTGCACGGATGATGAAAATGGTATAATACAAAATCTTAGATACGATATGGTTACTTCTGATTTTTTTATAAAATTATACCGACAAAAGACCGATGCTTTATTTTTTGACATAAATGATGATGGTTCTGCTACATCTCCCGAAGACTTTTTGTTTACTTATACAGGAGGTACAAAATTAGGGATTACATTCCTCACAGAATTTCGTAAGATCCAAGATAGGCGAAAAACAGAGACCAAGATAATTTGGGAATCTCTAAGGATTATTATGAAATCTTTCCCAGAAATAAAAATTATCCAGAAACGCAGCTCCTTTTTTTATATACTATCTACGTTCAAAGCTCAAAAGATAATAGAAACATTTCTACCGAAAGCAGAATACCAAAAAATATTAGGTAAATTGTTTATTAAAATTCTCAGAGTTTTTAGGATAATAACCGCGTGGCAGTTTTTCTTAGGAAAAGATAGAAAAGAAACAAGGGTGATAGCCAAAATAAGAAAGTTATTATGGCAAATGGTTAAACTATGGTCCCAAAATTACAGCGTAATGAAAATGGGGAAGAGAAAAATTAATGATCCCGCAAATTCTTTTTTCCACCAAGCCACAAGCGGCCAAACCATCGCCTCCGCATTTTATAGTAGTTTGTACACGGACTTTTTATGGTCTCCAGACACCCCGTATTTCATACCGTGTGTTGGTCACGCCCAAGAAGAGACTTTGGATCATTTGGTACAAATACAAACGTCAGACATAGAAAAATTAAAGTCAACTGTCAAAAGCGAACTACCCGAAAGGAACCCCCCGAAAAATATAAATGATGAAAACGCTCGTTCGGCATATTTAATTCTTGAGGCGTTAAAAGTTATAAACGAAAACACCGATATCATGCCACTTTGTTTGGTACAGTTAAGGAACATTTGTAATTTTTCCAGAGGAGGGGTGACTGGTAAATACGATAGGTTAATATTCAGTCCCGAACGAAAAGTTAGAGGACTCGCTGGTAATGACGAGGCGTTTAACCGATACTGGAATAGTTTAGGTAAAATAAATGATTGTAGTTTGCTGTCTCAACTTAAATTTTATGGATATTTTCCTACCAATCTTGGAAACACTCGTAATACTTGTTTATCCACAGTCATGGATAATATAACAAAAGATTCTTATTTAAACGCGGTTAAAGATTACACGCTAGCAAAATTATCGAGTCAATCTGTCAACAGTATACCTCCATGGGTTACAGATTATTTTTCTGAGAAAACAGGAGCTGGTAGATATAAAACTTTTGTTATTAGAATTCAATCTTCCAGGGGTCCTGCATGGTTTAGTTCAAACAATTTAGGAAGGTATTACGGAAACGGCACTGACCCAAGAAGACCGGGAGGTTTTCAAATAGTGGAATATAGCGGAAACCATTATGAAGGATATGGAGAACCACAAGGAAGAAACAAAGCTACAGTGTATTGGCCCAGTTTTGATGATCTTCCCAATGGTGTTAAAGGTAATTTACTATGGTGGTGGTATTTTAGAAATTTCATGATAGTAGATCCTTTCCCGGACGAAGTTAAAATACCAGTAACATTTAAAGATGGCTTTCTGAAATTAACACGAAATAAAATAAACTGTAGTAAAAGCACAGCTGATCTAGCGGACTTCATGAAGGATAAACCTGGTTACAGATTTTATTCAGAAGAAGGGATTTGCCAAGCACGCTTCGTTACAGAAAAGAATCATCCTAACAGAGAGTTAGCTCTACGTAACTGCAAATATTTACTGTTACCTTACCCAGATGTCATACCGCCAGAAGGTGACGACGAAGAAGGCCAACTCCTTGAATTTTACAAGGAGAAGGCGACCGCCGGGGAATTATACGCAATACCTTATGAGTTTCACAAAATTTTATTTAACAAAGTATTTGATTTAATACCTGAACTAAATCCCAATATAAGCTTGACTAAACAGATTTACAAAAAACAAGAATATATTGAGACACTAAATGATAACATTGATGTATTATGTGTTCATATCAAAAACGTAGTCGATGCAAATACAATGGCAACATTAAACGATGGTTCGGTAATCACCACAGAGACAATTCTCGAAGCTAGATTTCCTGACAGAGACAGATTATGTATTGAAGGTTTTGATTTCAGAGATCCGGAACAAAAAGCTAAATTCTGGGAAACATCTGAATTGGTTAAAGTCCCAGAAGAGCATTTCATACAATGGGTCCAAGAAAATTCTACAAAGAAAACAAGCGAAAGATCCTTAGACACTTTGGTAGAGAAAAAATCTGTGAAATCGTTGTTTTTAGATTTATCTGGGTTTAAACCAGGGTCTGTTGACAATCAAGCAATTTCTATAGTTCAATCCAAATTTTGGAACATAAAAGACGATGATCCTGCCGATTCAAACATTTCCTTAATATTACCTGAAAGCACAGACACCAAATTTGTGGACGAAATAAATATAGATGTTAATCCAAATATCCCTTGCGAACAAAGGTATAAGAATATGTTATATGACTATGTAATTTCTGAATTAACCATAAGAGACAATTTTTTACCTTTTTTGAAAAACAATCAAAAATCAGGTGGAGGAGGTTTAATTCAAAACCTAAAAATTTCAGAACCAGATACCAGCGCCGCGATATTGAAGAGTTTGGTTAGCAAAGATCTTTTAGCATCTGAAGATTCTGATTACGAATTCGTGGGGTTACTAATAAAACATTTTCAAAACTCAAGGGATAAAAAGAGAAGCAACGATAGAAAGATTTATTTTTCTCCAGACACAGACAAAAGAAAACTTTATGAATATGGTATATCATTGCTTGGTGATTCTGAAAATTCAGCAAAAACTAAAGAATTACTTGTAGCCGCCGGGTATAAAACTATAGAAGCTCTTGAGGAAGATCTCAAAAAACGAAAAATTGTAATAGAAGCTATGCGTCGTGGTTTGACAAGTTTGGAAGCTGGTGAATTAGAAAGAATTAAAAGATTGTGGAATAAATCTAAATTAGAGACGCGCAGTACAGATTTTGTATTGTTTGACAGGGAATTTAGTTACAAGTTTTTCTTAACACAAAATACGGACAGAGCAAACGTACAAGCAATCGTACTGGCTTTTATAATGTTAAAACATAGATTCCTGGCTGCGTTGTACGTTTGCGGTCAAGAGAAGAATGTCACCGTAGAATTTACTGAAACACCAATTAAAAAAGATGGAGATATAGTTTGGCCATACATTTTTGATCATACTCCGGTCTTTGAATCTCCTGAATTTTGCACAGCTTTAAAATGCTTGGAAACAAAGATTCGAAGTGATAGTGATATACTAAATACCGGTGATGAAGAAGCAATTAACTGGTTGAAAACATTGAGAGGATATGTTTACTCCGACGTTGACAAAGAGAAAACTACCGAACTGTTATACAAAAAAATAGATACCGACGGAAAAGGCAAGAATAAAGAATATCTTGTGTTGCTCAGAACTAGTCCCCCAGTAGAAGATAAAGATACTTACACAAAATACATGCCTTCAGGGTATACTCCAAATTTAGAAGCTTACACATCTGGAGATACAGGGATGGAAAATTGGTTGAAATCTAGCTTTTTAACAAGAAATTCTATTAAGAAACGAAAGAAAAAAGTGCGAAAATTAAAGAAAAAAAAGAAAGATAAGTAAAATTGTAAAATTAGTCAAATACGAATAATTTTACTGAGATAATTCTTGCGCCGCATTCCAAAACAATGCAATTCTCTCTGAACTTACGTTCAATGCTTTTTCGGTGAAAATAGTTTTTTCTGCTTCAGCATTCGCTTTTTGCATGCGTATGTGAGCCAAAAACTCCCCTATAGATTGTATAAGATAGTTGTTCCATAAAAATAACTTTATTTTGCTTTTATCTATGTCTTTGGTATCTTCATGCTCTTGTAAATACTTAATTGTATTATTCCCTGGAGGAATATCAACGAGCTCTTGAGGAAGTTTTGCTTCAAAGATTTTACTAAAACTTAACTGCTTTTTCATAATATTAGTAATTTGTTCGACTGCGGTTTCGCCTTCGACTAATTCTACAGCTGCAGCTGCAAACTGTTTGATACCAGCCTTTTCATCTGACACCTTATCGTATAATGATATCCCAAATAAATCCTGAATAGTTAACGCCATTTTTAATAGTAGTCATTTTTCTTTAGATATTTCGTTTCTCTTGAACTAAATAAAAATGACTACAAATTTAAGATCTCGTTCAACTAACTTTGATGGATTGCAAGTTTCAACTACAATAGAAACAAATGACTTAACTGCAAATCGGGCCATTATCGATAGATTAAAATGGCCTTTGATTAAAGGAACCGGACAGGCTGGAGGATTATTACCTGGTGCTACTAATTACTCAGATTATTTATTTTGGAACCCCACCCCTGGATTATGGGAAGTAGGTGGTGACGAAGTTCATTTAGGAACTGTGTCCGGGGAAATTAATCAAGGAGACTCCGCGGTGGCTATCGGAAAGTCCGCTGGTAACGATAACCAAGGTCTACAATCTGTTGCTATAGGCAGCAATGCTGGAGAAATAAAACAATCTGCTAATTCTGTGGCCATCGGGCCTTTCTCAGCTCGCGGAAATGGCGCTGGACCCCAAGGAGTGAGTGCTGTTGCGATAGGATTTAACACTGCTTCGCAAAATCAAGGAGCCAACTCGGTGGCCATTGGAACCGAAGCCGGTGATATTAGTCAAGGACAAAGCTCAGTGGCTATCGGGGAGGCGGCCGCTGCCAACAACCAACAACCAGGCGCGGTGGCTATCGGACTTACAGCTGGTAACGATAACCAAGGCCAAAACGCAGTGGCCATCGGAAATAGCGCCGGTAACATCACCCAAGGATCAGGTGCGGTGGCTATCGGAGACAGCGCTGGCGCCGGTTTAACTGTACCGCAAGGAGTCAAGTCGGTGGCCATCGGAGCTGATGCCGGTAATAGTGGTCAGGGGGCAAATGCTGTTGCTATCGGAAATACTGCGGGGACTAATCAACTAGCAAACTCGGTAGCCATCGGATTTGGAGCCGGTGCTGCTAATCAACTAGCAAACTCGGTAGCTATTGGAAATGCCGCCGGTTCAGATTCTCAAGCAGCCGACGCGGTAGCTATTGGAAATGCCGCCGGTTCAGATTCTCAAGCAGCCGACGCGGTAGCTATTGGAAATGCCGCCGGTTCAGATTCGCAAGGAGCCGACGCGGTAGCTATTGGAAATACCGCCGGTTCGACGTCCCAAGGAGGAGACGCGGTAGCTATTGGAAATACAGCCGGTTCGACGTCCCAAGGACAAAACTCGGTAGCTATCGGTCCCAATGCCGGTTTAGATTCTCAAGGAGCCAACTCGGTGGCTATTGGCGGTGAAGCCGGTAGGATAAACCAAGCAACAGTTGGAGGCCTCGCGGTAGCTGTTGGAGCCAAAGCCGGTAACAACGGTCAAGGAACCAACTCTGTGGCTATTGGAGCCAATGCCGGGGAAGGCGCCACTACAGCACAAGGAGGGTCTTGCGTAGCTGTCGGGGCCCAATCTGGGAATGACAAACAAGGAGACAACTCCACCGCTGTTGGATTTCAAGCCGGGAGATTAAATCAAGGGACATTCTCGGTGGCGATTGGTATCAATGCTGGTGATTCTAACTTAGGAAACAACTCTGTGGCTGTTGGCGCTTTGGCTGATTCGGTCGGCGGCGCCAACAGTACAATTGTCATTAATTCAACAGGCAACGCTCTACAGAATGCGGGACCCAGTTCGTTGGTTATTGCAACGGGCGGTGGACCCGGTAGTACTGGACTCGTACAGACAGTTCCCCAGGCAGGCGGCCCCGCCCAAAGACCAGATGCGGCTGCCATTACTGCCGGCTTTACTCATTACTTAGTTTACAATCCAAGCACGGGGGAGATACAAATGTGTCAATTTTAAATAATTTAAAATCATTAAGTTACAAAACTTAATGATCACAATTTTAATATTTCATCTACATTTTCTAAATTAATTCCTTCTGGGGTGTAAAAAACGCTGTAGTTCATGTGAGAAAGAGCTGAAATTACGGTTGGTTCATCGTCAACCAGTACAATATCTTTTTTGTCGCATTTACTATGTTTCATAATTTTTTCCATATTGTAAATCTTAGAATGCACAACACTTTTAGAGCTTCGAAAAAAGTAGTGATGCGGAGATATCCACAAACACTTGTACACATTTGCCGACAAAAAGGGCCAGGGTCTGTAAGTGTTGACATATACTTTAATGTTTTTGCTTTTTACTTTTTCTACAAGAGTCGTCACAGCTGGAAAAACTTTAACTCCTGTATAACAAGATATAGCCAAATATGCTGCAACACTGCCCGCGAAAAAATATCCGTTTTTAAACAAAAGAGGAGTTAAAACTATTCCTAACGCTCCCTTCATCAATTCAAACCAAGTATCTTGATGGACAATAGTTCCATCTAAATCAAGCACTAATACTTTCATTTTATTGTTGGGTTTTTCTCTTTACATTAGCCAAGGACACTAGCATTCCTCCACCGAAACCAAATACCCAATGCATTATCCAAAAACTTATCAAAGCCGACAAAAAAGCCACCACAAAAGACACTATATAAGCTTTAAAGCTCACTGGATTTTCGGGAGGTTTTGGACTAAACCAAATATCAGCTTGTTCTTTTCCGTATAATGCCAATGTAATAGTGATTGCACTAGCTAAAGCTGCTAGTATAAATGCATTGGACGGAGTTGTACTTTTAAAATGTGAAATCAAGGGCATTTATATTATGAGAGAATTTTCTCGTAATATAAAATCTTAAAACTACTAAATCTTTATCTGATGGATATAACGTTGTTGTTAACATCTCTAGCTATGTTAGAAGAAGTTATTGTTGCGACCCCTTCGCTGGAGATATCTTTGAGGTCATTAACAACCTTTTCTGTACCCCAAAAGTCGTGTTTTGCATTAGGCATGTCACTGCCGTGAGCTAGGGTGATTGACCAAAATCCATCACACAATATACCAATGTGTCTATTTTTCATCACAAAACTATAAACAAATTGGTTTCCGCTTTCTATATCACCATTGCATTTTGGATGCTCGGGGGAAACAATGTTTGCTATCTTACATGGAAATTCCCACGTGGAATCTTTATGCAAGGTTTTATCTCCCATGTTTTCAATACACACTTCAGTGGCTACCGGATGCCAAGGGGTGACAAACAACGCATTTGTTTTATCTTCTTCAACACCTCTTACTTGCAAAGAGTGATAAGGAACCAATTTGCATAATTTTGGCGTGCAAACATTTGTTTTAACAATATACTCAATTGTATCTACACTTCTTTCCAGATACTCGCCACCATCTATTATTACGGTTTTACAAGTAACCAACCTTGTACCAGGTACAAGTTCTTTACAAGTAAGTACTTTTCCGTCTTCCAAAGTAACCATAGTGTCTTCGTGAAAACACACTGCTTGGCTATATTGTCTCATACTTGTAGTCGGTGGTGGAGGCGAATTGCTTGTATTTCGAGAACTGGAAAATCCTCGATAACTGTTTCGCCTTCTTCTTTTTCGCCCTTTTTCCGGAACCGGAGGCGGCATTTCACAAAATATGTTGCAAATTTTATCACGAGTTTCTTCCCAAGTTTTGCCTCTTGTGAATTGTTGCAAACAAGGATCTCTTTTGTTGGTACATTCTTTTAGCTTAAGAGCATCTACCAGACTTTTCACGTAAGGTCTGCCCCAACTAAGCCAGTAAGGAGTCCCGGAAGGATCTTTGGATAAGGAAATTATTATTTGGTCAAAACCCTTGTCATCTTTCCCAGACCACAAACCAACATCTTTCGGTGTGCCGTCGGCGTTAGTTGTGTAATTTGTGTATACTTGCAATGCTTCCTGTAAATGAGGGTCATTTATTTGACGTCTGTAAGCTTGCACAAAAGGACTTTCTTGTACAAAACCATGTGGAATAATAGATACGACTTGTTCTAACACTTTAATGAAAGACAAACGCTTACTTTCTTCACTGGCAGATAAAATTACGGGAGTCGGAATCATGACATTAGTGAAATAATGAGTAAATACTGTCTCAACCCAGCTAGCGTCGGGAATAAATCCAAAACTTCCATTTCCTTGATTTGCTATTTCCCACAACAAATTTGAATCACATTCTGTTCCGTAAGCAAATGTCGAAATTTTCCATTCAGGAAAATCTTTTGTATCAACCAAAGAAGCTCGATAAGATGCCGTAGCTTCTTCTATTTCTTTTGGAGTTTTCCCCGTTTTCAAAAGCTGGTAAGCTTTTATCGAAACCAATCTGTTTGTTTGATAGGTTTTCAAATTTCCTACGTGATTGTCTGTGGGTTCGTTTGGTTCTCCGTCGCTAAACACCCATATATGCTTTTTAGCATCAGGATAATAACATCCTGCTTGATCTGACATGGTAAGACTGCGTCTTATTCCATCGTTTAGATACGTAGAACCATTGATACGCAAATTTGTTATTATTTTAAGTGCATCAGTTTTTCCTTTTGCATTCATGATGGTTGGTTGTAAAACATCCCATGAACCGGTTCCAAAGGCAACTATACCTATAACGGTATCGTCTTTGGCTGCTGTAATAATAGATTTCGCGGAATGTTTTGCAACATCCGCTCTAGAAAGACCGTCATTTTGTTCGGTTTGGTTGCCTGTATCATCATGTACCTTAACAGTAACGGGAGACAGCATGCTACTCGAAACATCGAGAGCTATAATTATTATTTGGTTGACCGGTGTAACTAAACTTGTGTTTGTTTGTTTGCTAAGTGTAGCATATACTGTGACCAAATCGTCCACATTTGCGGATTTACGATTAACAGGGGAGTTACCATGTTCATGCAACCAATGTTGTATGGCCTCGTGTTCGTAAATATATCCATCTACCGTCAAAAAAACGGGTTTATCTATTTCTGAAAGGGATTTAAATGTGATAGGACATTTGACGTCGCTTATATTCGAACTAGAACTAGAACTTGTACTTAAACTAGACATTTTTTTCTATGCGCGGTTACAATTAAAATCATTTTCCCAAATTTAATAAATGTCGACAAACCAGACGCCAAAATCTGAAACGACGGAAAAGAAAGGACCAAAGAAAAAGAAATACAAAAAATGTGTAGTTTGTAAAAAACGAAATTTTATGAACACAAAATGCAAATGTGGGAAAGTTACTTGTTTGACTCATAGGCATGCTGCATCTCATGAATGCGACTTTGATTGGCAAAAGGAAGGTCGAGATAAATTAGAAGACGAATTAGTGCACGCCATTCCAAACAAACTACCCGAGAACGTGTAAAATTAATGTATTTACATTAATTTTTGTAAAAGGTTAAATCAACTAATTTTATTTCTTTTCGACAAAGCGGGCACAAAGGCTTTTGAACACTTTGCTTTACCCATTCTAACAACGCGCTTCTAACAAAACGATGTTTACAGCTTAATGAAATTGAATATGGCATTCCATGTTTGTTTTTTCCAGGTCTTAATCGTGTATGTGTAATCGCGCAGATAGCTGATTTTCCCCATTTTTTCTTCCAAAAATCCTTAGGCATTTCTTAATTAAATTTTTAACTATAAACTTATTTTAACTCTTTTTCTGTAGCTTTATTTTTGATTTGAGCAACTGTTTTAATGGTTAATAGAACAGTTGACAGCACAACATCTATTATACCAGTTATAATGAAAGGTGTAATTTTATTTAAGATTCCGTACATTAGTCCCAACGTTGAAGCCAAAAAACCAATTAATACAAATACCCAAGATAATTTATCCATTTCTCCTTCTTGGCACATATCGCATAATTCGTATATAAATCCAGCTTGAACACTAAAAACAGCGACGTACACCATCCAGTCTCCTTTGGTTTTTGCCATTTATTATTCAAAATATATTTATACTAAATCATCAATTTTGCTGACCGAATTTGTGTTTTCTCCTTCTTTGACATTGCTTTTATCTTTTGCTTCCATTGGAGGCGCCGAAGGCATAGGATTATCAAAAAATTCCAATATGTAGTCCTTTGGTCTATCTAGTGGATTACCTTTTTTCTTTTTTTTGAAGGTACATAATGGTTTGACATGTTTTCTTTTTCGTTTTTTTATCACGTATACCATCAATACAAAAAACGCTAAACTAAGTATGATTATTATTGTTGTGATAGCTGTATTATCTTTGTTATTTTGGATATCACTGTTTTGCATCGTTAGATTATTAGATAAATTGTTTTGTTTTACCTTATGATCAGTAATTTGTGATATCTCCACGATTGATGGGGATATTGGTTTATTTGACGAAGGACTTGTAGAAAAAATGGACGGGGCTACTACGATAGGGGATGGATTCCTTGTCTTAAATACAGAAGGCGATGGGGATGGATTCCTTGTCTTAAATACAGAGGATGGCTCGGTAAAATTTTCACCATTAATTAACGGGGAGGGTGAGACAGGAAAAGTAAGTGTCTTTTCAGTAACGTTTACAAGCGTCTTATTTGTATAATTAAACGCTTTACTGTTCGTAAAATTTATTAAATTGTATGCGCTTTCAATATCTGAGACAATCCAACTTTCATTGTCGTCCTGCATTGGAGATACGCACATTTTAATTTGCATTTGTGTGCGAAAATCGTTTAAATTCCAAAGAATAGTGCAATTTTCGCTAACCAACATCGGTAAAAATGTTAAAAAAAGTATGAAACGTCTAAGCATAATCAAAAGTATTTTCAACTCTTTAAAGTTTGTAAAAATAAAGCATGTATCGCGACAAATTAACCGTTTGGCCCATGGTCATGAGCAACAAACCTTTCCACGAAGATGGAGACAAAATAATTTTACCACAAAAAGCGTTGTTGAAAGTTAAACCTTCAAGCGATGGATCTCCATTAATTTTTAAAATCACAAATCCGGAAACTGAGCTAAGTATGTGCGTCGGGGTGATAGAGTTTACCGCACTTAATGGGACGTGTTATGTTCCATATTGGATTATGAATCAATTAGCTATCGGAGAGGGGAAAAAATTGCAAATTCTTGATTGTAAAATTCCGAAAGCAACATATATCAAAATTAAGCTACATTCTTATCTAAGCAATCCAAAAGCAGTTCTGGAGGTAGCTTTGAGAAAATTCACCTGTTTAAACAAAAATACGACTTTTTCTGTACCTTACGTGGATCAAAAATTAAATTTTGACGTGATAGACACAAAACCAGAATCCAGTGTTTGCGTAGTTGACGTAGATTGCGATTTAGAATTCGAAGAAATCTCCAAACCACCTTCGCCCGCCCCGGAACGTAGAACTAGTGTTCACAGAAGAAATAGCGCAGTTGATTTGCAAAATCCTGTGGATTTGTCCAGCGATGTGTTACCTGATAAAATGCAAAATCGGCTTGATCAGTTTGCTAAAAAGAAAACCTTACAACCTTTGAAAAAATTCCCAGGTAAAGGAAGGCGACTCGGTAAAAAGTGAATTTTTATACTTTTTCTATACAAGATGTATATGAGTAAAGCAAAAAAAGTTGAATTTACAATTGAATATCCCCAGACCACGGGTAAAAGAAATCGAAGTCAGTCACCGCCACCACCTCTTCATAAATTAAGACGAACGGGTGGGAAAAAAGATATGTGGGATTATGACTTGTTGGTTTTTAAAGTTCACCCAGAACTAGGCGAACAAACTAGCGAAACCTTTTTTGACGACCTGTATAATCTTGGGTTACTATACAAGCAAAGTATAAGAGATTCGATGGATGCATCAGATGAACTAAACATTGATATTATTTTTAACGCACGTGACAAAAACACTTACAAAAAAGGAGAAATAACCGCTATTTTAAGGTTTATCAATACCGGGAAAGCTTACAAAGCTTTTACTGACGTTCTAAAAGATGAAATGGATGTGAGTAGCTCCGACATTGCCAGGGACAAAAAAGATATTGATGCTTTTATAGACATGTACAGTGATTTTTTAGAAAAAGACGACGTGATGGCTGATTTGTGTGCTTATATTTCACAGTTGTCATGTAAATCTAAATAAATATACTAAAGATAAATGGAAGTAGGCGATTTAGTTAAAATAACGACTTTTGACGACGGAAACACACATTTAAAAGATATGTTAAACATGTGGAGAATAGTTGGATTTAAGTTCAATAAAACCAAAAGTTTGATAATTCAAGTTAATTGGATAGAAAATAGACCTTGGGGTAAACACGAACCTCTTGTAGCTCGAAGTATCTCTTCTTGGAAATTGCAGAAAATATCTTATCCTTTGCCAGAATAAAGAATATGTATGCGTAAACATACATATTATACTATTTATTGCACAACAGAAGCAAAATTTCCATGGTCGATAACGTTATTACGAAGTTTACCCCATTTTAATTGTTTTCGGATCTCTGGGAAATGTATTTGTACATCTATAGGACATAAAATGGTCTTTAAATTGTCTAACAAAACTTGTGCACCGTGTTTGTCGATAGCATAGCAAACCAAACCTAATTCTGGATCCCCGCAGGAAACTTCTGGATAAATGTTAGGAATTTCTCGTAGTTGATGAGTAAATTTTTCTGGGAAAAAGTCCTCGACATCTTTTCCAATGGTATCATAAAAATTGTAAAGTTTCTTATCCAAATGCATAAAATTACAAACATTGGGCATGTACTCATCGCTTGTTTTGGTTATGTGTTGCCACCAATTGTCAGGTAGCTCACAATCGTCTTCCATGACAATAGCGGTTGTAGCATGCGAATTGTTAAGAAAAGAATCCCAAACTTTGAGATGTGATAAAAAAACTCCAATTTCCCCCGGTTTTAACTGTCTCAATCCGTTTATTGGAATAGAGTTATCCGGCAATTTTTCTTTACCATCCACTGCTGATATTATTGTCCATGGTATAGGACAATTTTTAAGCTGAGAAATCATATGATTTCTTCGTCCCTCCGACCTTTTTAGGTTTATCACATATATGTGAAAGTTTTTGGGTGCCTTATCATCTATAACCGTAACAAACCAACCATTTAACATTAGGTTTTTCCCATTTCTCAACGGCGGATTTTCACATGATTTTTCAACATAAAATTTAAAATCAGTGCTCGGCACCCATCCGTTAGATATCATATCTTTGATATAAGCAAGCAACACTGGGTTACGCGGCGGTGTGCTGATCGCAAAATTCGTAAAATTGACATACCAAGTGTTTGGAACATGTAAGTTTGGTTTAGTTTGCCAATTACCGATGTTTCCCCCATAAACATATAACATTGCCATTGACGCTGAGTAAAGTTTATTTTCATCTTCTAGTAGCATCCAATCTTCGACAAAATTAGGATAATAAGTTTTAATAAATTCCTCGCATTTTTGCAAGGTCAATAAGTCCATGGTAAAATCACTACTTTTCTCGTGGGTGGTGTACAAAATGTTTGGTATATATAAGGCATTTTCGGCGGGAAAAACCAAAGGACCTTTTGCGTTACTATAATGTTTTTTACCTGTGCTTAAATCTGATTGACACATATAAGTTGCGATTGGCGTGTGACCCTGCACATCTGTCACTTCAGGAGCATTTAACATATTAACTTTTATTGGATTGTTGATTACATGCACCGTGTTTGAATACTTTGAGTTTTTTATTACCTTTGTAAGCATAATTGGCCCGGTTACCGCAAGAACCAAACCTTTTGGATGAACTTTAGTCGGAGACTCTACTTCTTGTGATATATTTAATTGCAAAGCTTTGTAAGGATTTTTGTGGAGATCCAAAACATTTTTAGCAGTTGTTCTTAGAATTTCTTTCATGATTGGTGCTTTTGGTCTAGCGTACAAAAACCAATTAACATATTCTCCACCTTGTGTAAACAAATGGCTTTGTGGTGCGAATATTGTGTTCCACTGAAAAGTTATCATATCTTTGTCGGGTGGCATTTCAGGGATTTTTTTACTGATACACGATTTCATATCCAAATATATTCCACCATTAATGTATATGATGGCGTATCTTAACAAATCAGCTTTTGCGGCTCCGTACTCATTGTTTAATAAATTAAAGGCTTGTGTCACTTCGTGATCGTATCCAAATTCTGTTTCCAACCACCGTTGAGCCAGTGACCAATTTTCACCGTCCTCAAATATTCGTTGTTCCCATTCGGGTGCCAACAGTTTTGTTTGTGTCCATGGATTTTTTTGAGCGTTACGTCCACCACAAGTTCCAAAAGGACCTGGTTCACACCAAATACGCCAGATAATTTTTGGGACTGGAGTTCTGACATAAGGAGCTTCATCATCCCAGCGATTTTTTACCCAATTTTTGTCTATCAATTTATCAAATAATTGGATTTCCTCTACCCATTTTTTTCTTTTGCAAAATACAAAATTGAGCAGATTTACAACTATGATTGCGAATGCTAATACCCCGCAAATTATAATTAAAATATCCATTTATTTCAGATAATATTTTATTCCCCAAAAGCTTTAATCTTTTTCATAAAACCATTTTTGAGAAAAAAGCTTGAAAGATATTTTTTCCGGCCCGCATAAAAATTTTTTGATTACGGTTATAACATTATCATTTAACCTCTCTGAAAGACACACTAAAAAAGTTTCTGTAAATGCGGTCAAGGCACGCGGGTAAGGTTGGCAATCTTCAATGGGTACTAATTTTTTAAAAGCAAAACCATTTTCCATCCAATCACAGTCGCAAAATACTTTTCCGTTCTTTCTAATATGAACAACATGTAAAGCGGAAATTTTGGCACTGGAAAAAGATCCGTTACTTCGAGGAATTTTTACAAAAGTATATGGTTGAAGCAGTCTTTTAATGGAGTAAAAATTTCCTTGTCGTCCAGAATCTATGTTTCTGGTATACAATCCGTGCAGTTTACATTGCCATTTATTTTTACAAACTATTATTTGTCTACGAGGTAGGTCATCTTGTGTGTAACACAATTGATGGCTTTCTGAAGGATCCTTGAATATATAGTTACAAGAATTACAAGATTTAATGGAAAACATTGTTTGGCATGGAAAAATCTTTTCCTTATTTGTTAAAAAGTATTTTATATGATTCCAAACTATTTGATGAATGTTTTTGTTACATTCGGAGAGTTTTAAAATATCTGTCAAACTCAAAACCTGTAAATTTATTCCAATTAATTTTTCTAGTATCATTTTTACTATTTATTTTTGTGTGTTTTCTAATAAATGTCTTTTCTGAATGGAAGAAACTCACAAGGTCCACAGGTTTTAACGACTGTGGAAACAAACGACTTAACTGCAAATAGAGCCATTATCGATAGATTAAAATGGCCTTTGATCAATGCGGGAGGAGGAGCCGGTCCCGGCGGAGTACTACCTGCCGGTAGTAATTACTCAGAATATTTATTTTGGGACAATACTGGAACAGGAGCATGGGAAGTAGGCGGCGACGAAGTTCATTTAGGAACTACGGCCGGAGAAACTAATCAAGGAGCTAACGCTGTGGCTATCGGAAATGAAGCCGGTAACAATAATCAAGGATCAGGTGCGGTGGCTATCGGAAATGAAGCCGGCGCGGTAAATGGTCAAGGAGCCAACTCGGTGGCTATCGGAAATATAGCCGGTAACAATAACCAAGGAACCTCTGCGGTGGCCATCGGGCTGTCGGCAGCAGCCGACGACCAACAATTAGCCGCGGTGGCTATCGGACTTGCAGCCGGTAACAATACCCAAGGAGCCAACTCGGTGGCTATCGGAAATGAAGCCGGTGTCAATAATCAAGGAGCTCGCGCGGTGGCTATCGGGACAACGGCTGGTCGGGATGGAGCAGCTCCTGGTAGCGGTCAAGGAGCAGACGCGGTGGCTATCGGAACCAACGCCGGTCAAACTGCTCAAGAGGGAGAGGCTGTAGCTATTGGATTTCAAGCCGGTAACGATACCCAAGGAGCAGGCGCGGTGGCTATCGGAAGCAACGCCGGTCAGAATGGAGTAGCTCCTGGTACCGGTCAAGGATCAGGTGCGGTGGCTATCGGAAGCAACGCCGGTCAAACAGACCAAAAATCCAACGCTGTGGCTATCGGAACTGAAGCCGGTAACGATAACCAAGGAGAAAACGCGGTGGCTATCGGAAATACCGCCGGGGCAGGTAACCAAAGGGCAGGTGCGGTGGCTATCGGACTTGCAGCCGGTAACACTGCTCAAGGAAATGACACTGTAGCTATCGGGACAAGGGCCGGTCAAAATGCTCAAGGAGATGACACTGTAGCTATCGGATTTGGAGCCGGTGCTACAAGCCAAAATCAGGCTTCTGTCGCAATTGGTCTCAATGCCGGTAACAATACTCAAGGTCAGCGCGCGGTGGCTATTGGGGTCAGTGCAGGTTCGCAAAATCAAGGGGACGGCTCAGTGGCTATCGGAGATAAGGCAGATATTAACGGGAACTCCGCCAATTGCTTAAGTATAAATAGCTCTGGTGGAAATCTTAATAATACTGGTGTTAGGAGTTTTACCCTCGCCACCGTTGCGCCAAATACTGGTGTGGCTGGAATATCAGCCGTTGGTGGATTGCCAGACGCTGCTAACATAGCAGGTGGTGTAGCAGCGGCACAGACGATACGTGTTCCTAGTAACATTCTCCAATTTTCACATTATTTAGCTTATAACCCGGGATCTGGAGAGGTTATTATTGTCCCATTTAATTAAATCATTAAGTTACATACAACTTAATGATCAAATACGTAAATTACGAAGGTAAATCTGTATTTTTATTTGCACTGGAGTTATCCTGGGTCGGACGTGTATTTTCATTTTCTATTTTCACATCAAATGTGGTGGCAACAGCTTCGTTTTCAAAAGAAAGTTTTCTTGCAAATGGACTGTTTAATTGTCTGTAGTTTTCAAAATCTTCATTGACAGCCGATATCATTTGTCGACCTACGAAAACTCCGTTTAAGCAAAAAACTTCCCACAGTTGAAAAGATCCATCGGTGGTCGTACCTAATATACCATCCATTTATAATATCGGAAATCCTTTTTTATGGTTTTATAATTTACATTGTTACAGATAAAAGATGCAAAGAGTTAATGAATTTTGCGATAATTTAGATAAGTATTCACGAAGAGAAGGAGTTAAGTTTCAAGATTTAGTGGATAAAGCAAAGAGTTTAAACAAAAAATTTTTTCTACAACTGGTTATATCTGCTTCTAGAGAAATAGATAGCTCGGATTTTGGAGGTAGATTCGCTATTAAATCATACATCATTTTAAAGATAACTAAAAAAGCAGCTCCTGAAATTTTTGGAGATTCACTGGCGGCTCGTACAGCAATTAACAGTATTTTAACGACCACTAGAAATAGTGTAATTAAATTTGAACAGAAATATAAAGATAAACTTGAACTTTTACGACGGGGACATAGAGTCAGATTACCCCCGCGATCCCCCGATATAGTGCTAATTGGGGACAGCATTTTAGACAATTCTTATTGGAATGACGTTGAAAATAATAATACAGGACAACTCCTTATTAAAATGGGATCAGATGAAGGTTTAAAAGTCATTGATCACAGCACAGAAGAAATCACATCAGGTCGACTTTTGAGAGCGTTACTACAGAAAAGGACGGTAGATGTACGAGACCATTATGTCAAACACCGCGAAGAGATTGATTATCCGTATCCCAATGACGGAAAAGTTCCAGTAATCCCCGAAGCATTAAATATAAACGAAAACAGCACGGTTTTTATAAGTGTTGGGGGAAATGATGTGGTTTTAGAAGGAGTTATAAATCCAGTAGAAATTCTTGGTAATGTTAAACAAATTGTTGAAATTTATCAGAAAGCTGGGGCCAAGGTGGTTTACATTATTCCTTATCCCCCAACAACTGAAATGATAGAAAACACGCCAGGTATACAAGTATTGTATAGCACTATATTGAAGCTTGTTAAAAATTCCGGTTTACAATACATGTCATTAGAAGGTTTCACAGATGCTGAAAGGGCTGATCCAGGTTCAGGGATACCCGAACCTACCGTTAAGGGAGCAAAAACATTGGCAGACATGATCTTTAAATATTATAAAGATCAAGATGATGATTTAAATGATGGTTTAGATGACGCAGAGAAATATGACAGGTTTGTGGGGAAAAATGTTATACTAACAAACTGGGATGGTACTAAACAAAAAGTCAAAATCATTAAAAATGACAAACAAGGCAAAAAGTTACTTGTTGATGGTGGGCATGTTTTGATTTATACAAATATTGGTGAAGGTCGCGCAGTAACTGCGATTGAAATTGACAAGGATGATTCAGATGATGATGACGATGATGAACCTATATCTACTCAAAAAATTAGGGAATGGTTACGAAATAAGTATGGAAAAGACTGGTGGAAAGTAGATGCAGACGAAAAGAAAAAGCGAAAGAAGGAAGCCCGAGCCGCTTTGAGCAAGCCTAAGTCAGAAAAGCCTAAACCAAGAAAGCCTAAATCAAGAAAGCCTAAACCGGAAAAGCCTAAACCTAACAAAACACCCAGGAAGCGAAAACTTAAACCACCTCCATCTTTATTAGATCCCTTAAGGTTGTTTTACACTAGTTTGTACAAAGAAAATCCCGAATCTTCTATGGCGATTGAATGGTTGACAAAACATTCATTATACAAGGATGGGCAATTAGTAGAAGGTATTGAAGAGTAAACGGTGCTAAACAGAAATTGATTTTTAAGAACAAAAATCTTAAAAATGAGAATATGACTGATAGTAATCCAAAATTATGTTTGACTGAATATGGCGAAAAAGCCGTGGTTGTCCATGGAACAGCCACTAAAGAATATAAAGAGTCTATTAAAGCACTCGGTGGCAAATGGTGTGCCAGCCTCAAAGGCAATATCAACTCTGGGGGTTGGGTTTTTCCCAAAAAATGCAAGGACACGGTTGATGCATATGTTACCAAAGCTCTAGAGAGTGGGGCAATCGAGAGTCTTTTGCAATGGGCACAAGAAAACACCCTTAAAAAAGCAAAGAAGCAATCTAGTGTAACTGAAACCACTTCTCCTAATGTTTCGGTAAATGCAGCAACTAATTTACACGAGGTACTTGTAAGAATTGCGGTGGCTTTGGAGGAAAATAACAAGTTGAGCGCAAAGATTTACGCGCTTCAGAAAAGTGAGTATCAAAGAGATACGACTACTGAACCTGACGATGACGACTGCGACGTTGAAAACAAAAAAGCAAAGGAAATCGAAGAGGATCTACAACCAACTAGCGAAGAAGAGTCTGAAGATTCAGACGAAGAAGAAGAGATTCCAGCAGCTCCTGTTGACGTTAAACCCAAGCGTCGTCTTCTCAAAGGTCCAAAAACCGTGAAAAGAGGCACGAGGAAAGTTGTGAAAAAAGTTGTGAAGAAAAAGAAAAGGAATAATGAGTGAAATCAAAAGTTTACAAGGCCTTTAAATAACCTATAAAAATGTATATATTACGTAAGTAATATATGGAAAACACTAGAATAGAATCAAAACATATCAAAATAGATGAAACTATCTTGTATTTGTCGTCTAGGAACCTTGACAGCACTTCAGCTTTAATTATATTGGTTGCATTGGGGGAAACGCTGGTCCAAAGAAACCCATCGATTTCCCCCAAAATTTTTTTAGATAAATATCTAAACCTCAAAGGTTTAAACTACAACGAACTTAAGAGTACTTTGACCCATGCAAGTTCTAACACGTATTTAGAAAGTTTGGGGTTGCTGGAAGTTTTATATACTTCTTTTTCTACGACTGAATTTTCTGTTGATTATTTTGAAAAAGTTATAGAGATTATTGATCATTTGAAAAATAACGATCTGTTCGAAAATTGAAAATATACAAGCTTTAATATTTTAGGCAAGGATGCCAAAAAACGACAAGAAAAAGAAAAATGCGGCAAAAAGCCGTAAAGGATCTGTTGAAGCAAAAAGAGAACTTCCTCTAGCTGATCAAGATCAAGGATATGCAATAGTTTCTGAATGTTGCGGTAATCGAAGATTTAAGCTTGAATGTGCAGATGGTATTAATCGAATGGGTCATTTACGGGGAGCTATACGTAAAAGAAAGAAAACTTGGCTGAAACTCGGTTCTTGGTTAATTTACGCAGAAAGAATTGGATTTACAGGACCTAGAAGAAGCGGTGATTTAGAAAAATGTGACATAATTGAAATTTTAGCTGATGACGAAGTCGCTAGACTTCGTGGACTCGGCGAGATTCAAATGGAACAATCAAAACAAGACGACAATTGCGGGTTTGAATTCGATGAAGATGACGATAAAAAAGAGATTAATTTTGACGATATATAATTTTGATACGAAATGCGTATTAAAATAAATGTCTAAATGCACAACACAAAAAATAGAGCTTTGTGAGAAACAGGGGCGAACAGACGTTACATTCTCGGAAGTTTGGTGTTTGAGGGAACACCCGTGCAAAAGTCATGGTTGGGCATGAGTCTTCATGGCGACAATTAGTAATCATTTCATTTTGTAAATTGACCTAAAACAAAAATTCCAAATAAAAAGAATGAAGATAACATATATTTTTTTCCTTATTGTATATGCGCAACACGCGCTAGCACAAAATACCGAGCCCCGTCGCCTCGAGGTAGCAGCAGACCAAGACAGTTTGGAATATTATTGTGTATCTGGATATAATTCAACATGTGATTGTGGACCAACTTGCTTAACACAAGTATCTAACAACACATGTGCAAATAAAGCTTGTTATAGTTATAATCACGATGATAATACTTGCAAACCCACGGGTCCAGACAAAACCGCGGCAGTTGTTCTTGCTGCAATTCCCTTAACCGGAATATTTGGCAGTGGTTTTGGAAATATGGGTCGATGGGACTTGTTTTCAATAGGCATGGGTATATGCTTGGGGCCATGTGCATTGATTTGTTGCTGTGGTACTTTAGCATTGGTTTGTTCTTCCAGCGAAGATCAAAAATTAGAATATGGTAAATGTGCCACGCAATGTTTTTCTTGTTTGTGGAGCGTCGCCATAATAACTTTTTATATTTGGCAACTGGTTGTAATTGTTAATGAACAAGTTTTAGGGGGAGATAATTGCGAACTCACAAACGGTAACACTCAATCAGGACTGTGGGAAAAACCAAATATCGTTCGATAATTATTTTAATACCAAATGGTGTTAAAATAAAATGAAAAGCTTTTTTAAATTTACACGTAATTCTTTCGGGAAAGCTGTTGTATTTACCAAATGCATGAAAAAAGATGCGTTAGTAAGAGTTATGACCGGTAAAAACATGTCTTACCCCACACAAACTACAATTGAATGGGGTCCGGGACTTCATATACACGATGAAATAGGTAAATTTATAAATCATTCATGTACACCGACATTGTATTTACACAAAGACAAAGAAAATCCGCAACCTATATTATGGACAGCTAAAGATATTGTTCCTGGAATGCCTTTAACAATAGATTATATGAAAAACGAAACAATTATTTCTCATCCTTTTATCTGTAATGATTGCAAGAAATGGGTTCCAAGACCTACGCATGAAAAACAAAAAAGGTGTACGTTTTGGAAACCAAAAAAACACATGTATGATATAGAAAATGAATCTTGGATTTCTTGAACTTCCTTTTGAATGGCACAAATAGATATTCGTCTCTCGTGTCAAATTAAAATTAATGAATCTCATTAATTTTAAGGTTCGGGAGATCAAAACTTTTGCCTTTTTAAAAAATACATTGAAAATAAAATGACGAAAAAACAATTTCAAGTTTCACAGTCACCTGTTGTGAATTCCTTAGCAGTTGCTACTCGAATTGTAACCCCTAATATGGCGGGTCAGTCAGTCGGGGATGAAGTAGCGGCAGCGGCGGGATTTACAGCGGCCGATGGACACTTGCACGAGGGATTTATCATAATAAAAGGCGCTACAGGAGTACATGGGGGAATGGGCGCCACTGGTATTTCCGGTTTAGACGGTAAGGATGGAGCTACTGGTATACAAGGTTTTGATGGAGCTACTGGATTGGGAGCTACTGGTATTCAAGGATTAAAAGGAGCTACTGGTATTCAAGGATTTTTGGGGGCAACTGGGTTAAACGGAGCCACAGGAATTATAGGAAAAACTGGCTCCACTGGTATCCAAGGATTTTTGGGTGCTACTGGTATTCAAGGATTTTTAGGTGCCACCGGTGTCAAAGGAACCACGGGTTTAATAGGAGCCACCGGTATGATTGGGAATGATCCAATTTCCAGAGTTTACGATGTTACCTTTGATTCTAAAATAATACATATTGATGGAATTTCGCGTCTGGATATCGAATTATTAAAGGGATTTACTTATGTTTTCAATGTTCCAGCAAATCATACCTTTTTTATTTCTACTTTTCCAGATGGAAGATCTGGGGGAATAATTTCCGAATACACAGAAGGAGTTACTTCTAGTCCGGGAATTTTACAAATTAAGGTTGCACATGATGCACCTGACAAATTATACTACGCTTGTAAAAATGTCAGCACAGCAGGTGCTACTATACATATAAAAATTTTGGGAATTGGAGCTACTGGATGTGGTGCTACAGGCAGTGTTGGAAGTACTGGTGTCACTGGAGCTACTGGTTTGTCAGGGCCTACCGGAGCAACTGGATTAAAAGGAGCAACTGGGATTCAAGGGTTTGATGGTGCAACTGGTTTAATTGGAAGCACTGGAATAAAAGGTTTAACCGGATCTACCGGGATTCAAGGGTTTTTGGGTTCCACCGGTATACAGGGAATAACGGGAGCTACAGGACTTCTTGGACCAACAGGTGCATCAGGAGCTACAGGTATCCAAGGGTTAATCGGTGCTACAGGTATTCAAGGGTTTTTAGGTGCTACTGGATTAGGTGCCACTGGTTTAACTGGTTCCACAGGTTTAGGGGCTACAGGTTTAGCCGGAGCCACTGGGTTAAAAGGGGTAGGAATTTCTAGTGTTGAAAATAACAATGATGGTACTTTTACTATTAATTTTAGCGACGGGACTTCGCATACAACACAAAAATTTACAGGAGCTACTGGTATTCAAGGATTATTGGGCGCCACTGGTATCCAAGGATTTTTAGGAGCTACTGGGATAAAAGGAGCTACCGGTTTAATAGGTAACGGAATTGCTAGTATTGTAACAAATGACGATGGTACTTTAACTATAACATTTACCGATGGAAGTAATGTTATTACAGATAGTTTAACTGGTCTTACTGGTTCTACAGGATTTTTAGGAGCCACTGGTATCCAAGGGTTTTTAGGAGCTACCGGTATTCAAGGATTATTGGGCGCCACTGGTATCCAAGGATTGACGGGATCTACCGGATTCCAGGGAAGCACTGGAATACAAGGATTAACCGGATCCACAGGTATTGGCGCCACTGGTATCCAAGGAAAAACAGGTGCCACTGGTATACAGGGAATAACTGGTGCCACTGGTATTGGCGCTACCGGAATAACAGGAAATGCTGGAGCTACCGGAATAATAGGAAAAACCGGTGCCACTGGTATCCAAGGATTGACGGGATCTACGGGTTTGGTTGGTTCAACGGGAAATGTCGGACCAACTGGATCTACCGGTGCCAGCGGGATTCAAGGTTTAACTGGTTCTACGGGTATTCAAGGATTTTCGGGAGCTACTGGGCTAGGCGCCACAGGAATTACAGGAAATGCTGGAGCTACGGGTATCCAAGGAAAAACAGGAGCTACGGGTATACAAGGAATTACTGGTGCCACCGGTATTGGGGCGACCGGTGCTAGTGGGATTCAAGGTTTAACTGGTTCTACTGGGATTACGGGGAAATCAGGAGCCACTGGGTTAAACGGGGCTACCGGTTTAATAGGTAACGGAATTGCTAGTATTGTAACAAATGACGATGGTACTTTAACTATAACATTTACCGATGGAAGTAATGTTATTACAGATAGTTTAACCGGTCTTACTGGTTCTACAGGATTGTCAGGTGCCACGGGTGTTAAAGGTTTAACTGGTTCTACGGGTATTCAAGGATTGTCAGGTGCCACGGGTGTTAAAGGTTTAACTGGTTCTACCGGTTTAACTGGATCTACCGGTATCCAAGGTTTAACCGGAGCAACTGGAATACAAGGATTGACCGGATCTACTGGATTAACTGGTTCCACCGGTATTCAAGGATTGACCGGTGCTACTGGATTGGGGGCTACAGGAATCACCGGATTAACTGGATCTACCGGAATTACCGGGAAAATGGGAGCCACAGGTATACAGGGAATAACTGGATCTACCGGTTTGGTTGGTTCAACTGGAAATATTGGACCAACTGGTTCTACCGGTGCCACTGGTTTAACTGGTTCCACCGGTATTCAAGGATTGACCGGTGCCACTGGATTAGGGGCTACAGGAATCACCGGATTAACAGGTAGCACTGGTCCACAAGGATTAACAGGTAGTACCGGTATCCAAGGATTGACCGGGGCTACAGGATTGGGGGCAACCGGAATACAAGGAAAAACGGGGAGTACTGGAATACAAGGAAAAACGGGGAGTACTGGACCTCAAGGATTCGATGGAGCGACAGGTCCTATTGGGTTAACCGGTGCCACGGGGGTTCAGGGTTTAACTGGTAGTACCGGATTAACAGGTAGCACTGGGCCTATTGGAAAAAACGGCGCCACCGGTATACGAGGAAAAACAGGAGCCACAGGATTAACAGGTAGCACAGGTCCGCAAGGATTGACAGGTAGTACCGGAATACAAGGATTGACCGGAGCAACCGGGTTAACAGGTAGTACGGGACCTATTGGAAAAAATGGTGCTACTGGGATTCAAGGTTTATCCGGTTCTACTGGGCCACAAGGATTAACCGGAAGTACTGGACCTCAAGGATTTGATGGAGCCACAGGACCTATTGGAAAAAATGGAGCCACGGGTGTTAGAGGTTTAACTGGGGCTACTGGTATACAAGGAATTACTGGGGCTACTGGGATAGGTTTAACCGGACCAACCGGATCTACCGGTGCCAGCGGGATTCAAGGAAAAACCGGAAGTACGGGTCCTATTGGGCTAACCGGAAGCACAGGGTTAACGGGAAGCACTGGACCTATTGGATTAACGGGAGCCACAGGTATACAAGGAAAAACAGGCAGTACTGGTCTAACCGGAAGTACGGGTCCTATTGGATTAACGGGAGCCACAGGTATACAAGGAAAAACAGGAGCCACAGGTATACAAGGAAAAACAGGCAGTACTGGACCTATTGGATTAACCGGGAGTACTGGACCTATTGGACTAACGGGAAGTACTGGTATACAAGGAAAAACAGGCAGTACTGGTCTAACCGGAAGCACTGGACCTATTGGATTAACCGGGAGTACTGGACCTATTGGACTAAACGGAGCCACAGGTATACAAGGAAAAACTGGTAGTACTGGGCCTACCGGACTTACTGGTAGTACCGGGCCTATTGGATTAACGGGAAGTACAGGACCCACCGGTGTCAAAGGAGCAACTGGACCTATTGGATTAACGGGAGCCACAGGTATACAAGGAAAGACCGGGAGTACTGGACCCACAGGATTAACCGGGAGTACTGGACCTACAGGTGATTTTGGAGGTGTCACTTTTGAGTATACTTTTTCAGATGTTACTAATAATCCAGGAGCCGGTGAAGTTAAATTAGATAATTCTACACATACCACAAGCACTAATAAACTTCTTATATCTAATACAGATTCCGAAGGAACAGATATTACTAATTATTTAAAAACCGTAGATTCTTCCACAGGAATTATCAAAGGTCATTTTAAAATGATTGAAAAGGGAGCGCCGGAAAAATTCATTCTCGGAGCTATTAGCTCAGAAACAGATCAAGGCTCTTATCACGAGATAACATACGACTTAATAGCTAACAGCACGTCTAATCTTACAGTTGATCAGGAGTGTCTAATCACTTTTTCGCGAGCGGGAGATATTGGCCCCACTGGACCTAAAGGAGCAACCGGTCTGCAAGGTTTAACTGGTGCTACAGGAATTACAGGTAAAACGGGAGCTACTGGTATACAAGGAAAGGCGGGTGCCACTGGTCCAAGAGGTTTAACGGGTGCCACCGGTATTGGCGCCACTGGACCAAAAGGTCCGGTGGGTTCAACTGCGATTTGGTTTGAGCCCTGGAGTTTAACAAGTGAAGGAATCGTAGATGTAAGTTTAGTTCAAAATGAAGTGTATTTTCACGGATTTTGGGTCCCAACTTCTGGAACCTACAATAAAATAAGACTTCGTATTGGTGGGAATGATCTAACACCCACTGGGAATCCTAATACTGTCGGCGCGAGTGCTATAAAAGAAGCTTACATTTACACAGGTATATATTCGGCTTATTATCCCGACGTTATAGATTCAGATAAAAACGATGCACATACTTCTAGACCAATGCCTGACACAAGACTTTCACAGGGAAAATTAGGAGTAAGAAATAGCGAAGGTGACGTAGTACCGTTAAGTATGATTGGTGCATTTGCAACCGAATTTTTTCTCGAAGCGGATTTAAATCCTATCTCTTTGGATAGAGACAAGTTGTATTTTATCGCTGTCAAAACAGCTATCGACCCCACCTATGTAACAGTACAAAATTCTGATCCTTACGTTTGGGATCTACGACTTTATGGACGTGCTGGTAGCGGAGCACCCACACACAGTCTTACATGGAGCAAAAATGCTACTACTCCACCCAATATTGCAACAGGTGCCAATTGGGATTTCTTACCTAACAAAGCTTATTGGTCTGAAGTTCTACCGGGAGGCGGCGTTACACATAACAGCTTTCCCGATAAAACCAATAATAATTTTTGGTTTCAAGTGATAGGTCCTCAAACAACAGCTGGTGCTTCGGCTGGACCACCGGGTCCAATAGGTTCGACTGGTCCTACGGGACCTAAAGGGGCTACAGGTCCCACAGGCACTAAGGGTTCGACTGGTTCGTCTGGTCCTACGGGACCTAAAGGAGCCACAGGACCAACCGGCTCTACCGGAACAACAGGAACTAAAGGGGCTACAGGTCCTACTGGGCCAAAAGGCGCGACTGGACCTACCGGTGTGAAAGGCGCGACCGGAATCCAAGGAAAAACTGGAAGTACCGGACCTACTGGACTAACGGGAAGTACAGGACCTACAGGCGCCAAAGGAGCAACAGGTCTAACAGGGCCAATTGGTCTGACAGGGGCGACAGGACCAATAGGAGTAAAAGGATCTACAGGTCCTATTGGCAATAATGGTGACAGCACAGATTTTGGAGGCTTAAATTCGATAAGCGGAGGACCGGCTCCTAAAAGTAATTTAAGTTTAGGATTTAGTGAATACAGTGGCTCTGTCAAAACTTATACCCTTAAAACAGGGGCGTCTATCAAAGCAGGACAGCCTGTTTGCTTAGATATGTCGGTAAGCGGTCCCATAACATGTAAACCATGCGATACAGATACGAATGCCGAAAACATTTTAGGCATTTCTACAAAGACAGTTTCAGGAGGAGATAAAGTAGCTGTCATGACAAACGGTTATGTAACAGCAAGAAGAACAACACTTACAGAAGGAGATAGTTATGCCAGAGATACAAGTATCATGACTACAATAAGAATGGGTCTATCCGATAGCACATACGGAACAGCTAGTAGTATTCATATTTCTCCTCGAACCGTGGTTTTAACCGGTACGATTAATGTACTCGACGATGGCCAGGGTGATGATGCCAGTGGAAATTATAGTGACGCTAAGAGCTACGCGACTGTCTTTGATGCTGGTGAAAATAACAAAATTGTGATGAAAACCAATGGGTTCAGGTTCGAAGGCTCGGGGGCTGTTATTTACGATCACTTAAGAATTGAATGGTCCAATAATGGCACTAATTGGGAACCGTTAAATAAAACAGTTGCGCCAGATATATCAAAATGGATGTATTACGTTGCCTCTCCTACAAAAACAGGTAATCAAAGTATCGACTCTGATGATATTGGTGGAAATGAAAACAACGGTGCAGTTCCGGTTACTGTTAGTGGAGCAAACGCGGAAGCTTTTGTGTTTCCATTAACAACGAGTAGTAAAAATGTTACCTTGAATCAATTTGATTTGATCGACGCAAGATACATTAAACTAACGTTTAGGTCAGACTTTGGTACTAATAAAAGTGGTTGGGATCTCAACATAGCAAGGGCTACGTTTGTAGCAGGGGGTCCAGTCAATACAATATCATCCAGTCTTATCGGTAAACGATTATATTTAGATTCAAATTCTTATTCTGGGGGATATCCTGCTTATACGTCAGTGATTTATTACGAAGGCGCAGTTCCAGCCGATAGTGTTAGTTTGGGATTTATAGCGGCTGTTGATGTCTCTGATAATTCAATATACATGAAGTCCCATGATTTTTCTATTTTTGACGGATCTGTTGGACCTACCGGGCCTACCGGGCCTACCGGACTAACTGGCGCAACCGGGACCAAGGGCGCTACTGGTCCTACTGGACCAACAGGTGCCACTGGGGCTACCGGAACTAAAGGGGCTACCGGACCAACCGGACCCACGGGTCCTACAGGAGCTACCGGGGCTACTGGAACTAAAGGAGCAACCGGACCAAAAGGAGCAACTGGACCTACGGGTGTCAAAGGAGCAACTGGACCTACTGGATTAAAAGGAGCAACTGGACCTACTGGATTAAAAGGAGCAACCGGGCTACAAGGGGAACATGGACAAATGGCAAATTCCGGTATCTATACACCAAACCAAGGTTCCTCCAATATTATAAAACCCGGTAATGTTATGCTATTTTTGGGAGGTTCCAAAGCAACTAAATTTAATCAAGTTAGTAATATCTGGATCGCTAGCCGTTCTAACGAAAATATAAATATGTCTGTATGGTTATCCAAAATAACAGTTGGGAGTCATATTCATATTGTTAGACGCGGGCATGCTGCAAACTTTGGTATATATCAAGTTAAAAACGTTGGAGGAGGAGAAGTTGAAAATCTCGAACAAGGAACACCGCATTACCAGTTTAGCGTAACGCCATTAATAAGTGATGATCAAATTATTGTGCCAGATCAACTACACGACGTCGGTTACTCTGTAAAAGGAGATACCGGACTTAAAGGTGCGACTGGGCTCAGAGGGGCGACCGGACTTGTGGGTCCTGATGGACCTCTTGGACCAACAGGACTTAAGGGGGCGACTGGGCCGACCGGACCGGGTGGTCCAACTGGAGCTACAGGAGCTAAAGGTAATACTGGTTCTAAAGGTAATACTGGTTCTAAAGGTAATACCGGTGCGACAGGACCACCCGGTCCAAATGGAATTCAAGGTTTAAACGGTGCTACTGGTCTTAAAGGAAACGCCGGTAATACTGGTCCCACTGGTGCTACTGGTGCTAAAGGAAACACTGGCAATACCGGTTCCACAGGACCGGCGGGTTCTCCTGGCTTACCGGGTCCTACTGGCGCAACAGGTGCTAAAGGAAACACTGGTAATACAGGTGTAAAAGGAGCTATAGGCCCGGTGGGTCCAAATGGAATTCAAGGGTTAGACGGAGCTACTGGTCCGGTGGGTTCACCTGGCTTACCGGGTCCTACTGGCGCAACAGGTGCTAAAGGAAACACTGGTAATACCGGTCCTAAAGGTAATACGGGTCCTACGGGTGTTAAAGGAGCTACTGGTCCGGTGGGTTCACCTGGCTTACCGGGTCCTACCGGTGCCACTGGTGCCAAAGGAAACGTTGGTAATAACGGACCCACTGGTCCTACTGGTGCAACTGGAGCGGTTGGTCCTAGAGGAGGTAACGGACCCGCTGGTGGTCCAGGTCCTACTGGTGCAACTGGAGCTAAAGGAAACACTGGGTCAAAAGGTAATACTGGTCCTACTGGTGCAACTGGGGCGGTTGGTCCTAGAGGAGGTAACGGACCCACCGGCGGTCCAGGTCCTACTGGTGCAACTGGAGCTAAAGGAAACACTGGGTCAAAAGGTAATACTGGTCCTACTGGCGCAACTGGTGCTAGAGGAGGTAATGGGTCTAATGGGGGTCCTGGACCTACTGGTGCTACCGGTGCTAAAGGAGCTAATGGGGGTCCAGGACCTACCGGGCCAAGAGGAGGTAATGGGTCTAATGGGGGTCCGGGACCTACTGGTGCTACCGGTGCGATAGGTCCGACTGGTCCTAGAGGATTCCCTGGGATAAGTTGTAATGGCGAAGAATGCCGCGGCGATGGTGGTAAATTTCCACCTTTTCCTCTTACGACATTGGGTCATTACTACGAAATGGGAGAAGATCTCGCCGGGCAAGAAGGAGTAGCTCTAGTGCTTCGTGGTAACAAAGTATATAAATCAACAACGGTTAATGATAAAAAAATAATAGGGTTTTTAGGAGAAGTTGTAGGGGGTAAAGATTCTATAAGTTATCTAGATCACGAAAAGGTGGCATACGCTGTAAGTATAGGAGATAGTTATAATTGGAGAACAGAAACAAGTGTGACAGATGGAGTGGTAACAGAAAATGATGTAAAATATATAAATGGTGTAAAAGTATGCAACGAAGGAGGAGATATCGAAATAGGAGATTTGTTAGTGACAAGCAGTACGCCAGGATATTTTATGAAACAAGCAGATGATATAATTAGGAATTATACAGCAGCAAAATCAGGACAGGATGTGACATTTGGAAGCGAAACAAATAAAGATAACGTGTATTGTATAATGATGTGCGGATAAGATGAGATTTAAAATTTTAATTGCGAGGTGTAATTAAAATAAATGAGTTTTCACAACGTTGGCGGATTAATGTGGATTATGTTACATAGCTTTGCTGAAAAAATAAAGCCGGAAGCGTTTACCGATAATAAAACGGAAATAATAGATTTTCTGCGAGACTTTTATAACAATGAATTACCCTGTGATAAATGTCGTATTGATTGTATTAATTATTTAAATAATTACGACACCATAAATACTCAACTAAATTTGAAAAAGTATTTGTTTGATTTTCATCAATCGGTAAATAGAAAATTACACAAAAAATTTCAGGATGAAACAATATTATTGCAATACGAAACTGTCAATATAAGTGATGTATTTTCATTGTACATTACAAAATGTCGAACTGAAACAATTAAAACATTTTTAACAACACATGATTCATGGTTTAATTAGCTCTGGTGCAATTTTGTGTGTTATGCACACAAAATTATGGAATGTTTGGATAATTGATAGCCGAAGGACTGTAGTTATTATATCCTGATAGTGAATTGGTCAAACTATAAACAGATGTATTAATTCTATCTGCTAGACTGATAAAATCTAAGTTGTTTAATGATTCGGATATATTGTTCATTAATACATTTAACTCACCAATCTGGGAGTTTACATTTTTTAACTCATTTGAGATTTCTGAGCTATTTATATTATATATAGAGTCTCCCACGCGCCATAATACGAAACATAGCGGAATCACATTTAATGTTGCCATAACGCTGCAAAATATAATTTTTTTCCATTGACTCATTTATCTACGCTAAAATGATTTCTAGAGTTAAAGTGTGTAAATAAAGTATGACGAATCAAATCAAAAGTTTTAAACTTAAAGTCGCAACGCTACCATTGGTAGAAAATAACCAAATTTCAAGTTTTAAATGTACGCATGAAGAAGACATTTGTGGCTACGGTTACGTGCCTGTAAAAGAAATGTTTGCGGGAGAACTAGGGGAAAGTTTATTTTTCCCACGCAGTAAGGTGCATCAAAAAATTAAAATTGTAAGTCCAGAAAAAATTAAAAGATTAAGTTGGTCGTCATATTTATTCTCAGAAACTCCGAGAAATATGATACAAAACTGCAAAAATATAAGCAAAGAAAAAATAGCCATTCACGATATATTATTAACAGAACTATACAAATTTTACACATCTCAGAAAATAGAAAACGCTTATATTGTTTGCGTAATTTACAAAGTACAAAAGAAAAACAAGGAACCTTTTTATGAAATGCAATTGGGAGTCACCGGGAGTGTCGATAAAAATGCAGATGGAGTTTACGAGAGCGCAGATGTTGCAATGGTCAGAGAAATAAAAGAAGAAACAGATGCTGCTATTCTTTGGAAGTGGAACATACCTATTTTTAATAAAGTTTATAAACGTCGAGATTGGTCGGGTGGAATTTTCGGAATAGGTTTATGGACCCATAAATTAACTAGTCACTGGAGTACTGGGTGTACTTGTGATGAAAAAATTCGCCGAGCGGGTTTTGATTGTTGTGCGTCGGGTTGGGGGAGTTGTAAAGCAGCGAAAGAAGCGTATCTTCGCTATAAAAACTAATTTTGTGTATTTTAATCTTTATCAGAATAAAATGCTAAGCTTTAGAAGGAATGATTGGTTGAAAAAGCTGTGTGTTTCTTTAGGAATTCCGAGAGAAGTGGGAAGTCTTCGAATCGAAGGCCTGGCTGTGTTGCCACTTCTGTGTAAAAAGCGTCATAAACACAATAAAAAACTTCAGTGGTTTTTAAATAGCCATTGGTGGATTTTCACACGCTTTGCTACCCAAGATAGATGTTTAATAATAAAACAAATGAATGCTGACTGGAAACAGCAACAAATAGCACTTAGAGGTGCTGTGCCCTCCGCTTTGCAAAAAGCTAGGGCCAAATCAATGACACAAGCTATGGATCCTAAATATAATAAAAAATATTGGATCAGCATAGGAATTAATAATTATGAGAATATGCAAAAATTGCATTGCGCTGAAAATGACGCGACTCGGCTAGCAAATTTTGCAAAAAACAAATTAAAATTTGACGCAACCGCTTCTTACCTTAATCTTAACAGAGAAGCTATTGTTAATTTGATTAAAAAGCAAATTTTCGAAAATTTGCAACCAAACGACTTGTTAGTAATTACATTTCATGGACATTGTGTATCTAAAACAATAAGAAATTGTATTTTTGGTTTTCTAGCACCCATAGAAGGTGACCAGGAAAATCTAGCGAGCTTAATTGGGTTAAAAGACATAGCTAATTGGTTGCAATATATAAAAAGTCGCCACGTATTACTAATTTTAGATTGTTGTTTTTCTGGTATTTCCGCATTGAGAGGTTCTCCTAAATGGAGTAGTAACTATTCAGCTTCTACCATTAAAGTACATTTGGCTCAAAATTGCAGAATTGTGATAAATGCTGGTACGTCAAACCAGCAAACATTAGATGGAGGTTGGGAAAATAACAGTGTGTTGACAGGTGCCATTATTTCTTATCCTTTTTACGAACATACAGCTGGAGCTGTCAGCGAATTGTTTGGCTACATAAGTAAAACAGTTTCTCAAAATTGTGGTCAAACTCCGACAATGGGAAAACTAGTTGGAGATCACGGAGGTGATATGTTTTTAGGTTTGTGATTTTGTATATTTTTGCTATACAAAATTTGATGATGTACTTTTCATTCTAATGGTGCTACAACCTTAATGTATGAGGGAGTGCTATTGGGATGCTTTCCCTGTTGGAATTTATTGTCAGTAAGCTAAAAAGATTTCTCAAGTATTCTTGATTTAGCAGCTTCCCAGTCCGACTCGGTGATAAGACCTTCGTCGTAAGATGTTTTCAAATCTTGTAGGGTTTTTTTCCAATCAAAACCTACCTTTGGTTTGGTATTTACCTGAAGCTGTTTGTTAGATTCACGATACTCTTGAATCTTTGCCAACCTAGATTTACGGTATTCTTGAATCTTTGCCACCCTAGCGGCCTTTTTGTCTTGTATTCTTTGTTCAACTGCTTTTTGCACTAAATCTTCCTTTTTCAAAGATGTAAAAATCGTTCGCCAGGTAAAAGTAGCCCAATCTTTTATAGCTACACGAGCTGACTCTCGGATGTCAAAATTATTCCATTCCACCCCAAGAGGTGCTTGGTTTTGCTGTTCCCAGTCACGAAAAGCTACATCCGACATTTCCCGACCACGAATAATTATTTGGCGTGCCTCTTCTGCTTGAGACGCAGGAGAATATAATGTTCTGGCGTACGAGTTAACATCGTCTATTTCATGTCCACTAGAAATGCAAATTTCCTTTATCTCAAAATTTTGGGGCAATTTATGACAAATCTGAAAAGTCTGACTTTTTGGTTTAGTCATATTTTGACATTTAGAAAATTCTTCTGGTACTAACTTAAAACATATTTGACTTCCGGTAGTAATCAATACCGGTGTTTGTTCGTTTAAAATAATACAACCGGCCACGTGAAATACAGCATTTGGCGAAGCGTATCTGGTATTTCCTTGCAATTTTACCCAACCATAAGTTTCCGTCAGCTGGCCCTGTATCGGATAGTTAAAACCGGTAGAAGTTTTCTCAGGCCAAGATATTCTGATTTTTACATGAAGTTTTTCTCGAAATTGACTCCAAAGAAGTTTTGAATCACGAGATAAAATTGGACGAACAAATGTTTCAAAAGAATAGGCCATCTGCGATGGTTTAGCGCCTGTATCTCTCAAAGGGGGATCTTCTTCGAAAAGTTGGAAAAACAAATCTTTCATCACCCTTGCTGGATATTTAAAATTGTTGGTGGTGTTTCGATAATCTCTCAACCAATCATAATGACAAAAATACGAGTAATTATCTGCGATGTCTTTTCCCATATCGTCCCAATTTGGATTTTTCTTTAGCCATTCTAGGAATTTTTTTAGATAATTCTCTGAGACTTCTTTTTCAGTTGTGTTTTTCTTATGTTGATCTTTGCGCATTCGAATAGTGAAGCATTTAATTCCCCACTCGCGGTCATTCATCCCCGATGGCCTCATTACACCATTAAAACTTTCGGGATATTTAGCAGCAAGATCATAATACTGTTCCTCTTCTTTTCTTTGTCTGTTGGCTGCATACATGGCCTGGAGATGTTTTTCCTTTTCTCGTCTCTGAAGTTCTTCTGCTCTTTTCTTAGCTGCGGTAGCCTCCGCGACAGTTCTTTTTGCTTCACACAGCCGCCAACAGGTCATTTTCATTATATCTCCCACGTGATATGCAATAGTAGTCTTGTAGTCTTTTTGCACGGCCATCAAAGCAGCCATTTCCCATTTATCCTTGTCGCGTTTTCGATAGGTTTCGTTAAAGCAATACAATCTAGACGGGGTGGTGTCGTAAAAACTATTATCACTCGATCGTGTATATGTTAATTCATCCCAACAATTACCAAGAAAGGTATCTTGCTCTTGCTTTGACATTCGCTGCAGTTTTTTCCAAATACTACATATCCATGAGTTTTCTTTGGTCACTCGATCTTCAAATGACATATTCTTTTCATCTGTTTCTAATGTTTTTGCACTCATATCTACCATAAAAAAATGCGCCGATAGGAAATCAATTTTCATATGCTTATATGTGAAAATTATTGTTTTCTTCGATAACGATGAAATTCTATTAGTATATTTGGATATCCTTGTTTCAAAAAGTTTTGAATCTCCTGTAATCTTGACAGACAAACATTAAAATCTTTTGGATCAAAATACATATCGTGCGCGGATGTTGTAAAACTATCTAATTCTTTGGTGAGAATTATATTCAACTGCGAGTTTTTAAAATCTTCCAGAGACATGACAAAAGTGTAATAAAATTTCTTACTTCCAGTAAGGTCTCCTTTCATATTAGTTATGATATCATCGGGGGTGGTGAGTGTTGTAAGTAGTACAACGCTATCAGCAGCAACTTTCATCTCCGGTATTTCGCACCCTTGATATTCAAGAGTTTTAGTCATAGGAAAAGGTTTTGGAAGTTCTAACAACACCCATTCTGTGTAATCATTAAAAAGGTTTCTTTTTACTAGCTCCAACCAGTTTGGAGAATTAACACAATATTTTTGCAGAAATTTAACTGGAATTTTATATTTTTCACCTACACGCATCAAATTTTTTTATTGAGAAATTTAATATTTTACAAGATTTCATTTTACAAAATTTCCTGAAATTTAATATTTCGGTTTATTCTTTTTACACTGCTTTTTAATCGACGTTTCAATTTGGTTTTGAATCCTTTGTAACTTTTTGGGCTGCCGTTTTTGATTCTGGTACTCATACGTCTTTTTCGACTTCGCATTTTACTTATTTTATGTTTTCTAGATCTGTCAAAAGCTTTTTGTAATTTTTGGATGGCTCTTGAGTTTTTCTTGCATTTACAACTGCTCATTCTAAAGCCCGACTTTTTACCTTTGTATGTTCCACCAGCTTTTTTGTAAGCTTTCACTAAGGCCATCGAACCATAAGCACTGGGCCATTTACCGTCTGGCTTGCTTAAAAACTTTTTCTTGACCTGTGCCTTTATTTTTCTGTAAAGCTTCTTGTTAACCACATTGTCGGGGACTTTACTTCCTGCTCTAAATTTACTACGACGACCGTATGTACAGTGTTGTTTGCACGTAAATCCTTTAGTTTTATTTGTCCCACTGCACACACAATAAGACATGTCTCTTTTACCTTTTTTACCTTTTTTCACACTAAAACGGGTAGGTTTTCTAGATTTTTTACCAGTGATCCTCACCTCATTTTTTCCTGCTCTTTTACGCCTGCAACGTTCGTCTATTTCTTTTTTGGTTAACTCAGACGCAAGTTTTGGGGTTTTATCGCTGATTCTTATACTCGGTCGGCAATAAGGATAATGAGGACGCTCTTTACTTAAACTTCCTTTGCTTCTCCCACACGAAACCTTTTCAGGCAAGTAACAAACATCGATCCATTTTTCGTCTAACCAGCGGTTTAAGCCTCCCATAGAAAACTTAGAGGATCTATTTTTCTTTCTCCTTCTTCGAATCTCCCCAGTGGGATCAAGTTGATTAAGTAACTGTTGTGCATTCATATGTTGCTGAAATGCAGCTGTATCTTCAAGGAGCCGATTCCAATCGGCTCCGTTTTCCCGCAGCCTGGTCGGCAAATCATAACTATCGTTTGTTTGACGTACTAATTTTGGAGCCTTGCGTCGAACCACTTTAGGAGCCAATCTTTTCGGGCGTTTCGGGGAGGTACTTGATTTAACTCTGAAACGCGATCTTTTAATTTTGTTTTTCTTTCTCCTTCTTCGAATCTCTCCAGTGGGATCAAGTTGATTTAGTAACTGTTGTGCATTCATATGTTGCTGAAATGCAGCTGTATCTTCAAGGAGCCGATTCCAATCGGCTCCGTTTTCCCGCAGCCTGGTCGGCAAATCATAACTATCGTTTGATTGACGAACCAATTTAGGAGCTTTACGTGGCGATTGGCGAACCACTTTAGGAGCCAATATTTTTACACGTTTCGGGGAGGTACTTGATTTAACTCTGAAACTTGTTCTTTTAATTTTAGAATTACAATCCATCTTTTTCTTTATATAACACTTAAATTCTTGAATTTAAGTGTAAATTTAATAAGCGGGATATTCATTTATGTAATTCCAAACATATTTGTCTGGAACAGCGGGTCCGAAAGCTGTCATACCACTTCCGATAGCCGAAGCTACAAATGTTGCTGAAGTAATAGAAGTATAAGGAGTTGTAAAACCAGAGTTTTGCGGCAGGGGAACACTTGCATTAGTTCCTAGATTAACTCTTATTATATTGCTTAAATTGGCAGCGGGAATTACTTGAGCTCCAGCAACCGCCGCGCCATTCCAAGAACCTCCTATGTATAAATCTCGTGTGTCGGTGAAAAAGTATTGCCCAACACTTCCGCCCGCGCCTGCAGGAGCCGTAAAAACTAAACTACCTTGTGTTTTAGCGGTATTGGTAAAATTAATTTCTACAAGTCTTCCGTAAAACACGTCAGTTCCCCCTGTATTTTCTTGAATGATGGATACACCCGGTACGGCCGCTGTTGTGGTTGTTCTAGGAAATTCAGCATCATTAATAGGAGGGATTGCAGGCGCGATGGTAGTGTCAAAATCAATCGTCCATTTATTGAATTGACGGTTTCCTACAAAACCGGAAGTGGGGTTACTAGTACCGTTAGGGAAAGGTATTAATACTCGATATGGATCAAGAGCCACATAAGGAGATGCGTTTGAACTATTTGGGTAAACCACTACGGAGTCCGGGGCGCAAATTAAATCTGTATCCCCGGCAACATTACCACTCGCCTTAATAATCACAGCGATTTTGTGATATTCTATTTCCGAAGAATTGATACCACTAGTTGTATAAACTCCCGGATCTCCCCCATTAGGATCAAACGGGGCTACACGCAATCTAGTAACGGTGACTTTCATACCAACCATTGCTTCATTTATCTCAGGTAATCGAACTTCACAAGCAAATCCGCTAAGCCCGGCTCCATCACTTCCAGATCCTGTGCCAGCGTTAACACATCCGCCAACGTCAATCATCAAATGTCTGATATTTCCGTCGTTATACCAACCCCTTCCAGTATTTGTTGCAATGAGATTTCCTTGATACCCCCAAGAATGATTCGTTCCTGTTATCGGCCACAAATAATTGGGTGGAAATTGCATTTGGAACGCGCCTGGGCCACCCCATGACCTGGTGTTTGGATTTGCAACCGTACCAGGGCCTACATCTGCTGTAGGCATGTGATAATATACATTTTGTCGCACATTGTCGCAATACACGTTACCACTACCACCGTATCCAACGGCCGTAGTTCGATTTTTCCATGAGGTATTAACATCTAATCCTTGTGTACCGAAAGTTGTTCCCCATCCATATTGACCAAGCAATAAATTACTATCGGGTTGTGGGTTATTAGTATAATTAGATTCAGCAGCCACAGCTGCCGCGCCCAAATACTCCGTGTTTGGTAAAATAGCTAAACCACTGTTCATCACACCGCCAATCCCACTACCTCTTGCACCGGCAAACCCTATACCGTTTGCTATAAAACCAAGTTTAGCTTGTGGAATACCTTGAAATTCTACGGTTTTAATTAAATTGTTGTTACCAGTTCTTCCAAAATTACTACTGGTAGAAAAGTTACTATCCAGTAAAATTGCGTCATTTCCTGTAGTCAAAGAGTTAACTAATATTTCACCTCCATCTGCGTTGGCGGTTAGTTGAACTCCGTTACTGCCGGCATCATTGTTTATATCTAATTTTCCTTCGTTTGTAAAAACATCGCTGTATAATTTTGCCACCAAATTATTTCCACCAGCTAAGCCATTTTGAATTTCTATATTCCCAGGTGTAGTGTCTCTACCTAGAGTTATACCCGGTGAAATAGTTCCAACCAACGCGCCGCCATTGATAAAAATTCCTTTACCTGCGATATCTCTGAAACTCATAATACTTCCATTTGCCGCTACGTTTAAAATTTCAAAGTCAGCGCTTTGACCTTTAATTACTCCCAGGGCCGAACCAATCTCTACGTTAGAATTAGTACCAAAAGTTCTTATCTGCACTGGGGTGGTACCCCCCGCAGTGGAAATATCTATTTCAGAGCTGTCACCTGCGGTTTTGATTCTTATTTCATTTGTGATGGCTGTGGTTTCTAGTAATAAGTCACCATTTGTTTCAATGGCTATAGTGGAAGTTCCAGCTCTTTCTAATTTTATTCTTCTGTTTGTAGCAATCAAATCGATATTTCCATTTGGACTTTCTAGTTGAATTTCACCGCTGTCTGACAATAACTTAATTCCTGCATTTTGAGTGGTTTCTAATTGAATCGCTGTTCCTCCTACAAAACCAATTGGGTCATATTTCAAAAGTATAGCGGGGGTTAGTCCTGCGTAATTTGCATCTCCTTTAATTGTATAAGTTCCTGTGGCGTCGGTAAGACTTCCTTGTAAAATACCATTGGTATTGGATGTACCTGTTACGCTAAATAAATTTGGAGCAACACCTGTATCAAAAGTAAGATTACCGGAGGCTGCAAAAACTCCTCCACTGTTAAATTGAATTTCGGTGTTACCTCCAGCGGCGACGGCTCCGCCCCCAGTGTTTGTTAAGGATATCCAGGGACCGGCTGGTCCTTTCCAGCCATAAAAATCGGTACCCGTTCCTGCCGGATCTCCGTAAACAATCGTACCTTCTTCGCCTGGAAACCCAAATAATCCCGGTCCAGCTGAAGGTCGCAGTACTAAACCCGCTAAGGGTTTGTTATTGGTAATGTTACTAGAACTGTCGAATACGAGTCTATTGGTGGGAGCTATAGCCCCAGGTGCTCCCTGTTCGACATAAATTGTTGGTTCATTTGTTAAATCACCCGCTCCATCGCTTAATTGCACGGCTCCAAGTGGTCCTGAAACAGTTATTGTTGGGCCGGGAGCAGTACCAGGAGCAGTAGTTACGGTTTCTAGTTCACCGGGTAATTTAAATGTACCTGAACTAGATAAATTATTAAACTGTTGGGTTATGTTAACTTGTCTAGTGCCATATCTTGATAAATTTGAAGGTCTTGTGGTCATCTTTTTTGTTTAATAACTTAATTTCTTAAAAATTAAGTGTGTTGAAAAAATTACTTAAGCCTCCGCGCGGTAAACATCCGCCAAGTGGTTACCAGCTGGATTTGCCTCGCGGACGTACTTCTTTTTGACACCCGCAGCGTTAGTGTAGGTAAAAGAGTCTGCCCCAGCCTTTCGCGCTCTTTGAAGTGCTTTCATGTAAGCATTCATCTTGCGCTTCTTCTTAGGACTCTTTTTCTTGGCGCTTTTCTTGCTTTTCTTTGGGCTTTTCTTAGCTGCCTTTTTCTTTGGGCTTTTCTTTGACTTTTTGGCGCTCTTTTTCTTTGGGCTTTTCTTCGACTTTTTGGCGCTCTTTTTCTTCGACTTTTTAGCACTCTTTTTCTTCGACTTTTTAGCCGGCTTTTTCTTGGCGCTCTTTTTCTTGCTTTTCTTCATCTTTTTCTTTTTAGCGGCGGCAACTTGCTTTTTAAGCAACGCGGGGCTCTTTGGTTTGCGAGTTTTCTTACCAGTAGTAAGACGGACACCTAGTTTCGTAGCTTCCTCCCTTAGTTTCTTAGGAACTTTGCTTTTACGAGAAGGTTTCCTGGACTTCTTGCGTGTCAATTTCTTTTTCATAGCATCTCTAAGACATTTCTCGAATTGTTTTTTGGTATTTTTCTTGCGGCACTTTGCTAAGGCTGCTTGACAAGACTTAGACCTCGAGATACAAGGTCTGCGGCGTCTTGATGCTTTTGCGGATTTTTTTGCAGGCATTTTTCTTTTGGGCAATATTTTATAGAAAACTTTTTGAAACTAAACTTTTCTGTATTTCTTTTAATTTTTTCAATAAAATGCCAAATTATTGTAATCTTCACGGAAAAGGTGATTTATTTATTTTGGATATTTTTATCCATGTAACAATCTTGCTCTTGGTACTTTTTGCATTGTTTTGGTTTGTAATTAGCCGTTTAGAAACTAACGAAATGAACAAACAGTTACAGAGCGCGATCAACGACAACTTACCAAAAGTGTACAAGCAAATTGATCAACAAGGAGAACTAACTACTTTGGTCAAAGGTATGAAAAATACAAAAACATTAGATGCAATGAAAAATATGTATTCTAAGCCAGATCCAGAAACAAAAGAATGGAATGACGCCCTTTGGCGAGATAATATTATCATCATAATATCTTTTGTTTTAGGTTTTCTGGCAATATGGGGAGTGATGGTATGGTCGTGTGGTAAATGTCCTCCTGTTGGCACGTTACTAGCGGAGAACATTATACTCTTTACCCTGGTAGGTGTCGTCGAGGGTTTGTTCTTTTATTTGATAGCTATGCATTATTCTCCTGTCATGCCGTCTTACATGACAAAAACAGTTGTAGAAAGTTTAGAAAAGAATTTGTCCGGTGTTCCAACAAGCTAATTTGCAATATTCATATAATCAACGGTATTATACGAATTCTGTTAAAAAAATACTATTTTTAAGAAACATGTCTTTGAACATTAAAAAAATACTAAAAGATTTTTGTAAAACACAAAACCCAAATTTTTATGTTAAATTACCTTTAAGTCTAAAAAAAGAATTCGAAAAAGAGTATTTATCTAGACGCTCTAAAGATATTGAGGACCTCGCGACAAGTAGTGGGCGGGAGCGGAGCGCCCTTATGGATCGTATCATATCAGAATTTGCAAAATCAAATGTGTTTGCAAAGGGTATTTTTCAAAAAATACAAGAGGCCCTTTATAGGCGCCAGAGTGGCCCGCATCTCAGAGGTAAGAGGGATGAATGGACGTTTCTACAGCATAGTATCCAACCACGCATCTACGACCAACCTGGCCCAATGTCACCTCTCATCACACACCAATTAAGGACAAAAATATTTCCACTGATGGAACAAACGTTTTCAGCGTGGCTGAGTATAAAACCGCCCCACCGCCAAATACATGACTTACCAACTGCTCTGGGGAAATTGCTAAATATTGATTTAACTTATGAATTATTTAAAACAAGCGATCAGTATCCGTTGTTCGATCAGGTACTCCGTCTCGGATCCAACAACGAAGAAACTTGGTTACAGATATTTTGCAATGTTTTTAGAATTAGTTTAGTTGTTTTTAGTTTACGGGTGGACGGCACGCTCCTGGAGAGCAGCTGTAAAATAATATCGCCAAATATAGAAATAGATACAACTAACATCCCGGTTTATTATCTTATGGAAACCGACATACATCCCCCGTACGGTCACGGGATTAATTTTTATTTAAAGGCTTGGTATCCGTTGATTCCTCCAACAGGGGTGGTTGTTAGGGGCACCCGCAGAAGCGGTGGGGGCGAAGGTGTGATGTCGAATATATCAAAGTGGCAGGGACAAGGAATGATTAATCGTATGTATAGGAATGGAGCTTTAAAAAAAGCTAGTGCACATATATATAAAGACCCGGGTGATATGACATTACTTGAATCTGCATTCGGTGACTTTTTTGATACAACTTTCACACCCTCATTAGAATACGCTGAGGCTTTTTGCGCTGCGTGGAACGGAGATAATCTTCCACTTGCAAAAATGTTGGGAAAATCTAGGATTGGACAGTCTCCTGGCGATGACGGTGAAAAAGAAGACGAAAAGGACTGCCTCTCCTTTACTAAGGAAGTGCTCTACGACGATGTTGACTCACATTTCCCTCCGCGCTCGCTATTAACAGAAAAGTTGGTAAAGAAATGTTGTGTAAATAGCAAAGATCCGGCTAATCAAGAACCATTGGTGATTGATGAAGAGCAAAGAGACGAAGGATTAAAATATTCATACCTTATTTCGTACGTTTTGGAGCATGACTTCCTTCGTGACGGGGAAAGATATATTAATTGCTTTAATTTAATTTACCTCAGACAAGCTTTGAACACGGCAAAGAAAGACAAAAAACCTTTGCAAGTTATTTTAACGAAAAACAGAGAAGCTCAGGGCCAGACTTTCATTCCTATAAAAGTAACGTTGTCTGCAGCTCAAATACAAAAAGCCCAATCTCAGTGGGAAAACCTTGTACAAACAGATAAAGAAAATTTGAGTAAATACGTCGAAGCGCAATACGGAAAGAAAGATAAGGCTTTTACAAACTTAAGTTCGTGGTGGTATATGGAACAAGAAAAGTCTCCTTATGTAAAAATAGTTTCACAATCAACTCCTTATCCAGATTTTTTGGCTGTTCATATAATATCAGATGATGACTACAAAAAATTACTCGATGACGTAAAGAAAGCAGCGGGGGATAAAGGATATGACCCGGCAGTTGTCATTAAAGATCTAGAGGGTGGAATTCATGATTCGGGGCTCCCGCGCAGGTATCTGGAAAGAAAATCTTTATATCAGTGGATCGTGGATGCATCTAAATGGACCATTTCTTTTCCCGCAACCAGAATTTTACAGTCTTATCCAGCTATGGGTGGATTTAAGTATGTAGGTGTTAATAACAATATACTAAGTAACGGAGTAGATTATAGCCCGTATCAAATACTGCAAACAATAAATGAAAAATTCGAGAAAAATTTGTTGTTGAAAAAAGTCGAGGGTGAGTGGAGATTAGATTTACCTTGGCCAAGGGCTGAAACAAAAAATACAAATGCTGCTAAAATTTCACAATTGCAAAAAATGCTTGAAAAAGCATCTGGAGGCATGAAAACTACTTTAGAGAAGCGTCTCGAGAGTTTGCGAAGCAGTGGAAAAACGACAAAAAACAATAGTTTGGCCGCATTTAATGAAATTTGCAATGTTTCGTTGCCAGAGGACATGAGAGGGTTGGATCTACAGACGTATGTTGATTTAATGTGTCAAGGAATTAACCCGCTGGGGAATCGCAACAATGTTATTTTTGATTACCCTCTTTGGCGGTCGTTATATGATAACATGGTTAACAAGTTGCAACTAGCCGAAACCACATTACTTCAAGAAGAATTAGATTTTAATAGGGTAAATGTCCACGAAGTTTTGGCGGAAGCAGAGGACAGTGAGTATGAAGGCGAGGAACACGACATGGTTCCCCGATCCTTGGTAAGGCTAATAAACGAGTCTGAGGAAGAGGCAGAGGCTTTTCGCGAGGTCGCGAAGTCAAACCCAAATATAAATGAAAATACGAATAATTATTGTTATTTCATACTCTATAGCATATTAGCTCAAGCAATAACAAATATCAATTAATGTGAAAATTATTACAAAACTTATAGAAATATTATTCATTACCAAAATGAATAATAAGTTATTAGAACTCGTAATGATCGTCAAAGACTCCGGCGAAGATATCATTCCAATGCTCAAGGCCGCCAAGCCGCATATAGATCATTGGACCATTTTAGACACCGGATCTAGGGACGATACAATGAAAATAATTACTACAGAATTATCTGATGTGCCAGGTAAATTAATCGATGGTGTAAAGGAATATGGCGCCGAAAATGCTTTTGTGGATTTTTCTACGGCTCGTAACAGAGTTTTAACTGCTGCTGGTAACACTTGTACATTTTCTATCATGCTTGATGATACCTACGTGTTGCAAGATGGCAAGAAATTGCGTAAAAAACTACGAAAAGCAAAAAAGCAAAGTTATAGCGGCTACAACATCACAATCGTAGATGAAATGCAAAGTTATCAATCGTTTAGGATATTCAAAACTTCTGATAATGTTAGATACAGGTATAAAATTCACGAAATAGCGGTCGCTCCGGAGGGGACAAATTTTCGCAACACTACTCTTTGCACAGTGTTTGACCAGTCCTCTCCGTATATGCAACGTCGTTCTCAGGCGCGTTTGTTAAAAGACGTGGAACTAATGAACGAGGAATTATCAAAAAACCCACAAGATCGTAGAATCAGGTTGCATTTAGCCAGAACTCTTGCTACAAGTGTACTGCATGATGACGAAAGCAAGAAAACTATGTGCAAAGAACAATTACAAATGTTAATAGCCGATGATATTCGAGATTCCTGGGATTACGAAGCCAGAATGCTTCGTGTAACGCTTGACATGGACGCCAGCAATTGTAGTCCCGAGTTATTGACTGATCTAAAGCTAATTCACGAGCACTATCCACATTCGGAAGAGGTATGTTACATGATAGCAGTACATTACAGATCTCGTGAGTTTAAACGCAAGGCTTTTGAATGGATTGTTAAAGCAGCTGATATCGAACCAAAGTTAGGGGAAGAATTTTGTAGAAATAGTGTAAATGTTAGAGTACTTAGATATGAAATACCTTATTTGTTTGCAGATTTGGCTATTCAAACTCATCATTTGGACGCGGCCGAGAAAACCTTGAAAAAGTTTGCACCGATTAATAACGACACTCGTTTAATTAATATGGTTTATGCCATTTCTAACATTCCACAACCTCCTGGAAAAACGTTAAACGGTCCAATTGTTGTAATTCACGCGACTAACAGTGTAAAAGGTTGGTCGCATGATAATCTCAAGGGTGTCGGAGCCAGTCGTGGAAGTGGAAGTGAAGTCATGGCTATTAATCTTGCAGAGGCACTAGCTAGACGAAGATACCGTGTTTTTATCTTTGGTGATTTCAAAGGCACACATAACGAACAAGAATATAATACAGAATGCGTTCACAACGGGGTGCAATATATGGATCACTCGCAGTATTTTGATTTTTTGTTAGAATTTCAAGTCGATGCATTGATCGTTAGTCGGGATGTGTCAAATTTGGTATACTTAAATAACGTTAAAAAAGCTTATTTGTGGGTGCATGATGTGTTACCTAACAACAGTGTAATTAAAGGTATGACCATTCAGTATCATCAAACTACCTTTAAAAAAGTGCTGTGTTTGTGTGACTGGCACAAGCAGCAAGTGCAAAAACGATTAGGCGTCCCAGATGGACGAATGGCTGTTACACGAAATGCTATTTTACCTCATCGTTTCGCTCGGAGACCTCGTAAAATTCCTCATAGGTATATTTACACTTCGTCCGCTGATCGTGGTCTGGACAACTTGTTAAATTTAATTCCACATGTAAAAAGCAAGTTTCCAGAAACAACTTTGGAAATTTTTACAAGTATTCGTAATACCGCCAAGGGAGATGCCCAAGCTTTATTATCAAAAATCAACTCATTGGATTATGTAACTTTGCATAATCGTGTCAGTCAATCTGAATTAGCACATGAATTGTTGATCTCCGATGTTTGGTTTTACCCAACCGCTTTTACAGAAACTTACTGCATCGCCGCATTAGAAGCTCAGGCAGCTGGCTTGCTTTGTGTTTGCACCGATGTGGCCGCTCTAAAAGAAATTGTGTCTGATCGCGGAGTGTTGATATCCGGGAGTGGAAATGACCCGGCTGTGCAGCAGCAATTGTTAGATGGTTTGTTTGCAACTTTAAACAATCCACAGCTCAAAAATAGTTATCAGGAAAAAGCACGTGAGTGGGCCGCCACTCAAGGATTCGACGAGCTTGCAGAAGAATGGGAAAGCAATCTTTTTTGTTTGTAGCTTATCGAAAATAACATTTAAATGCAATGCAATTAAATGTAAATGTCAGAAACAATTATAGCTGGAGTCGTAGGCGCTGCTATCACAGGAGCTTGCGGAATTTCATTGTTTTTAGTTAAAAAACTAGTTAATTGCTTGTGTCCTGGAAGATGCCAAGTAAATTGTCATTGTGGATTTCCCATGCCTCAAAACGCCCCAATTAGAACATTAAATGTTAAATACGAAGAACCAAAAAATGATGCACAAAACGGTAAAAGATCTGCACACATGTGGAATATTAAAATTTCGCAAGATATTCGTGAAACCGAAAAACGCGTGCATCTTTTCAAAGAAATTAAAAATGTACCAGATTCAGGTCATCATTATTTTAGAGTTAATTTAACAAACTTATCCCATCAAGAACGAGCTTATATTTTTGTTAGAAGATTTACCGGACCCGCCAACGATTGGACTTTTTCCAAAACTCATGGTAATTTTCGACAAGAAGCTTTTGAAGGGTTAAATAAGATTCATTTACCATCTTTGATAAACGAAGGAGATGTAACAAAAGAACAAGTTGGAATTATGTTTGTGGGTAAAGCAGGAGAAACAGTAACTTCTACTGTTTCGGAAGCGTATTACGGAGAATTTCCAACTTCGTTATACTCTTCTTTTTGTAAAAAATGCACATGTTTATACAGATGCTTTGAATCTAAAAACACTGATACAGAAAAAGAAGAATACTAATTTTTTTCCGAGAGAAATAAATGTCCGGAGTTAACAATAATTTGTACGGGGGAGCCCCCGAAGCAGGAATTTCAATAGACACATCTCATAAATTTAATTTAAATGACCCTTTAACGGTGAGTCACACCGCTATCAGAGGACAGAGTAATGTCGACGCAAATATCCAATTTTCTAGCGCAACTGGCGCCGTTAATTACACCAAAAGCGGAAACAATATATCTGATTCATTGTATCCACCAAAACTAAAAAATGCCACGGTGGGTTCGATGATACCTCGAAATATAAATCCAATACAAGCAAACACAGCAAGTTTTCCAATTGGTAGTTTTGGATCTCTCGGGGGAGTTTATGCAGTGCCTTCTTATCCCGGAGCTCCAGGAGTACCGTCACCTGTTTCATTAGCTGTTGGTGGTCGGCTTGGGGTGGGTATTTCACCGGGAGGAGTGACACCATCCGTCAATAATTCATTAAACAGCTATAATCAAATCAGACCCTCTACGGGGAGTTTAATATTATCTGCTTATAATGGAAATCCAACTGTTTATGATCCAAATGTAGCATACAATTTAGCAGCAAGTACTGTACAGCAAGGAGGTCCTGCTGAAAACTATGCGGTAAACAGGGGTAGACAAAACACCAAAACAGCACAGGCTATCAGTGGTAATATCGGTAAAAGTATTAATACCGGTAAAAATTTAGGAAACTGGGCGTTATTAAATGATGGCAACACCACAAAACTTAACTTAAATGACAATCCCCAAAGTACCATGGCCGGGTTGAGCCCTTTGAAAACTCCGCCGGGGACAGTCGCGATAGTTCCAGCTTCTTATATTGTTACTACCAACGGTATTCCAAACAACAACGTTTCAGCTGGGATTATTTCTGGGGCAAAAACAACGATCACCACCTTATCCAGACCAGTTGCGGTCGGATTTGTGGCGTTAGCAACATCTTTTAAAGAAGGCTTTGTTTATCCTGTGAGCGGAGGATCTGGCACAGGAATGACTATTTTGATTAAAAAAATAAATCCTGTATCATTTGTCATTGAAGAGTTTTCTATCAAAGATCAGGGTTATGGATATATGGTAGGAGATATAATAAAACTTTTTGGACCCGGTTTACTACCCTCCATCGCTGGAGAAGTTTTATCAGTTACCACAAGCGAAGAATTGCCGGATGACGTCTTTATTAATAAAGATGGTTCACCACAACTAACAAAATACTCCGCAGCTGGTGAATTAATAGCCAGAAATGGTCAAATAAGCAAACCAAACTCAACAGATCCATACGGAACGCCCGCTTTGGTGATTGGATATGCCGACGTGTTTTCACCGGCACAATCTATCGATGAACCAGTACAACCAGCTCAAGGAGCGCCTCCAGGAACAGCTACTCCTATCTTTACTACAAGCGCTACGCAAGGTCCTGCCTTGTATTCTTCGAGATTGCGAAAAGATACAAATGTTTCTCATTTGATTAACAGTGGTCTTTTTGTGTAATTGTAAATTTTTGCATTTAACCACCTGATTTTGTTATAATAAATGAACCAAAGTTGTCAAACAGATTTTGTAAAATATACGGAAACTACACCAATCGTTGCGGCAATCGTCGTCGACGACAGCAATGATAGCGCTGAAGAAGAAGATGAAGATATTGATTGCGATCTTGGCGAGTGTTGCTGTTTATGCGCGTGGTACTTAGCCTTCGGCGGCATATCTTTGGGTCTACTGTATTATACTGGGGCGTTATAAATGTTATTAAGAATAACATTTACCATTAGCATTTTTTTGAAATGTCTTTTAAATGAATTTTCGGAGAATTAACAAGTTTGCAATATAAATTTTGCAAATATTTTCGACTGTTTGAATCTACAGCTTGATCCATACATTGATTATACAGTTCATTTATTCCGCTTTCTGCTTGGTTAGCAATAGTAACATCGTTCCATGATTCCCAATTACTGACGTATTTATCTTTCAAAGCCGTTTCTGGTATGGCGTCACAATAAAGCTTTTTGTCGGCACCTTTTTGGGCGGCGAAATTAGCCCACGCACCCAAACACGCGCAATGATTTCTCGACCCCCTTTCACTACTCCAGTCGGTTTGACCGGTACTTTTTGAAAAACTTTTGCCTTTTCCCATATTTTTGATACAAATTTGGTGAAACCCTCCTCCTATTTCGCTACAAGTGTGGTCTTGCATCTGCGAAGCCAAACCAGCGGGTCCGGAAGTTTCGCATTTTTTCAAAGATTTTCCGTATATATTCTTTTTGTTACCCATCGCAAACTTTTCTTTTGAAGCAGGGCAAAGAAAATATACAGCTACCATGCTCAGAATTGTCAAAAACAATATACATAGAATATTAAAAAGTGTGTGAGGTAAAGTACAAAGAGCTATCACGGCAATTACCGCAATGCAAAAAATCAAAATCGCACATATCATTTCTTTTGTTTATTCTTAAATTTTTGAAAGTTAAGAATTTTTAGTTTACATTGCATTTCTATTAAGGGCCCGGGTTTCCCCCATAACAGCAGGTTTTGACACCATCTTTTGTCATGCTTGCTCCGCATCTTACGTTACAATCGGCAAACGGCCATCCATCCCAAGAACCGGAAAGACTGGAACAAGGAGGGCACTCACAATTGGGATCCGAAGGAGAATCGCCACAATTTGGAGGTGGGGGTGGGGGTGGTGGGCATTTCCATCCCCCGCATGGAGGATTGATAGAAGTATCCCACACTGGTGCTACATCGCCAGGGCAATTTGGAGGTGCTTGAGGAGGACATTTTACATCATGACTGTTTACCAAAGTACACACGTACCCCTTTGCACCATTTGGTCCACTACAAGCTTGACCTAATTTTGCTGAGTCTCCGTCGCCGCCATTGCAAGTAATTCCATCCCAAAGGGAGTCGTTGTAGTCGCTCGGACAACACGGGTCGTTTGGAGTACCCTTTATGCAAATAGCAGTGCATCCACCGGAAACAGTGGCAGGGTCTACTTTTTGACCTTGGTGGTTCCAACATAAAGCCGACGACGCTGGTGTAGCGTTCATCATATGACTTCCAAGATAAGATTCTTCTTTTAATAGTTGTGCTACTCCTAAGCACACCACAGCCGCAAAAATCGCAATACCAGCAAACTGTTTAAACTTAGTGAGCATCAGAATTGTTGCCAAACCAGCTAAACACAGGCCGACAATTGATATGATTTTACTCGTTTTCATTTATTAATTCTGCAAGAAAATTTCGCAATTAATAAATGAAAACGAGTAAAATCTTATATATACTTTCTTTAATTTTCTTAGCATTAATTATATTAGCCAATTTTGTTAAGCCTCTAAAAGCATTTACAGGTGCTTTATCGTTAATGGCTGTAGGATGCATCGGCGTTGCGCAGTTAATGGTTGAAGAAAATTGCGATGGTTGCGGTTGTGGGATGCCCGGAGAAATGTAAAAATTTCAATTTTTCAAACGAATTAAAGACTATCAGATGATTTTATTTTCTGGCAGTTTTAATGAGTTGTATATTTTTAAATATACAACTGTTAGATACAATTTAGAAAGAATTAGCGAGCCCATAAAACAAGAATATCAAATTCTTTTTCATTTGTACTCATGTTATTCTAATTTTAAATAATGCGAGTTCTTGATTTCATTTTTTTTTAAAGTGACTGCTAAATAAATGGCTAAAAGTTTAGGAAAAGAAATTTACAGTGGCACCGCCGCGTTTGGTAGAATATCCGCGACTATCGGAGTTGTCATAGGAACTTTGATTGGATTGGTGTGCTTAATTATCGGAATTGTTACAATTAGTTCGGGTGCTGATGGGTCGGAAATGGCAGGTTGGATTTTCATAGCTATCGGCGTGTTAGTTGCTGGAATGACTTGGGTAATATGGTATTATACCACAAAGTCCAAGGCTTTTGCAGCCCTTGAGGGCGGTGCAGCAGCTGTGCAAATGATAAGCGATGCTTTTAGGGGATAAATACATAAAATCGTAAATTAGTTTAATTTACGATGCAAGAAAAATGTTAGTTTTTAAATAAATGAAAACCAAAGAGATTCTTTCAATTGTAGCATTCGTTTTATTAGGTGTGTGCTTATTTTGTGGTATAGCCAAGATGACTATGAAAAATCTAAAATCAAAACAAATATGTGATTATGCTTTTAGTTTATGTTTATTTGGGGTTGTTATATTGCTCGGTGTTAATCAATTATTAAAAACACCATCACCTGGTCCGTCCCCCGGCCCATCACCTGGTCCTGCGCCTTCTTCCGGGGTTACAACGCCAGCCGATGTTGATATAGATATGTTTTTCTCACCATATGATTGTCCTAGCACAACTCAAACCATGATAGATATAGGGATGATTAATGCCGTAACATCTGCGGTCGAGAAAGTTGATACAAAATTAGACCCAAATGATTCAAGTAATCCTTTTCAAATTAAGTATAGTGTTTACAATTTATACGATTCACAATATCTAGACGCGTTGATTGACGCGTATAAAGCCGGCGTGTTTGTTCAAGTACTTATACATTTAACAGAAGAAGATGCGGGATACAATAAAATCTGGTCCACGTTTAAAGCCGCAGGGTTACAAGTTCTTGGGTCAAATACACAGAGCCAACGTGATTGTACCAAAGAGCAATTAAACACACTAAACTTAATTCCTATAGATCCAAAGGGATCTTTAATGCATTGTAAAACTAGATATTATAAATTTGGCGGGTCTTCACAGACGGTTCAAATCGGTGATAAAACAAAACCGATTACCGAAGCCGTTGTTACGGGTAGTTTTAATCCCGAATGCTCGGCGACGAAAAATAATGAATATCTTTTAGTGCTTTCGTCAAATGACAGCTCTACTCCAAAGACCATTGAAGATTATCTAAGAATTTACGATTTCGTAAAACATGAATTAGCGGGCACATCTTTAACTTCTCCTATGGATTTAACTATTTCAGCCCCCAAAGACAACGATCCCATATATAACATCAATAAAGCTTTGTTTGTATGTTATTCTGGATGGTGTAAAGGTGAATACAACAATGTACCGAGTTATATGAGATATGTTTTGGCTGATTTGATAGACAAAGAACAGCAGGCAATATTTCTGCCACTGTATTCTTTATCGAATTTAGATGCACCGGACAAATACACAAAACCCCTGGAAATAGATGCTTCTAAAGCAGTTATCATACCTCCCGCAAAACCTAAAAGCAGTGATAAAAATGGTCCACAGTACTTTTCCTACACTTTAACGTCCCCAGGATTATCAGAAGCCTTGAAAAATGTTGGCGTTGACGGTATAGGAGCTCAGATGGAAGTAGATTATGGTAGTTCTAGAATTAATTTTATTATCAGAGGCCCGACGGGTGATAAAGATTCCGTTTATTTAATATTAAAAAGTCGCACTCAACCCGTTGGCAAAATTACAAAAATTACTGTGTATAATAGTATTCTGACACATTTCGGCGATGCAATAAAAAGAAAAGTAATGGTGTTTTTGATGATCAACAAAGCACAGGCGGATGGACAAGTGGCAAATGACGGTACTAGTTTCACTGGAGGAGACAGTATGTTAACAGCTTTTTTAATTCAGCAAATGGGGGGAACAACTTGGAGATGTCAAAATCCCAACGGTGAATTACATTCTAAATCTGGATACTTTTATTCTCAAAATACTTTGATAACTGATACCACTAATTGGTCAAATGCAGGGATGGGTTATCAAGGAAAAAGTGGTCCTAATTGCAGCACTGTCAATAACGAAACTTGTTTGGTAATTAAAGGAAATGCATTGAAAGACGATAATGCAAAGAAAATATTTAAAATGCGAGTACTTGCAAATATTATAAACACAGCACGCATGTACGCTTATCAACAAACATGCCCGATTGGTGACAGCACTTTTGGAGGAGCTACAGCTGTAATCAATCCAAATCTTAATTGCGCATGCCCCGACCCAACTGTCTCGTGCAATAGAACGAGCACAACTTCATTATCAGGTATATGTAGCGCACCCACGGGTGAAAGTAAACCTTCCTCATGCTATATGGAAATAGGAGATGCTTGCAGCTCTACTAAAAAGTGTGACGATGGCAGCATATGCTACAAAAACAAAAACTGTGTTCCTGAAAAATGCGGAGGTGTGGGAGCAGATGGCAACGCTACATCGGCTGCTTGCATTACTGCTTGTTGCTTAAGATATGGTCAAACTCCTACAACCACATACTGGAAAGATATAAGCGCAAAAATATTTAAATTACCCAATTGGCCTCAAGTGCGCACAAACTTTGGACCACAACCATTAGGGTCTGTGTATATTGACAAACAAAGTAAATCTTATATAATAGATCCAGCATTTGATTGGTCAAAAGGTGTAAGAACATCTGAAGTTGATTTGTTAGGTTATTTGAATGGTAAATCTTTATCACCAGGTACAGTAAAAGTAGAGACGGTAAAATCGGGTCGTCCGTACGTGCCGCCGCAAGGTAATTTTTGCTCAAGAACTGGTCCCTGTTCTTCCAAAACAATGGAAGAATTTTTAAATACGAGAACCGGAGTGTACTAATCTTTTTTAGAGAACAATAATCGTAAATTAAACTAAATTACGATTTAAACTAATTTTATGATTTTACTTTTCAAAGATTTAACAGTCTTGCCCTTCAAATTATAAAGTTTAGCTATTTTCTTTACTTCCTTTGCGTTCAAGTCTTCGATTTTTTTACTGGCCCGGGGTGCTCTCATGCATTTAAGCATTTTTGGAGGATCTAATTCGCACGTGTTTTTTGGTGGCCGAATTGTTTCATAATCTTCTACTAACATTCGCTTTTTCTTGGAATTAATCCACTTACCAGAGCGATGATCAAACAATCTTTGAGACATAGAGTTCCAATCGGTACCGTAACATTGATTTAAGTGTTCTATCGCGTTGAAAGGAGTCATTACCCAAAAATTACCAAAGGGGACCGGAACAAGTGGAAACGTGTATCTTTGCAAAAACATGCACGTTTCTCCTCCGTTATTAGCGGTTCTCCAGTATGGATCAGCATACGTAATAATAGGACCAATCCTTTCCATAACAAAAATATCTACACCTAAAGAGTTTCTACCGGTTGGTTCTAAAAACCAAGTGCAGCTGTTTCGTTTACTCTTGCATAACAATAGTTCAGGATCCACGTCGTCGTCATCTTCATCATCACCTTCTTCTATTTTATAACCCATGCTCTCAAACGTGGGTACTAATTTTCGCAGTTTTCTAACATCTTTTTTCATGATACAAATATCACCATCATCATCCCATGGAATAATACCCCGGTGTCTAATGGCTCCTATCAAGCTACCCCCGGTAACCCAATAAGATATATCATTGGCTGTTAATACATCGTGCAAGTCCTTCATTGTGCGATACAATCTATCGGCTTGCGCTTTTGTAATACTGTATTTTCGAGACATATTTATTTTGTAAGAAAAATTAATATTAAACTTGCATGAATTTACAACAAATACATTAGTTCAAATTGTATATTTGTATTGGCATATGTACCATTTATCAGGTCACCAGTCCCGGGGGCTAATTTAAAAGAAATTCTTATTTTACAAGCGTCGCCGCCTTCTACTAAAAAACTAGTAGTTGAGGTACCAGCAGCTGTACCGGTGAGGGCGGCGGGGGCGGGCAGCGCGCCCCTCGTTTGAGTGAGGGTAAAAACTTGCTCAGGGGCCCATCCTCCTACTCCGTTATTACTTTCTACAATCACCGGTCGCGCGTTGGAGAAACCTATATCAATGACATGACAAACCACAACTGTTATGCGCCAAATGGCTGGTCTGCCTGGGAAACCAAAAACACCATTGCTCAGAGTAATTCCTGTGTCAAACACGGTTGGACCCGGCCTGCAACTATTAGGATCTTGAACGTTGACCCACTTGCCAAGACCCGCCGTATTGTCCCCCAATATACCATCTGGTCCCGTGGGGGGCGTCGCTCCCGGTCCGACATCGACCTCTAAATGGTATGTTTCATATCCTATAAGTTTTGCATGACTGGCTGCAGTCAAGCGACCTTGTTGGTCAACTGTTATTTGTGATTTATAATAACTCCCTGGAACAACCGCGGTATCTGCTAGTTTTGGAGCGGCATCGCTTCTCATAAACGTAGCTGCCACTCCATTTGTTGCTGTACCGTCGACTTCAGCCGTTGGGTTTGCAGCTGTGGGTACTGTCCCGTTAGCAGCCGCACTAATTCTACCGTTTGCGTCAACAGTGATGTCGGCATTTGTGTAAGCGCCGGCCGCCACACCGGTGGTATCAAGGGCCGGCGCAGCGTCACTTCGCATGTAATCAGTGGATACTCCCGGAATTGCAACAGCCCCTACTAAAGCGGTGGGAGCAGCGGGTTGTGCTCCGTCCGATGCCAAACTTATTCTACCATTTGCATCAACGGTAATATTTGCATTTGAGTAACCACCCGCTATTACACCAGTAGCACTAAGCGCGGGTGCAGCGTCACTTCGCATGTAAGTAGCGGCGACTCCTGGAATTGCAACAGCCCCTACTAAAGCGGTGGGCGCAGCTGGAATCCCCGCGGCGCCATTAGCAGCGTTTGTAATTCTACCATTTGCATCAACGGTAATATTTGCGCTGGCATAATTACCAGCCACAACCCCGGTAGCACTAAGCGCTGGAGCGGAGTCGCTCCTCATAAAAGTGTTAGCGATTCCGAAGACTGGAGCAGAGCCAACTAAAGCGGTCGGCAAACCAGGACCTGCGCCACTGCCAGCCCCGGCTCCGCCACCTCCTGAAACATCGGGCCAAGTTAAATTATTAATGGTGGCATTATCTACGCTAAGATTTGACAAATCTATTCTGTCATTTGAAGTTAATCTGTTAGCCATTTATTAATTCTTATAATTCTTATAATTCTAAAATTTTAAGAAGTTTATTCATCAACTGTACCACTTCGAATATTTGTGCATTTCCAGCATATTCCCGCTGTAATAAACGCAGCCACAAAGGCTATTATATAACCAACAGTGATTGGTTCCATTTATATTTACTTAAATTTTAATTGACTGCTTTGATCACTCCGTAAATTATAATACCCAAACATATCAAAATAATCCACCAGTATTTACCTAAAATATACAGAAAATTAATACCCCAGCCATTTGCTTGTTTGTGTAAATTCAGTGTTTCTATTCCCCAGGTAGCAAAATTTCCTACGGTATCTTTTCCCCAACAAGTTTTTCTGTTTTCGGTTTCTGGCATTAATTGACTACACAAACATTTGTGATATGCGTAAGCGTTTTTTCCAGCCAAATAAATATCTACCATGATAGTTATGTTTTGATCGGTTTCAAAATCTTTAACAAATTGTTCCATGCCTCTAGCAGTGTGTATAATACAATGAGCACCACCGCCCCACAATATTTTAAAATGCTTAAAATCTAATGTAGCTGGAAACATGAAAAAAGGAAACACCCCTAAAAAGTAACTACGTACGTCATTGTCTCTAATAAAGTCACTTATCTCTGCAATAGTTGCACTATCATATATATCGTCGAAAAATATAAAGTCATCCTCCATAATAAGAACATTTTCGTAATTGTGCTTTAAAGCATGTTTAGCGGCCATGTAATGACTAGCAGAGCAATCTGCACGGGTACTTTGTTCTGTTAGAGGTTTTGTAACTTTTTTGTAGCCTAAATTTCTAACTAAATACACTTTTTTGCTGGGAGGATTTTTAAATATTTGAGTTTTGATTTGTGAAAGGCGTGGAGAACCTTCTAAGTACAAAATGTATGTTGCGTCCAATAATGGAAAAAAGCAATTATCAAAGTTCCATTCTTCAAATGTATATCCGTCCATTTTATTAATTGCCGAACAGTTTAAATGATATATATGTATTACAATAAATGGGAAATACAGAATCTTCATCAATTGCTACATTTAATGGTCAAGGTGGTCTCACAGGGTTTGTAAAATTTGAACCTTATAATCAAAATGGGTACAAATCGTTAGTAACAATATTTTTGTTTGGATTTGTCTCAAATCAAATGCATGCTATCCACGTACATGAATACGGGGATATTTCCGGCGGGTGTATGTCAGCCGGGGGTCACTATAATCCTCACAATACAATGCATGGCTCATACTTAATGCAAGGCGAAAGGCACGCTGGTGACATGATTAACAACATACAGCCTTACAAAAACAAAAACGGGGTCTATCAAGTGGCTCTTCAATATTTTGACAGCGAGCTTTCTCCTCGAGAGGTAGTGGGTAGAACTATTATGATACATGAACTACGAGATGACCTTGGTTCAAAAGGAGTTGTAAATTATGAGGTTGCGCCAGATGGACGACTCCTTGGAAGAAAAGACACGATCGATATCACTCCTTACACAAATTGCTCCGTTGGTGATGCGACAACCCTCGCGGTGGAACGAGGTTACAAAGTGCTTGCGAATGGTAGATTTGACTCTGAAAAAGCTGTGGCCGAGCTGAAAAAACAAAGCAAAATTACAGGTAATGCAGGTGGAAGAATGGCATGTGCCGTAATTGGCATCGCCAATCCTAAAGTTAACCCCAGCTCTTATTTCCCCGAAAGCAGAGTCATCGCGACCCAAACTCCCCTCGAAACTAATAATGCGAGAGCAAATATCGAAAAGGGTTACAAATGTTGAATTGTAACTTAAATTTTATTTCCATTGTAAATAAAATGTCAGTAACAGGCGCACAAATTACTAGTACGGGAATCGTTCCCTTGCGACGTAGTATTATAAAACAACACATTCCGTTTGTACCTAATCCACAAAATTTAAAGCCAATCCCAGAAAGAAGATATCAGTCAGAATTAAACCCTTGGACGCCAGCTATGAACTTTCTGCGTGATAATTCCGGCAGTGTTACAACGGATTTCGCTCCTGGTTTGTTTAAAATACCAGAAGGGCCAGTTGGTCTTAACAAAAACGGAGCTTTGCCTACAACTCAGCCTTACGGACCGATTGGTCAATTAAGCATGCGACCAAATGCACCCCAAAAAGGCTTGATAGCAAATACTATTGATGAAAATATTATTGTAGGGGGAGGAAATGTAGAATTTGGAAAAGATGCCAATCCGGGTGGAATTCAATATTTACCAAACAACGATCCAAGAGTCCCACCTTCCAAGCGTGGAGATGGAACTAAGCTTGTCGGTGTTTTTATTGCCGGAACTAAAAGAAAAGCTGTGGCTTTGCCATTTGGATCTAACGTTGGTGGTAGCGCAATGGTGCCGCCTGGGGAAGAAAACGACTTGGTGGCGGGTATTGCACAAGCATTAAGACCTTCGCAGGTCACACCACCAGAAGTTAAAGTACCTGATTCTTATATGGATGACAATGTGTCTTGGCAATTTGACAACGGAGTGTATGTCGGAAGCGAAGCACAAGCAATTAATTTAGAAAATTTAAATGCATCTGGACAGCCGGGTTTGCCGAAAAATGCTGTGTCCATTCCAGCTGGACCATTTAACGAAGACGTTAGTGGAATTGGAGCTGGTAGTTTTACTACCGTGACATTAGCTAACGGTGGGTTTATTTTTGTACTTACCGGTGGCGTTCCTGCTATCACAAACACAATTACGATTACAGGAAGTGGTACTGGAATGACATTGGCAGTGTTGACCGACAATAGAGGAAGTGTAACCTCCGCTACTGTAGTTAATCCGGGAACTGGATACAAAGTTGGGGATTTAATTCAAGTTCCAAACTTTGGCCCCGGAGTACCCGGCCAAATAATTTTTGCCAGTTTTTTTGTTGGCACCGTTATCATTAAAACACCGACACTTGCTAGTTCCAGCAACTTTAAAAACATGGGAAGAATTTCAGGTGAACACGGTCGCGGTGGAGCGCCGCATCAAGTATTTGAAATGTATCCTCGTATTTCTAAAACCAAAGGTATATTTGGAGCAAGAAGATTTCAACCAAGTATTCTTGCTGGTGCTAATTTGCCTATAGCGGAATTACCAGATGGGGCGCGTCCCGCTCCGGCTCCCGGGGGATTGCCTAGTAATAATTTTGGCAACCCAGCCGCAGCTGTAGACACTATTTCTCCTGCCGATTTAATATTATACGCCTATGGATTTCCAACAGGTCAAAACATTCTTTTGCCCAATTATTTATTGCTGGCCGGCAGTGGAGCTGTACCAGAAGATGGATTACCTTATACTGAAGGTAGTTACACATCCGCTGAAAGCAAACAAGCTTTACGTGAACAGTTAATAGGTAACGGATACAATAGTGGTCAAGGTTACATGAAAGCAAACTCAAGTAAAAGTACCTCAAATTTGTCTAAGCCAAATAGCACAGTTCCAAATGCCTCGGGAGCTGTAGGAATAGGTTACATTAAACCCAAAAATGCCGTTTCATTGGGTGTGGATAAAAATAATCCAATTCCTCTAGGGGACGGAGTTTCAAGACAGCAAGTTCTTGTTTCCAAGTTAAGCAATGACGCTACTATACACGCATCTAACTTAGCGGGTAGAACAAATGACTTAACCGAAGAAATAGATTATGACGTGGCTTACACGGGAACATATCCGACTGTTCTTAAATCTAATAAAGGTATGGTTGGTCCTGGAATTGACGGTCAAATTGCTAGTATTCCCGCGGGAGGCGCTCCTCCACCGGTGAATCCATTGGCCCCAACTGTTTAATTTTGACACCGATATTCGGTATCAAAATGTAATACATTTTTACCACACTGGGTACAACATAAAATATAATGCTATTCCAAAGAAAACAATGGCATATTTAGTCATACCAAAATCTCCCTGATCCAAATCTTGTAGAGGTGGAGTTTGAGTGGACATATCTTTTTTAGTTACAAGATTTGAATGCGTGGTGTTTATAAGAGTTGGTCTGATTCTTTTCTTAATATTCTGTTTTTTGGGTACGTATCCTTCGATGGTCATATCACATTATTTTTTTTCGTGCGATAATATCAGTTTTTAATAAATATGTACAACAAACCACGTGTAAGTTCCAGGAAACCTAAATTTAGAGTTAAAAAAGCTGGAAAAACAAAACGCCGCAAGGCAAAGCAACGACAAAGAGCGCGTAGAGCAAACAATGAACGAGATAGAGCTCTTCAAAGACAAGCAGAATTACGTCGATCAAGAAACCGGCAGCAGCTTAGGGGAAGAATGGCAGCTGCTGCTGCTCGCGTCGCCCCTGTGGTTCGCCGACGTTTAACATTAGCAGGAGATGTAAATCAAGATATATACCTACCGGAACATCTAAGACGTCAAATGGCACGCATGGTGCAACAACCGCGCGGTTTCGCGGGGCGAGATTTATCTCAACTTTTTGCTGACCCCCGAGAAAGAAGGGAATATCTCACTGGGAGACGTAGATCAGCGAATCGCGTCAAACGCTTTATGGGTGGAATGGGTATAGGACACCTAAACATACCGGAACCCTCTGAAGATGACCTTGGAAATCTTTATGATTCTTGTCAAAATACAATGACTGCTCGAGAACAAAGATTAGTCGCCCGCCACGCGGTTAGAGCGTATGTTGCCGAATATTCTAATGACTTGTTATATGGAATCTGGTACGAAGCACAAAATGAGGGAGATGTAGCGGAGGCTTATACAGATTTTCAGGCAGCACCTACTAGCTACAGAAGAAAGCTCGCTCTTAAAGACGCTATTATGCAAACCGGGGAAGGGCAACTGTATCCGGGTACTGATCGAAACGTCAGAGCTCGACTTTTACAAATTAGTGGATGGAATTTAGGAGATTTCGGTGATTCAATAGGACTTTTTGAAGGAAAAGTTTGTTATTTGCGTTATCCTTTACCCTTCACAGTTGCCAATAAAGCTTTTTATTTCTTCAGCAATGGGAATTTAACAGACTTGCCAAAATTGCTTCAAATGATGCCTGGGATACCCACCGATGCAAATGGTGACATTGATTTTTTGGATGATATGTTTTGGCCAAGGACTGAAAGACAATTAAAACGCAGCATTGCAAAACTTGGTTGCGAAGCCTTAAATACTTACGGATTTTAAGATTTTACAAACATGTTACTTATTAAGTAATATGTTTTTTATTGTTTGGGTTTGCTTTCTTCAAGTTCTCTTATCTCTGGAATAGTTTTAGCTGTTTCATCGGTAAAGATATTGTAATAAACAAACTTTTCATTAGGTTTGGCCATTACCCAGCCTTCGGGTAGCGTTTCAGGCTTTATCCACAATGATACATTACGCAAATTACTTCGCCAATATGGAGTTTTTTGAGTCGTGCTTATGTGTTTTTTCCAGTCATCGATACCACCCTCGGCAACAGAAGCGAGGTAATCAAGCAAGTTCGGTGTCTCGCGCCGGGCGTTTTCGAGAGCTTTTAGTCGAATTTCCATGTGCTGAAGCACGTTTAAAATATTTTCCATAAAAGGTGCTAATACCAGACGAGTATTTTGTTTTGAGATCTCTCTTTCTTGCGCCACGGATCTGTGTTTACCGCTAAAACTTGTATAAACACGTGACGTTTCAATTAATGTTTGTACTTTATTTTGTAATTCTTCCAAAGTTAAAGTTTGTCTCCTGGCTAATTCTTTTTTGACAGCTATTTGTCTGGTTAATTCTTTTTGAGCCATATCCAATTGTATTTGCTTTGCCTCAAGGGCTTCCAAAGTATTCTGCAAAGTTTCGCAGCCTTCCAAAAAGTGTGTTTCTTCCATTTTGAAATAATAGAAAATATAAAATTAATTTCAATTTTATACATTATAAGTTTCGCACAATCCATCTCACTCCGTTTTCAATTGTTCCAACACTCGCACCTGTACGAAAACAATGCTCAATCCATAATTGCAGTATCATTTCTCTGGTATTATCCCAATTATATACAATAAAAGCCGCAAATAAACAAGCTCCATAAACATACAACATAGTTTAATTTTTTGTGACTTGTGAAAGAGAATGAAATCATTTTGAAATTTTGGCACCGACAGAATTATGTGCATACAATAAATGAACAAAGACCCGCATGAATTAAAAGCAACTGATACGGTAGGTATTAGTTTTTGGACTATATCAGTTGCTTTAGTTGCCACTACTGTATTCTTGGTTCTGGAAAGAAATGAAGTTGGTGAAAAATGGAAATTACCCATCAGTATTTCTGCTTTAGTCACTGGTATAGCGGCTATGCATTATTTGTATATGCGCAAAGTATGGGTTGACAAACAAATTTCACCCGTAGCGTATCGATATATCGATTGGTTTTTAACAGTTCCATTACAGATTTGTGAATTTTATTTAGTTTTATCCGTAGACGAAGATGTTCCTGTTAGTTTTCTTTACACTATGTTATCAGCTAGTTTCATCATGATATTGTTTGGATTTTTAGGAGAAACAGGAAGAGTATCGAAAACGGTTGGGTTTGTCGGTGGTATGACCGCCTGGATATACATTATATACGAAATTTTCTTGGGAACTGGTGCCAAATTTGAACAAAAGTCCAAGAATCCTTCGGTTAAATTAGCTTATAATGCAATGAAATGGATTGTAACTGTTGGATGGGCAATTTACCCACTTGGTTATGTACTAGAAGCTAAACAAATGAACATGGTGTATAATTTAGGAGATTTTGTAAACAAAATTTTATTTACGGGAATGATTTGGTACGCAGCCGAGACTGATGTGACTCGTTAAATTTTTGAATGATAAAAATAATAGTTTTTATCAATTCATCTTATCTAAGCATTTGGTAAAATTATATTACCACATGGATTGCTGCTTGTTTGACAGTTAAGATATTTTAAAGATGAAGAGCAATCACAAGGCAAATTGCCCCTAGTTTTAATACCAGGAATACATGCCCCGGCGTCTTTTAATTGCTTATTTTTAAGATTAAAGATTTCGTACTTGAAAATACCCTCAGCTCTTTGCGTAAATTGTATGGTGTCATATCCTTTGCTGATGAAGTATTCCGCGAGTAATAACTGATCTGCATCTCCTCCATTAACAGGATCAGAAAACTTAACCCCCTCTTTAGCCGCCATGCTAAAAGCTTGTCGATGATCGTTAAATACTATTGTTTTTCCTAGGTTAAACCAATTTCCAGTTCCGGGCATGTAATAAAACCAAGTATAACCCCCTATTAAATCAGGTCCTCTTTCTATTTCCACCCAAGAATCACTGGGCATACCGTTTTTGAGTTTAAAATATGGATCCGGGGGCGAATTCGCCCAAGTTGGTGGAAGGCTATTGTACTGATAAATGTAAAATACACTTTCTACCGAGTCGACATGGGGATCCCATTTTGTAAATAAATCATGCAAAGCTTTTGGCGATGATGATATATTTTGTTTTAATTCTTTAAGACTTTCAGGTAGAAATTTTGTTTGTATCACCCATAAATCATTTACAGAAAAAGGTAGTTTTTCTTGTAATTGGTTATCGGTATATATACATTTAAAATAATCATACCAGTCTGATGACTTGACGTCAGACATATTTTTAAAATAAACATCAGTCATATTTCTTGGAAAACTTGTGACAATTGCCACACAAGCTACAATAACAATTGTTACTAAAAAGCCTAATATTAATATATTTTGACAATTCATTTATATACTACCATGATTAAAACTACAGTTTTAATCATTCAAAATCGTTAGGTCTTTTTCCCAATACTTTTTCTTTTGTGTATATCAAACTTTTTACATAGTCTCTGTGTTCCATGCCTTTAATTTTTTCGTCAACTGTTCCATCGTCTTGCATAAAAACGTGAGAAAGATAATTGTAAAGAGTATATTCAAAAACAAAATTTTTATAAGATTCTTGGGATCTCAAATTTTTAAAATTTCTCAAAAAACGCAAAAAAGAATATTCGCTTATTTCTTCAGCTAACAGATAAACTATTTTTTCCCCTACATTTCTTACGTCATCACAGACCAAATCTTGTAAAATGGTATTTGCATTCATTTACCCAAACAAAAAGCTTAGTTAAAATCATTATCCCTTTCGCAATTTAACAAATAAATGCAAACAAAAAATGACTAAATGCCGAGTTTGTATCGAAAAGATTCCTCGCAAAACTGTTGTTGCTTTACCTTGCGGGCATTTAAAATTGTTTAAGGAGTAAGTTGTTTCCTAATTTCCATTAATCCTGTAAACGTTATTGGAGCAGAACCTCGTTGAAAATGGTTTAATTTGGCATTGCCAGTTAACAATAGCACCTCTTTCAATTCCTTATTTTGCGAAAACTTGGCGAACTGAGCTGCCCTCATCTCTTCTTCGTGTCTTTCCTGGAAAAAGTTTGGATCTATCTTAACTTTTGTCGGCCTTACACGTTTGCCCTTGAATTTTCCAGTTTTACCACCTGCCCCTTTCGCAAAAGCAGGATTAGAAGCAATTTCCTCTTCTGGATTTTTATCTAACGCAAATGTCAAATAAAAATCGTTATTATTCTCTTTAAATTTCGAAGCTTGATAGTAGTGTTCAACCGAAGCCCAGATATGCCCATCTAATTCAAAAGGTGCGATACAAAAGTTAGATAGTTTTTTCCTCCAATCTGCTATGCGCGATAATTTCCTAAACCGTGCGAGATTTTCTGCACTAATTTTTTCTCCTTTGCCTTTACCCGGTGCCGGTTTAGCTGAAGACTTTGAATAAAATTGGAATATCGTATTGCTATCATATAACACACCTTCTGGTGTTAATATTCGACTGTCATCTATGCTATTTGTATTCATACTTGCATGGCGATATTTAATTTAACAAAATCATTGTCAGAAATAAATGTCAACAGTAGACGAGTGTATAGTATGCTTTGAAGAAGCATGGTTAACCAAAACTCCGTGTAAACATGTGATTTGTATTGCATGTTTGGCAAAACTACAGAAGGATGAATGTCCTTATTGTAGAAACAAATTATATGCTTATTTACCAAATTGTTTAAAAGGTGTTGTAAGCATGAAAAAAAGAAACGAGCTAAATTTAAATAATTTAGAAGAATTTCCGTCTTTGAGTTAAATTTGGAAATTGAATAATTTTAGCTGTGTAGGAAAAATCAAAATGTATAGCATAAATTCAGAAATCGAAGAATTACAAGAAAAAATATCCAAATTACAAAAAGAAAAATATCGACTGGGTCTGTTACAGCAAACAAATGATGGGGAAGAATTGGGGGATAAATATTCTAACTTATCAGTAGATTTGGAATACACAGAACAATCTAGTAACGTAGATGAATATGCACTAACAATTGAGGGAACACTAAACATTAGTTATGAGTACGAAAAATCTCCTGTTAATATATCAGTGACTTACAGTTCTTGGGCGACCCGCGAAACTCTTGGAGACGGTCCTGTCATTAATTTTTATATAAATATAACAGGCGAATCAAACTCTTTTGTCGAAACTATACAAAGTGCTTTCGAAACACCAGAAGACTGGAAGTATTTAATGATAGATCTTGACGCCTTGTAATTGAATATTCTTTCCCTGTGGAAAGAATATTAACGCAAAAATACTCACATGACCGAAGCCATGTGAGTATTTATATGCATACAAATTAACGTTTACATTCTCGAAGGAAAAACTGTAGGGTCATTTGTTTGACGTTCCAGCTGAGGCACTGGGATCGGATGAAAAATTTCAGTACCCGGAGGAGCTCCGCCTGTAATGGCAAGATATGCTGCTCCGTTACTTATGTCAATGACAAAGCTTGGAGAAACTTCACCGCGTTCAAGTGAGTCGAGAGGGTCGACCATATTCGGGTTTGGATTTGTGTAATTGTTACTATTCATATCCGGTTTTTCTGTATTTGCAGAATAATAAAATCACTTTAAGTTTCTTTGACTCTAACGTAAAAATACCCCCTTGACCGAAGCCAAAGAGGTATTTTTATGATATTCAAGACGTTCGCCGAATACAACGTCTACATTTACATGCTGATGTTTTATCGCAAAAGCAAGTAAGCTTGATGAAAAAGCATATTCGAAAACATGAATTGTTGGTTTGTTTACACATATTCATCTTCATTGAAATCGTTGATGTAATTCAATTTGAGAACAGTGAAGTATTACACTCTCAATCTTTGCCAATTATAGCAATTGACTGATACTCATTAACAGCCAATGGTCCACCAAGATTACAGCATCTTTCACGGTGTTTTGACCAATGACCCTTTTGGCATTTAACATCGCAGTACCAATCCAAACAGCAATCTTGACATAACTTCAAGGGTTTGTCTTTTTTCCCACAACAACTGCAAATAGGATTTCCTAGTCTCACGAAAGCAAGTTGCAAAGCTATATCGAAATGGGGACCCAAAGGGCTGCTTGACGAGTTTGATTGAACTGGGATACGTTTCATCACAAGTTGGACATCTTTTCTAGGTATGCTTTCCGCGGCATGCACAAGAACTTTTCTGTTGTTGATAACTAGCGATGTCACGTATTTCCACATGGCATTTCCCGGTGAGATGTCGACATGTGACTTGACAAACTTATGTAACCCAGGTAAAGATCGTATGATCAAAGCTTTTCCATAAATGTTAAATCCTACCATTTCAGCAGCTTTGGTGTTAAGCGGTAGCTTAAGAAGCTCCCCTTCTTCTCTGACATACATTATAGAGTCTGAGAGAGGCGAAATTCCTATTACGGTAAAATGTCCTCCTAAAAATTTGTTAATTTCATCGCACCCTGGATCATCTTCTAAATATTTGATTTGGGTGATATTCTTTTTGGAATCTGGTATAGTAGTACTCATATTCACTTATAGAGATTCTGCTATACTTTTTCAGTTTCATTTACCTGGTAGTAGTTGTAACGTAATTATACCATCATGACCGAAGCCATGATGGTATAATTATATTCTTTTTTAGTGGTTTTATGGTAGTTTTTTCATGTATTTGTTTGCCACAGCGTCAAGACAATGTCGTGTGTCTTCGTCGAATACCTTAAACACCAGATCCGCGGGGTGATCTTCTTGTAGAGGTACACGTGCATCGAGTCCATACGTCATGAAAATACTGTTGTTATTTTGCAGGAATGGTGCTAACCCGACCAGTCCCCTGTCTGAACACCTTTGGCAAAAAAATATCTTTGTACCCATCGTGTAAGTAGAGTACTTAGCTGGTGTCTGACACCTTAAATTATGCCAGTCTTCAACATTGCGACAATTGTTGCGGTTATATCCTTGTTGTAATCCAAAACATCTTTGTGACATATCTACGATTCAATATATAATGCTAAAAATTATTTCATTTTCAGTCGCTCAGACCAGGAGGGTCGTCACAGTGACCATATTCTTGATCGTAATATTCCGCCTCTTCCTCCTCTTGCTCCGACTGCGTCGGGTCGCGCAGTCTAAACCGGTATGCATCGTCCTCTGTACAAGTATGTAAAAGATTACAAGTGCGTCTTGTTTTGTATATCCCTCTGATGGGAGTTTTAAGATCTTTTGTGTGCATTAATTTAATGCTACAATGTTCTCGCACAACACAAGCCAAACAACTGCATTTACACGGAGGCAAAACAACCCAATCTGACATATTCAACGTCTCAAAAAAGCGTCCTATAGCTTTCCGAGAATAAAAGCCAGGTTTGTTAGTTCTTTTTTGTTCTTGGAATTGCAAGTATCTATGTCCCATACTTTTGTTGCTGTATGCATGGTAAGATTTCGGGACTCTCGTGATTTCATCGTATGGATACAACCTTTTTTCCCTCCACCAATGATGCAAAGAAGAAAAGATACTGGGTGGTCTTTTACGAGAAGCAAACTTCGATACAGAGTGTATATCTCTCAATTTATTGCTTTTCCTGCGAATGTGTTTATCAACTGGTTCGATCATGTCCAGCATTACATCGAAACCAAACCTTCGTAATTCCCGTACTTTGAGACCAGCATCTCTTATGTTCATAATATCAAACAAGATATCTCTTAACGTGTGTTCATGTTCGTGTGCCGGTTCCAGGTTTCGTTGCTTGCAGCTACAAGCGTACCCAACCTCGTCTTCCAGGGGCAAAAAACTAAAAATGTTTATCCAGGAAGAGTCACCGATCTTTTCGTCTATTCTACAGCGGATTTCCCATAACCATTTACTGAATTTTGCTCTGCGACTTTCACAACCCGAAATTAAAATTTTCGAATCACAAAACATATACTTCTGACTTTGTAATACATCTTCGGCGAAAAAATGGTCAGGTGTGTGATTGCGGTGTCTTTTGCAAGAGTCGATCGAATTCATACAATTAAAGAAAGCTCCGGAAGATCTCACGCCGACATCACTAAATTTTCTTTCCGGGCTCCAATTGTAGTCTTCCAACTCAACGTTGGTGTAACTGTGTGCTAGAGCTATATCTTTGGGATCTGCAACCGGGGCTAAAAAAGTTAAATCATTTGAATCCCCGATTCTGATATTCATCGATAAACGATAATGCTTGCAAAAACCGTCACAGCACTTTTCACCTGTTTCTGTGTAGTGTATACCCTTTTGACACGTGTGACTACCCAAAAGCGCTTCTCTGATTGGGTCTCTTAGATCTCGATGAGTCCAGCAGTTACAGGTTAATGGACTTTCTTGTATATCCATATTTTGCTTCATTGCATCAAACAGTGGTTTTTGAGACGCGGACCAACCGTCCTCAGGGTGCGGAATATAATTCGCAAGTGATTGCGGGGATAAAAGCCCAGGCAAATTACCAGGCTTGCAAATATGACTACAGTTCCACATCTCATAACCTTTGTAATTTTTGCGAGAGCGACGAAGCTGATGTCCCCGCTGCCACTTATGCTGGGGGTACCTGCGAATACATACCCAATTCCCATCATCACGACCTGGGAGTGACAATACATATATATTGTCGGGGTTTTCTTCACTCTGTAAAAATTTTTCAAGTCTGTCTAGGGGAGTGGACCACAACTGTGATCTAGCGGTAGGTACCCAATCCCATGACGTCATGGTTTTTTCATCGGCCGTGCACAACCCATGTTCCATATTTGGAGATAACCAAAGGTTTGCAGGCAAGCTTGTTAACGACAAAAAGTCGCTCTGTCCCTTTTGCTTGTATTCTTCAGCAAGTAGTTCGACCGGGATGTCGGTGGGTAAAATGTATTTAGGGGACATCATTTTCACCCGTTTGTACTGAAAAGAGTTCATAGCATGTGGGATGTATTCACATCCACCAGCATCTTCTCCTATAGTCTCCGCCCAAAATTTGGCACCAACCTTGCTGATGGCACTATCAACAGTTCCGGGTGACGAGATGTCGATATATATGGAAAATTTTAGCACTATTTTGTACAAGCCTTTCGTTTCTATCACCTTGCTCTCGTGTAATAAATGCGCAGGAAAAATTAACCATCTACCGGCAGTGCAACTGTCGTTGTAAAGGTGTGCATTCAACACCTTTCCATGCATTCGTCGCTTCATGAAATTTAGGTGCGTCTTTCGTTCGTCGGACATGTCGTCGCTATCCCAACAAGAGTTGGCTTTGAAGTTGGCTTCGAAAAATTCACGGGTCTCAAACAAAGGTATTCTCTGCGAAGCAAAAGACGTTCTTTGGTGGTGTTCGAAAATTCTGTGCCACGCGTGAAATAAACTGCCTGGTTTATGAACAACGGTGGCCCCTTGATCAGAATACTCTGGGACATTCGATCCCAAACAATACAAAACCGTAAATTTTGTAAAGCCTTGGTAAGCGCGCTGGTCGAGCATGTGTCTGACCTCGCTGTCCACGCTTTTCGTCGTTTTACACCGAGCGTAAGGCGCTCGCATATCTGCCCACTCGTACTTTCCATTTTTCCACGTAACTCCCTCATACTTTTGAGGCGAATCTAAAGGCAGGGGCTTTAGTCTGCAATTTTTATAATCATAGGACCCCGAACCACGAACTAAATCCACCGGTCCATATGGACCCTCGCATGTTTCTTTCATACTCAAGAGATGATAGTTAATCTTGAAAACACCAACATCATATTTTCTCCATCCATTTGCCTCTGAGTGCACAGCGGTTCTTTTTCTGTTTGTCCATCTGTTTTTCATGGCTTTTTTGCATTCAGTTATTGGAAATTCCCCTATGTAATCTCGATGAGGAGCAAATGCATCCCCTTTGGTGTAAAACAATAAATCAATTCCACTCTGTGTGTCAATAAACCAAGGGTATGTGGCCGGTGTGCTCAAAAATCCTTTTTGTTTTACTATCGCATTCCTGCCCGCCCAATGTTCCACGACTCCGTTTGCATCGAACATTCTTCGAGCTTGGCGATTACGGTATCGAAGCCCGGGGTCAACAGCTTGAGAGCCGATTTCCAAAACTTTTTGTTTGTTTCCATGAAACACTTTTTTGCCTATCAATTTGTCGAGATGCGCAACAAGCGCGCCTTGAAGATTTGGCTGATGTACTCGGACATACGAGGGTAATTTACCAAAGACCTGAACATAGGGTGGCAAAGGACCTCGCGTCGAATGGGGGTTGTGAAAAAATTCATCGAAATTAAATCTAGCACGCTTGCTCTTGCGTACCTGCGGATTTTTAGACGAAGATTTCGTGGATGCATTTCCAACTTTGGCATCTTCACCGGATAGGTACATGTGTCTGCACAATTCAGTCAAATTTGGCACTCCTATCGAGTTAAAAGCGGCTTCCTTGAACAGGTTATGCACCTCGCAACCGTCACCTGTGAAGGGTTCGGCATATCCATGTGTAGAATCAGAAGGTCTGATTATATGGTCCGGTTGACTGGACATATTCGGGTTCCCAAAGACATAGCTATTTCTCATATCCATTGGGGGGTACGATTTTATACTTAGAACTGTATAAAAATCATTTGCAGCGATGACTTGACAGGGGTCTACCCTCTTAAATAAAATTGACTATGTAATGACTCAGAATATCGTGAATTTCAATGACTTTGATCGGATCTTGTGACGGGAGATACGACACAGCAGGTAAATCGGAGACATTGTAATAACCTTTCCACACAGAAGTATATTCTTTTTCCCATTCTTTGACATGCTGTAACATTTCAGCGGGTTCTCTTCCCGTTTCCCTCCCGGTTTCATAGCTTTCTAATTTTATATAAGTCTTTAACACTTCGGGAAAACTGCGTTGTAGTTTGTTTAATTTTTCTTGGATAGGTTGTGCGTCGGCTAGTTGCCGCGCCGGCGTCGGGAGAGGAACCCCTGGTTCACACCAATAATCAAAATGTGTTTCCCCTCCCCAAACGACGGTAGCAGGGTATTGATGAGGTAATTTGCGTCTGCGTATATGCGGAAGAGGATGTAATTTGCAGTCACTATTATCTGAATTCCAAACTATTGGTGATCTTAGTTTTGGGAAAACATTCTTTCCCAAGAGAATGACAAAATTCCAAAGACATCTAGATATGATAATTCTATTGTCTGTCTGCAAAATATCACCGGCTATCTTAGATCTAAGATGCTTGCGTCCTATGTTGTATCTTAAGTACCTTCTCAATAACACCTTTGCGGGAGGATCATTGCACATACAATTACTTAAAAGCTTAATGGTCGGAGGTATGCCTTGCCAAACAGATCTATCATTGGTATTTCGCGACTGTAAACCATCACAAAGAGTTGACGGAGATCTAGTAACCCTGTGATTCGATATTTGAGGATATAATTTTAATAAGGTATGTTTGGCCCTAAAATATCGTTTCACTTGTTGTGGTGAAGCACACGGACAGCTACCTGCGCAAATATTCATACGTCCATAAAGCCACGGACAATTAACGTTTCTTTGTCTATACAAAAGAGGTAAAAAAAGACCTTGATTTCGCAAAAAATCATCTCGGGGGTTGTGTGACCCATCTGTAATTAATTCGAGTATGGTACAAGATAAGTCCCATTTATGTAAACAATGGTGGAAAACTCCGGCCCTAACTCTAAAAACACGCTGTAAACTATAAAAATTTTTAGTCGCACGAGGGAAAATGTAATTATAAGCAGAGTGTAAGAAACACTCTGCTAGTCGATAAAATTTACTGTATTTTTGATAAGTAAGTTTTTGTCGGGGGTTTAATTGATGGATCTTCTTTTTTTCCCACGGACTAAATCTTTCGGTCAATATCCTTATGAAAAATAGTCCCAATATATCCGGGGTTTCACCAATCATACGTTTGATGAAATATACAAATAATTGCTTATCTTTTTCGTCGCAAGAAAACATATCTATTTTTGTGAAAATAGATATTTAAATTTCAGTTTATGGTTGCTTTAAAATAATTAAATCTCAGGAGATAGACAGCCTATTTGTTCGAGTGGCATGCGATGCATTTCATCCATTAATTCGAGTTCTCCTATATTTATTCCTTCTATATCAGACGGCATGTCACTACTACCTTTTGAAATAGCTCCTAAACAATCGACTAAGGTAAGATCTACTAAATCCTCTGGCTCGGAACAAGCAAACATATCCAAAGTTTCAGAAACTGTGAATTCAGGTGTAATCCTTGATTTTTTGCGGGTCCTTTTTCTCGGTAAGAATTGGGGTTTACCACAGTATTTTTTATGACCCCCAAGCGCGTGACCGTTTGGGAAAGTTTGTAAACATTTTTCACATCTGTAAACTTTGCCACCGCTCTTTGTTTTCTTACAGGGAGGGGCTTCCTCGACTGTTTTTTTCCTTTTTTTGCTTTTCGGACGAGAGCTTTTTGTGGGAGGGGATTTTTTTGTAGAGGACACTTTTATGTTGATTTTTAAATCAGATGTGCATTTTACGATTAATTGGGGTTTGTAATTGTCTGCTTCCCATCTAGCGATTGGAAGTTCTTGTAAGCACTTTTTGACGCGCTGGTAAATAAACGCGTAACGCATAGCTGCAATTCCTAAAACGCTTTTTGAACGGTTTACGATCAAAGGAAAGTATATGTCCAAAAGTTGTTTTCTGTAAGCAAACCTTGCTCTGCGCGCTGCCGATTCTGAACCGGAAAAAGTGTTAAACTTGCCTGCCTGATATTCTTGCCAGATTCTTTTTCGCAAAAGGTAGATTTGATATTCTCCCGCGCTCAAAAATTGAATTTCGTTTTTAATGCTTACCGTAAACAAACGAAGATCGCTGACATTACCGTGCTTGATACCAGCCTCCAATCTTTCTTCATCCTTGGAACTAACACAACATCCGGGTATCTTATTTACATTTGGGACAAAAGTAAGGGCTTCAATGTCTGGGAAACCTTTCAAAATAGCCCATATGCTACAGGTCGTTTCCGAGGGGGTAAATCCCATGACTACATCATTTTTTATAGTTTCTATAAACTGTTTTGTGGCCGTATCAACCACATGTCGAAAAAGTTTTAATCCTTCGGGTTTGGGGAGAGATTTGGGTGGTTGAAGGGTGTCTGTAGACATTGAACCTTTTGCAATTAATTGACGATGCCTTTTACCACCTCTTTTAATGGCATTACCGGTAAGAGGATTGACGACAAGCTTGTCTTTCTCTGTCAAAAGGTTTTTCACCGCGGTATTTACGATGATTTTTGAACTTTTTTGTGTTTCTTTTTTGGATTTTTCAGCTTTTCTCACCAATTCGTGTCTTGATCGCGCACTCTTACTTGACGCGCTTTTTTCGCGAGTTGCTACAGCTGCTAACGTGCTTGGCAATTTTTCCAATCTGTCGAATTCATCCAAAAAATCATCTGTAATAACGGAAGAAGCGCCCATGCCTTCGCCAAAGATGGCTATGTTCATACTTTCTTCGAAAAGGTGCCTAAACAAAATGTCCACTATTGTACCTACCCCATGTAAAATCTGCGGAGAAGCTTGGAAATATTTGTTGTAGATTTCTATAATTTCCATTTGAAAGGCTAAAGCATTTTCATCGGTGTTTAGCCTTGCTTTGTTTTCTTCCCACCATGCTTCTCCAGCTCCGGAGGTGACATGATTTTTCATGTTAATGACTCCGTCTGCCATTTGACTGATTAGTTTGTAATTCAATGATAAAAACCCTGTATCAATACGATAGGGCAAATTCTGAGCGGCATGGATCAGATTATATACAGTTTGGACGCTAACTCTTTGGTCAGATATATTCGTTGATGAACCACCAGTAGTTTTAGTATTCATATGCAACTTATAGGTTGTATATGCGAAAAAATCATTTTGAAATTACAGATTATCAACTATTTCATGAATGTTATCCCACAGTTTACCGGAAATCCAAAAAATATTAGAGTTATTTTCACCTTCTCTTTCTTTTGTTCTTTGCTGAAATTCATGCATTTCAACGAGCCAATTACGCAGTTTAAGACGAGATGTAGAAACCACATCTCGTTGTCGTCGAGCGGATACTACCGCATCTTTCAATAGCACCTCTTCTAAATTCATGACAGAATAGTTAGCTTTAAGGAAACTAACCGAGATAAACACTACTAAAATACACAACATACCATAAACGACAATATCAACCAAATTTGCCATCGGTGTGGCAACACTTCTTATTTTGAGGTTATATCTTGGGTTGGATATGCGTTCAAGTTTTTCGTACTCGTCGTATATATACAAACCCGTGGTAATTACCTTAGATTGGTAATATATTTGGTGAGGCGGATTATGAGGTTCGCAAATCCATGTATACAATTTGTTTTTAGAGGATGGATCGATTGTTCCCTTGCAAACAAATTGTGGAGTTTCAGTGGGACAGTTTTTGTGTAAATATTTTTTGTTACGGTAACAAAGAACCCTTGGGTCGTCAAAGTCAAATGTAATTTTAATATCCTTTTTAATACCTGTAGCGGTGACGCTCAAGATATTCAAAAAGCCTAAAAATAGCAAAATTTTATACATCATTTTTGCTATTTTAAATTCTGTAAAAGATATCATTTTCTCTTTTTGTTTTCTCGTGGAAATTTTTGACAATTTTTAAAAGTGCAAGTACAACATTTGGATTTACATCTTTGTATGTAAAGATCTTGAGCATCTTTTGGTACACTTTCCCAATCACACTGTTCCCCTTTAAGAGCGCATTCTCGGGCATAAAACTTTAGATGAAGCCCTGGACTCCATCTTTGCGGATGAGGATGTAGCGGTGTGGGTTCGCAAAACTTTGCATAACAAGGAGGCATCGCCCTGCGAATGCCCTGAGTATGCAAAGCTTCCAAGGCTTCGTCTGCCGCTAGCTGATGCGCATCTTTCTGTAAACTGGCGGATTTAACTGTGACTCCGGGGCGGACAAGGTTTATTTCTTTCCCCTTTTTCTTTACATACAAACGCATTTGTTTTTGGGTGTACTCGCCAACTTCTATTTCTGCGACTTCTGTATAAATCTTTCCTAGTTTATGACTCCACACATCGGCGAGTTCTTTCAAACGAGTTTTTGGATCTACCAACAAAGCGTAATCTAAACTACCTGTTTGTTGCATGTATCCATTATCGATGTTGTTCACATCAGTGCACATAGTTGTCGGAAGTTTACCGCAAATTGGTATTTCATCGTACAAAGATCTGGTCAAATGTGTTATCACACTGAAGGCCAATCCCGCGTCCACCGGTTTGCCTTCTCTTGCCTTTCCTTCTTTTACTGTTTTTTGAATTTTGTAGATTTTAACACTTTCAAATATAGTTTGTAAAGTTGCTTCAAACACATCTTCCAAAATAGACTTACGCTCACTGTTTCTAACCGGAATTGTTGCGTGAACAAAATTCCAAAAACCCAAACTCTCGGCTCTAGCAAACAGCATTTTCTTGCTAACCCAATCTATTTTTAATCGGGTAAGAATCCTGACTCCTGCCGGGCAATTACACGCAGGTAGCCGAGATTTGAGGTATTGAATAACAGAAATGTAGACGATTGAATCACCTGCCATTTCTAATATTTCATAATTACAATCTTCGTTAACAGAAGGATGGGTAAATGCCTGTATAAATAAGTCTTTGCTTAGTTCCCATATTTCTTCACGAGTTGCTTGTTTAATCTTTCCTCTTTTCAAAAGAGCAAAGATGAGTTTCTTAAAGCCTGGTCCGTTAAAATCCGGCTTATATTCTTCATCTGGTAGCTTGATAATATCCATAGTTACTATATAACTATATACGTTTAAAATTCATTTTCAGGTATCTTTTTTAGCATCTGCTAACCCCTGTCATGCGAGGTGCGTTAACACAGGATGTGCTAGCTTGTGCCATACGGGCTAACTGGGCTTGATGCGCGTGATGATGCTTATGCTGTGTCATTTGCAGTTTGGTCTGACCATCTCTGTGCCATTTATTACCGACACCAACACCCATTGCCCAGCCCGGGTATTTGTAGTTTTCTGCCACCAAATTAGCGGAAGCAAGAAGCACGGTTCCAAGCCAAAACAAAGCCGAACAGCATGTGTCGCACATCTTGTTTTTGTTACTCATGGATAGTAGTTTGAATACTAAGCATAATCCAAAAACAACTAATGCGGATATTGTAAGTGTTTGTTTCATGTTTTTATTAATGAACGAAATTTAATAAAAACAAAATCGGAATTTACCTAACAAAAATACATAAAAGATCTTTAATCGAAAAATCTCTGCAATCTTCTTGACAACAACTGCACGGCCCCAAACAACAACAAAAAGCTCCTAACATCCAAATAACAAATCCTACTAACGCATCTATAATAAAATCCCATATGAAAGGTGTTTCAGATCTCATGGGGGCGCAAAAATTAAACATTGCCAAAAAGCCCATCCCGGATGCTAGAAATAAGAAAAACCAAATAACTACATTTTTAGCAATTTTCATAGAAAGGATGCACATTTCTATTTTTCGAGCAGTGCTTATCCTCTCGGGGGTACCGGAAGCCTCTCTGATATTTTCTTCCGGTGGTTCTGTATTTATATCAATGCTCACAAGTTCTTCCTCGGGTTTTCCTATAATATTTCCGTGCCAGTATTCATTTTGATTTATTTTTTCACACCTACACAATGGACATTTATTGTTATGCGTCTCGCGCAATTTAAGTAAACAAGGATCACATATTTTTCCTTCTCTATTTTTCATAGGTTCATTGTCTTTGGTAGAACAATTTAAACATGAATAATATTCCTGTACGTGTTCGTGACATATCACGCATATAACACCCTTTGGGTGTATATTCGATAGTTTCCGATTAAAGCAAGAAAACATATTACTCCTAGGAGTAATATGCTAAAAAACTTACTGTTTATATACTGTTTGTAGATTTACGCCTCATCCTCGCTACTGCTAAGCTCGCCGCTTAAAGCTTGTTGTACTAGACCAGCAATACCAGCGTCGCCGAGCACCATGTTTGGCCCTTGCCCAGAATTCCACTTGTCTTTAATGCGACGAAGCTTTTGACGACTTCTCTCAATAGCTTGTTCCTCTTGTTGATTTCCCTTTGGCTTAACACCATCAGCTTTTGGGGCTTTGTTAATGTTTTTTGCTTTGTTTTTCCACTCAGACTGTTGTTCTTCGGGAAGAGCTTTCCACATTCTAGCATATTCTCTTGATTTGTCCCCAAAAGTCATATCCTTACCTTTTAAAGCGGGTCTGCCTATTTCCTTCAACCATAAAATGTACCCATTGGTTCTTTTTTGACCTTTCTTTTTGCCGGGATTTTTAGATTTCTGTTGCAGTAGATCTTGCATTTGTTCTAGTAGCTGTGTTTCTGTTACACTTGCATTAAAATCTTTACTCTTAATGAAACCGGCAATCTTTCTCAACACGCACGCTTCGTATTGTTTTAAATATTCTTGTAATAGTTTTTCTATCGGTGTGTTATCCATATTCACATATAAATTGTGCACAAAAATTTTATCATTTTGAGACAACGCAAAAAATTTACCCACCCAAAGGTGAGTAAATTTAAATATTCAATTACCAATATACAAATCCGCACACACATGCAAAAAACTATAGACAGCTTCGTTTTCTATCTCCGAGAAATTGTTTTCTATCCAATTTTTCGCGACCAGCATATGTTTTTGTAGTTCTGTTTTCGGACTCTTTCTTTTTATGATTTCGAGTATGGTTGCTTCTTTGAACCACGCAAGCTTTTCTGCTTGCGAAAAGCTTTTCCATGAATTACCGGCTTTTATATACGTGTTTATATATTCTTCTTCGTCACTAACGTGGTTTATTGCGTTAAAAGTATACGCAAAATACACCCAGCCATTTTTTGGAAGCTCTTTCTCCAACATTTTTGATTTTTTAAAAATGCGCAAAAATATTCAGTTTTCACTCGGGTGGTTTCGCAATCTCCTAGAGTTAATGTAAATCTGTAAGATGTGAGGGATCATAGAAGATCTTCTATTTGCCCATCCCTTGGGGTACAAGGCACTCGGTGCTCTATTGTATTCCGAGATTATTTCTTCCAAACGCCGTGTTTGCCGTGTTTGCATATTCTTTTTGGACTTTGGTGTTGGGTGTGTCATATCCTTGAAATGCATGAAGTGATAATTTAAATTATCACTTTCAACCAACGTTAAAATACTGGTACGCCCAAAGACATACCAGTATTAGTTTTTTGACAATTTTAAGTCTGTCAAGGACATAAAAATTTTGGAGTTTTTTCACATGCTGATGTTCCCGAGGCGACGCTACTTAGCACACTTACTTATTGGCGCTTGGTGCTTCGTCCAATGTTACTTCATCTTGGTCTTCAATACGACAATAAAGTTCAGAACCAACGGCGAAGCCACACAGGCGATAAGCTTCACGTTCTCGCTCTTTAGTTATAGCTCCCAATGCTGGATCATGAGATGCGTGATGTGTAATCAAACGACGACTGATAATGGCATACTCTTCTCTTTCGGGATAATACCATAACTTGCCACTTGGATATTCGCGACGGACTAAGGGGTGACATGCAATTTGAACATTATCCACAGAACTTATTACGCCAATACACTCCGAGTCTGAGCTCGAATGATTAATCCATTTAATTATATCGCCCTCGCGATATTTGTAACGCCTCGATTTCCCAGATGATTTTACCCATAAATAAACTGGAGAGCGTGTTTTAGAGCTGTTTATTACTCTCAACTTTTCCTTTTGATTTTTTTCCAGTATTTTTTTAAATTCTTTCTCCCACTGGAAATAGACTTCACATAACGCGTCGTTTAAAACCGGGTGGCCGTGATGACGCATGTTTGGGGATGTTTCATTCCAGATTTCTAGAAACGTTGGATCGTTAATCTTTCGAAAATATAGTTCTTGTAATTCTTTCTTTGAGGCGTAGTACTTGCAGCTGCTCTGACAGCGTTCATGTTCATACTTTACGTAATCTTCGATGGACGTTACTAATTGTGACATGTGCCCACTCCACCGTCCCCCGCTTTTGCTGTATACTTGCGCCCCTTCGGGAACATGGGCAATGTCACACACGTGTTTGTAGTTGATTTTAATGGAATCGCCAAATTCCCATGGTTGTTGATTGAGCAACTTATTATTCACCAATCCTACAAATTCACCGCCTCCCATGCTGTTACACACCCGGCTCACCCTTGTAACAGTGCACCAGAATAGTTCACCATTGTGACTTACCTTAACGCAATCTCCTTTCTTGACAGCTTGTAGTTTGGCCAACGATGGCAGTTTGGAAAAAGGGGACGCTTTTCGTCGACTTTGCAACAATTCGTGCATGAGATGACAATCTCTCAAAACTCCATTGCGGCCTCCTATACTCTTAAAAAACTGCTCCTCACCACCGAGAGTAGCGGCGCATTCTACCTCCCCCGAGGGCTCTAATCTGATGTTTTCTTCCGGCTCTCTTAGTGCCGAAATTGTGGGTTTCCAGAAAGAATTTTTGCACAAATTTGTGGGATCGGTTTTGTTTTCTTTTCGCCACACATACAGCAAATAAAAACTCGCCCCGTCTCTGATATCGCGAAATGTTTCTTGGACTAAGTTGCCGTTTCCGTTTACTTTAAACTCGGGGACCACATAAGGTTTGTTGTCATTCAACGGGTGGAAGTTTTTTATAGAAAGACCGAGTTTTTTGGCTTTCTTTGCTTCTGCGATTGATGAAACTTCTGTGGCAAACATCCTGTGAGCGTCATCCACGGTATCGTCTATTGTGAAAAGATAAGGCCTCGAAACCCCAAGATTGGGATGCCAAACAATACTGCCTGTAACCCAAATCACTCGCAAAGATTCATAGTCAATACCCAAATATTGCTTGAGACTTGACCTAAGTTCACGAGATGCAATGTTGCGGGTGGTTGAAACCGGCTGTGTTTCAATTGCCACTGGTTTGCCGGCAATTTTCCCATATTGAACTGACAAAAAATCGTTGAGATCCGCGTTACTACCCCAGAAATTTCTGAAAATGTTGTCGAGTCTAACAAACTCTTTTGACAGAGCCAATAGCGTTTTGCGTTTCGTTTGTTTGTAACACAACAGATCAACCGACTTTTTTTCCAAGATTTTTGGTAAAAGTGTGTGCAGGGGACGATGATCCAAATTGGTGTAAACTTTAACATAGCTCGGCAAATCGTTGTGCACAGATACTTTCATTTCTTCAGCGGCCCAAAGTCGGGACAACGAAGCCGAATAATCTCGTATTTCTTGGATTCCCTTGACAAGATGTTTTAGGATAAGCACCGAGCCCGTCGCACCCTTGTTGTCCCAAAGCAAGTCTTCACTGGGAATTAAATATCCATGTTCGGTAATATCCGCTAGTTTAAACTTTACTAGAAAAGCTAGGCCTTCCAGTAAGCATTTAGTAATAAGTCTTAGCAAGGACTTTTCGTTACCTGACGATGAGAGAGTATCCATTATTTTGGCTCTTAGAACTTTTATCTCGATTATCGCAAGATGACATATCATCTCCACTTGACTATGTGGAATATCCTTGGATTTTTGTGGTACTTTTTGTTTGTTCATATCCAACTTGACAAAACAAGGAGTAATTAATCACTTTCCTGTAACGTAAAATTACCTCTATGACCGAAGTCATAGAGGTAATTCGTTTTTTGTGTTGGAGACAAGGAAGCTGTGTGCTTTTATTAGTTATGTGACGCTTGCAGACTTTTCCCCGCCGCAAGCTGAGCCATCATCTTGGTCTGGGTCTGGTCCAATTCCTCAGCAATGGCCTCAGCCTTATCCCGAGCCGCTGTACGAAGGAGCGGGTAAAGTGGCAGTTTTCCTGTAATTTTTGCTTCGATCCCAAATTCTGATTTGACTTGTTGGATTTCTATCATCAAACGTTCAAATTTTTCTCCAGTATATGTTCTGATCTCTCCATCGTGATGAAATTTGACTTTGATTTTGATCCAAGTTCCGCGATATTGTATTTCACGAACTTCGCCACTGTAAATGGCGGCAACGATGGGACGGTCTGTGTCGAACACAATTTCCACGTGTTCTCCAATAGAATATTGACAGGAACCGGCGTGCACGTGTGCCGCCGCGCTGTCCCCGTCGCTACTCTCTTCGTCGGAGCTGGCGAGACCGTCCGGAACAACAGGAACTAAAGGGGCTATCCGCTGCATCCACTCCTCGAGTTCTTGTTCTGCTGACTTGTCAAGCGCCTTTTCGTAATCGCTCAAGTAGTAATCCATGGTAGTTCCCCAGTATCCAGGGTCTCGAGGATTATTGTCGACTTTGTCGTCCAGATAGCCCCGTCCCTGCGCAAATATTTCATCAACTTCATCCGCAGTGAAAAATACACTCAACGTTTCGCGCTCGGAACCGTCAGAGTCTTTGTCCTTGGCATGTGTAAACAACCACAATCCAGACTCCTGTACAGCAGAAAGGTTATCCCATCTGTACTTGATCGGTCCGCTGACTAGTCCCAACGTGATCGCTTTTTGCATGTGATAGTCTCTCACCATCCAGTTCTGCATGCTAGGGTTGCTAGAACAGTCGCATGTAGTTCCACGGGATAGATACTTGGCGCATTTGTCGCAGAACTTGTGTATCATATTCGAAGCCGCTGCTGCGGCATATTCAGTGTTTGGGTTTCGTGTGTTAGATTCCATATTCGTGCTTGCACGAAATTTTGAATATAAGATATCACTTTCAGATAGTGTTTTTACCAGGAAAATTTAACCTAAAATTACCTCTATGACCGAAGTCATAGAGGTAATTTGTTTTTGTTTTTCGGATCAATCACAAAAGCCCGTTCAAACAACTTGCCCTTTCAAGTGGATTCTTGGTTTTCTTGATGCGTCTTTCCAGGGTATTTTTCCATCTACGAAAAGTAGCATCATCTTGTGGCCAAGTCCTTATAATGTCGTACAAGTTCTCGGTATCGTTCTGGAACCTGGGGATCCAGAACGTCGGATTGAGATAGCATACTAGCTCCCACCAATCTGTTACCGCAACGGACACTTTACCACTGTGCTGCGAGGAGTACACCTCGAGACCGTTGTAGTAAAGTGTGAGCATTTCAGAAGAAAGTTTTACGCTTCTTTTCTTGCTCTTCTTTTTCCTTTTAGCGGCGGCTGATTGTTCCTGTCGCGCATCCCGCTCCGTTCGATAGCGAGTCTGAAGTCGTTTAATAGCGAGCATGTGACGAGGATTCATGGCAGCTTTGTACAATTCGTCGTCCAGAAATATATCACTGTCATAGAACTTTTGATATTTCGGATCTTGCCAATCAATCAAACCTTCATGGTGCCAGAACATCAATACAGCGAGCTTTACGTATCTGATATCCACCGCGTCAGCGGCATATTCATTGTTTGGGTTTTCTGTGTTAAATTCCATATTCATGGTTTGTGTGGAATTTTAAATATAAGATATCACTTTCAGACGCGCTTCTAACAAGGAAAATTTATAAGCTTTGCTTGTAAATTTGTACTAACGTAATATATTCCACATGACCGAAGCCACGTGGAATATATATGTTCTTTTTTTTTTTGGGTTAGTTATAGTCGAAACCCACGACTATTTGTTGGTATGTTTGCTTACTCGTCGTCATCACTGCTGTCGCTCCCAAGCAAGTTGAACAGCGCTTGTTCTTCTTCGGGCTGCTTCGGCTTCTTCACCACAGGAGACTTCGGCTTCTTCACAGGAGACTTCGACTTCTTCTTTTTCTTCTTGGGAGCGCCGGGTACACGCGTCTTTTTCTTTTTCTTTGGCGTTTTTGGTGCCACATCAACTTCGTCATCACCAGTATCTACATCCATTGCCGCACCACCTTCTTCCGCGCCGCTACCACCACTGCTACTACTATACACCTCCATTTCTTCCGCGTACCTCTCCTTGTCTTTGTCTGCGAGATCTTGGTACTGCACTTTATCGTCTTCATCAAGTTCTCTCCATCGCTTGCCCAATTCTTTGGTCACTTCTGTGGCCTTGGCGTCACCCATATCCTCTTTGACGATAGCCCTCATGGCAGAGCAGAAAAAGATGTAAGCCGACTTCGCTCGCTTTGGTTTATTGGGATCTTTTTTGGCCTTGGCCTTGGCGCCCTTGGCCTTTTTCTTTGGCTTTGCGGGTTCCTCGATGGGAATGCGGCCGAACTTTTCCATGAAAACAGTCACTACTTTTTCCCGAAGTGCTTTGTCAAACTTGATCTCCATAGCGGCTTCTTCGTCTGGGTTGTACGTCAAAGAACCATTTTTCGGGAAAAGCTTCTTTGCAAATAGCTTGGCTTCGTCTTCTTCCAAGACCTCGTTTTCTTCCAGCAATTTTCTGGTTAGTTCACCGACCTTTTCCTCTAGATCAGACTTCCTCTGGGCGTTATCTTCGCTCTTCCACATCTGTCCAAGACATTTTCCCGCTACTACAAAAGGCGTTCCCTCTCCGCGCTCACCTTCTTTGACAGCCGTCGTCACAAATTCTCGAAGAATCGCACCAAAGATGGTCCACCCCGAAGGACCTCTCTTTTTCTTAGTCTTCTTGGCAGGGGCCCGGGCTCCCATTTTGTCCAATTTAGCCGCCTCTGCGTTTAAAATCTTGTTGGCTGCCGTGAACATATCCATGAGGGTCTGGGCATCCAGAACCTCGCTTTCATCGTCGTCAAGGTGACGCTGTATATCTTTGATGAGAGCATTATCGCGCTTTATAAGCATATCCATGAATTTGGTAAGTATTGTATCAGTATCCATATCCGTCTTAACCTGCTCCAAGCGTCAAAAATCAGTTTCAGCTAAATATTCAAGAATCTATCAGAGGCTTATAACGCAAAAATATCCTTTCCACCGAAGTGGAAAGGATATTTATGTTTTTTATATAGGGCTCCGGCCACAAGTGTTAATTCACTTCGCCCTATACATGGGATTTCTTTTAACCCCCTGCCTAATATTTGCCACCTTATACGGCCGGCTTCCAGTTATAACCCGCGCCTGATGATTGCAGTGTTTCTTCTTCAGTGCCAAACTTTTCATCCAACCATAACGCAAATTTTTTCCTCACAAGTTTCTTCAATGGTGATTCGTCGATGTCTTCTTGTTCGATATCTCGAAGATCATCGAATTCAGCCACTCCCAATTCTTCGAGCCAATCTAAAACACCCGGAGCTTGCTTCAGGAAATATTTTTTCACTTCTACCTCCACCTCAGAAAAAGCTTTGACCGCATCATTATCGACTACCGCGACTTTGGGAACAGGCGCTGCGTCTTTGACTCTCTTTACAATACCATCTTTAATTGTAAGTGTCGGGTTTGTCGCTGACATTGCAGCGACTTGCTTTTGCAACTCAGCCATCTGTTTGAGAAGTGCTTCGCTAACATTAACATCAGGCTTCTTCGGAGATGGTTCGAAAGCCGACTTCTTTCCACCAATCACAAGAGGAGCAACGGTCTTGACTTTGACGGGCGGGGGTCTCAATGCGTTCAGTCTTTCGTTACCAGGAGGAGAATTTCTTGGCAACACCGCTCCTTGCCGAAGATCTGCTGTGGCTTCGTTGGCTCGTTTCATGGCCTTCAGCTCATTCACATGAACTCTTGCTCCTTGTGAAAGCTTGCCTTTGCTAACATCCGCTTTGGCATCGTGGACTTCGTTAAGCCAGGATCTTTGCCACAAATTTGTGACACGATTCCAACGCATCGCTTTCCACCACTTACAGATCATACGGAGATATGTTCGTGTTTGCTTTACGTCGTCAACCACTTGTGTTTGTGCGATCACTCTAACCTCTGCGTCGACTTCGATACTGCCTTTGCAATATTTCATGGGCTTATCATCAAACAGTTGGTATTTAGCTTGAAACCACCTTGCATTGTGGCCCTTGCCTTTTTTGAAAATCCCAAGCACGTGCTGAGCCAATTTGGCATCGATTTTGTCCTTGTCCTTATCGGAAAGCTGTGGGACTTCTGCTCGTGGCCTGATTGTCACGTTGGCGTTTCTTGCTGCTACCATATCTCCGTACGAAACACCCACCACTATCCTTGCAGGTTTCGCAATAGCGGAGGGGGCAGATGGCGGAGGACGCGCGTGTCTCATCCTTCTTTTTGGTTCTTCGAGCCCGTACCCAACTCGTTGCCTAAACTCTTCCGACGTTTCTTTTCTTAGGCCCGATTCGGTTTGCACGTGATGGATGAATTTGCAACACTTGTTTTGATAATTGACAACTTGAGCATTCACAATCCTGATGTGATTGCAAGATCTGATGATCGCACCATCCACCACCGTCTCGTGTCCACATGTGTTCCTCAACCGACCTTCTATCAATTCTGCTGCAGTGTGCGCAAAATCACAGTTCGCGCCCCTCGGGCAATAAGTGCCTGGTTTCCAATTGCCTTGTTTGTCGAGGCAATGTCTGCAAGCGGACGTTTTCCTGATCGCCTTACCCGCTTTTTCCCGAGTATCTGGGTTGGCGAATTCCTTGAAATGCGCGGCCGTTTTCTGTCTCGAAAGCTTCAGAAGAGCCTTCCTCTCGGCTTCGCGTTGGATTGCGGCCATGTCGAGAGAACCGTAAGGTGTTTTAGATCTCGAAGAAGATTCAGAACCAACGGCGAAGCCACACAGGGCTGTGATGTTTTGACCCTTTGAATTCTTTTTCCTTGCCGCAGCTGCTTTCTTTGCCGCCGTCTCTTCTGCTTGGATTTCAAGCAAAGACTTTGGCGCATCCAATGCATCAACCAGATCATCCTCGTCATCGTCATCGTCGTCATCCTCGTCATCGTCATCGTCATCGTCGTCATCGTCGTCATCGTCGTCATCGTCGAATTCACTGTCACGCAACTCGTCACCGTCTTTATCTTCTTCTTCGACAGGCTCTTCCGATCCAACACCAAAAGCTGCGGCAAAATCCGGATTTACCTGTAGAAGCGCTTTTGCTTGTTTGACATAGTCAGGGTTGTCTTCTGGCTTGCGCACCACATGTTGCACACCTTGCGGTCCGACATTCTCTCCTCTGCGAGCGGCTTCGATCTGCCGCTTTTTCTTTTCCCTACGTTCTGCTCTTGCTGCCTCCAACCTTGCCACATCTTCTGCTCTTGGCTGTGGACCGCTAAGATTTCTTCCTTTCTTGGCACCGCGAAGATCTGCCACCTTGGTCTCTTTTGGCTTTGGCATATCTGCTGCGGTTCTGCCAAAGCGGGGATCATTTAGATTTTGGGGATTCTCCATTGCCCGTTTTTCATTCGCTTCCTTGATCTTAGCCTGTTCTGCCAATTTATCCAAAAACTTTTTTCTTTTCTCCTTCTTCTTCTTACTCTTTTTCTGCGTGGGGGTGCCAGATCTGCTACTATCTTTGCTTCCCCAGTTGCTACTACTTCCAAGAAGCACCACTCCCTCTTTCTTAAGGGCTTCGGCAGCTTGCGCCCGGCGTTTCCTTGCCGCCGCTTCTTCCAAAACCCTCATGCCCACACCAACGGGTTGTCTCCCATGTCTTGCATCACGTCGAGCCATTTGCTTTGCTGTTAGCGCTTTTGATGTGCCAAACTTGGTACGCCCACCGTTATCATATTCCATATCGTCGCCATCGCTGCTGGAGTATCCACCACCAGCCATATCAAAACTCTCATCACCATCGTGAGAGTCATATCCAGAGTTGTATTCATAGTATTCCCTATTCATATCCACACCTCCGGACTGATTTCCGTTTTGGAAATCAGTTTCAAATTGTTGCCTTGCCAGGCTGTCGCCATTTCCGATCATAAATGTGTTAGTGTTCATTCTGATTAAAATGTTTGTGTGTGTCTTTCCACTACCGTCAGCGAAACTTTCCTCGCAGTCTTTGCTATGTAAATATCTCCTGTTGTAAATGTATTGTGTATGGTTAGTTTGTGAAACTTAAAATCTGACGACCCACCATGAAGTACCGGCGACCTATCCCACCTACCCAGATACCAATGGCTTTACATCACACCCAACATTCATGATTTGTAATGCTCCTGTGCTTATCCTACACACACATGAAGAGTCTCAGAGGCGGCCATATTTACAGACACGGGGGAGAGTTTTTAATATAACATCTCCAGGAAAGTAAACGTAAACGGCTTGAGTACTCTTACGTGATTAGTAGAACGACGCTGTTCTCTAACACAAGCTACAAAATTCATCACGATTGCTGCGCGCTTTGCAAAACAGTTTAAAATATCTCGAACGATGCCATTGATTGGCGATCAACTACATCTTTAACAACAGTGCATGACTAATGACGAAGAAGGGACTGCTACAGTCTACTTGCCATGTTCTATACATCTTTGCTAACTAACGAGCGCTGCAATTTTAAACCAACAAGGGGAAACACGTATAAACCAATATACGCGAAAGAAAACTTGTTACCCGCCAAGGTTGTTGTCAGGCCCGATTTATATCCCACTTGTAACAATACACACAAATACACCATTGCAACAATTACAATAGCGTGCTTCTTAACCTAATTACCTTGTTCGAAGCGACACCACAAGGCAATACCGATAAAATTAATGGCTTGATAATCACTTTCAGACATGTATATGTCAAAAATGATATCAAGCCATGTCCCTGTGCATCGGCACACACAAGGACATCTCTGTCAAATTACAAGGCAAAATTTCAGTTTAAGCGAGAAATAAGGGGATAAATGACTAAAAAATAGTCGTTTTGCGTAAATTTGCAATAAATGACTGAAAAATAGTCGTTTTGTGTAAATATATAAAATGACTAAAAAATAGTCGTTTTATGTAACTTTCTTTTTATTCACTGGGATAACAATGATTTCGATTATATTTTTTGTTACCGACTATGTGAATTCCTGAAAAAGCGTGATTGTCAATTGCAAAAGTTACTTTGCTTCCTGGTGTCAAAATTTTTGAATCCCATTTAGAAAAGGATGCGTAAAATTGTCGTTTTGTATTATCTTCTGATATAGCAGCCGCTCTCTCCCCCACTGTAATAACAGTGCCACGCGATATTCGTACTGGAGATGGAGGAGAGGATGGTTCTGTTTCCACAGGTTGTTGGAGTAATTTTTTATTAAAACACATCCTTTGTTTTACGTTAAAACTTTAGTTTTAACGTAAAAATACCTATGAGACCAAAGTCTCATAGGTATTTACGATATTCATAGTTTATATATCCCATATATTGTTTGTTATGTTTTCCCATACGGCGGCCATCAGATTAGTCAAAATACTAGACACTGGTTGTTTTTGAACCAAGTGATGTTTCCAAGTTTTTTGAATCAAAGAAGCAGCTAAGCTTTTTATTTCAAAACTTAAGTTATATTCGATTTCCGCATCAATTAAAGGCAATCCCGTGCAAACACGAGAGTTTAATACTAATTCTCGAAACTTTGAAAGTTCTGAGAAGGATAGTTTCTCTCCTCCCAAAAATTTTGTGGTTAAAGTATTAATAGGTATTAACAACCACTCTCCTGTTTCTTCACAGTAATATTCAATAAATTTCCCTTCTTCTGAGTAACTCATATCGGTTCTTACATGTGTATTTATACAAAATCAGTTTGAAAAAGCTGAATAAGGGGTTCTCCACAGCTCATTAATGTGAAAATTTGTTAGATGGGGTAACATACGAGATGCACGTCGCTGCTTTTCTAGTCTAGAATTAGCAAACGGCAATGTACTGACAGAGACAGCGTGATTTTGGAAGGCATGTTTGCTATCCAAAAATTGTGCTCCCCAATCACTTGAAAAAGGTATAAAACTAAGAATCATCGATATCACATCAGAGTTTAAACTTTTTGAACACATTAATCTTATTTTTCTCTTTTGAATCTCTTCGTAAACTCTTTTCCTGACTATAGGACTAAATTTACTTCGAGGAAATTCGTTAGAAGACACGTCGCAAAATAAAACTCTATTTGGCAAAGGCGGCCATGTAATATTAAAATTATCTTTATCCATCGAAGACGTTCCAGATGGTTTTACTAAACGCCATATACCTTCTGTGCGTTTCGCGGCAGCTCTTTTAGCTTTTTGTTTGTTTTTTGGGGACAAATTTTCATTGGGTATGTCCGTCCCGTAGGCTGCGTAAACGCGTGACATCTTTTTAGAATATTGCGCTTGTCGTATAAAATTTGTATATAATATATGCTTTAACTCCCAGCAAATTCCCAAAGCAACGATATCGGTTCTGTAGTACATAATTTCCATGATTTTCAAAACACATAATATCGGGCGTTTCTTCATTTTATAACAAAATTGGGGATCTGCGTATCTTGCGATGAGCGAGTAATTTGCTTGTGTGCGAATCTTTGCAACTTTTCCCAAAAAAGATTTTTCATCAAAGACGGCTGTTTCATACTCCCAAATTGTGATGTGTAATATGTGTAAACATATGAAAGGATTCTCACAACACTTTTCAACATAGTTTCGTAAAAATGTTGAGTCGAAAAGCAAGTCAAAGGGCATCAACAAATATTTTTCGATATAGTCTTTTACACCGCTTACAGTTATTTTCTTATGTTTGGGTTCACACAAGAACAGGTTTTTAATCCCGAAATCAAGTAAGAAGCGAAACCAACGAGACGAACCATTGTTATGCGGCAAGGATATGATGTCTGAATGGGTGAATAACAATCTGCGAGCATTTTGTAAGATGCAAAGATTATCTTTAGCTCCTCGGGAAGTCTTATTAAAATAATTAACCCAATTGGTGTCTCCTCTTTGCATAGCGCGAGGTCTGGGTGTCAATAAATCTACTAGATTTTTATATTCATATTGATGCGTTTCTCTCGTATTCATTATTTACAACTTTGATAATTAAACGCAAAAAATCACATTCACCGAAGTGAATGTGATTTTGCATATTCGTTAGAGGTTAAACGGTTAAATAACACGTAATTTCTGCTTTTTGTATAAGTTCTTTACAGAAATCTACAAAAAGACTTTCGACGGAGGAATATACCTCCTTGTGAATTTGTATATCATTATTTTCATCAATTTCCATTAAGTTTTCCCAACCATTGCCAAAGTCTATTTTTGATATATACAAAAGTTCTTGGTAAATTTGTGGTACATAACCTGATAATAATTGAGAATTTTTATAATTATAAGACATTTTTGTTAATCCTAATCGCTTCACATTTTTTAAAAATGGAAATTTGTTGGCGGAAATTTGCGAAGCTTGTTTTCCGAGTTTTACGAAAACACTATTCCAAGTTGTTCCGCTTTCAACATTCACAAAAAATATATTGTTTGGATCCCACGGTAAAAAAGCCGCGCTAATAAATAGTACAGTTCCTGAATTTTGCAGTACTGTAGGATCCCGTGTGACTCTTTGAGAAAGAGTTTCATACATTCCCGTATCTTTATCGTAACCACAACAGTCAAAAGCAGTGACATCTTCACGTGGTCTTTTACGGTTCATATTCGTAGTAGAGGCGTCTTTTGTGCATATCATTTCTACCATATTCAAGTTTTATTGAGTTTTTTCATTTTTAGTTGCTTGATGTTCTTCGAAGAGGCAAAAGTTCTTTTATAACAGCTTGTTCAAATTGTTTTGTACTAATGTATTTTTCCACGCCTACCTGTATACCAGTTTTGTCAAAAGCTTCCGGTATGTAGGCAGAATTTACGTAGTGGCTAGCAAAATAAGTATCTCCATCTGTGACAGTTTTCATTATGTCACCCGCCATTATTTTCGAGTAGTTTGAAGGTCCAACGCAACAATTTGTTGAAAACAATACGTCCAAATCTCCGAAAATCGGAGCAAATTCTTGTTTAATATTTACACAAATTTTTTCCCAAGTAAAGTGGTCTTGTTTAGCAAAAACTACCAAACGTTTCTTGTGTATCCACGGTGTTCCAGAAGAACAAAACTCAACACTTTTAAGACGATCGCCTGAAATACTTCGCTGCCAGTTGTATTTTTGCCGACGCGATTCCAACAACGGAGAGAAATCCAAATATAAACATCTAACGTCATTAATTGGAGTTCTTAATAATCTGTCGGCGCCGATTAGAATTTCTTCGCTTATTATGGCGCTTGCTTGAGACTTTACAATGGTTGTGATGAAATCATGAACAAGTTTGATTTTTATAGCAGACTTTTTATTTGTGCACAATGCAATTCCCATTTCACATAATTGGTTTAACAAACCCAAAAACTGATGAGTGCACCAGTAGTTTTTTCCATTAGGGGGTGTTCCAAATATTCTTTCTTTATTACTAATTTCTGAGGTCATATCTACCATCGGAAAAAATTACTAAACAAAATCAATTTATTTAGACTGGGTCACACTATAGTGCTAACGTAAATTATTTCTTATACCCGAAGGCATAAGAAATAATTATATTAAATGTTTATTTCAGAGCAAACACCTTTTTTACTGTTGTGGAAAGATGTTTTCTCTGTGTGTTGCTCGTAGTTTGTTCATCTGTCAACCCACATTTACAAGCCCAACTCTCAAAACAACAAGTATCACATGCACTCATTATGGCTGGGTTATCCGCGCAAATAATTCGAGGATTCGTAGTATGATATGTTAGTGAAAGCTCTGCGAGTATTTGTTGTAAAAAATTATGATATTCAAAACAATGATCACATACCTTAACGGATTTGTTTTTGCAAGAAATGTAGTTTCCCCTGGTGTAAAAATTACCACACCTACACTGTGGTCTTAAAAATATTTGAGAAGCCGTTTTTAAAGCCTCAAATACGTTTGGCTCCTCTGGCTTTTTTGCAGACAAAAAACATTCAGCTGAATCTTCAAGGAGCCGATTCCAATGGGTCCCGTTTTCCCGCAACATGGTCGGCAAATCATAACCGTTGTGGTTCGGGCCCTTCTTCTCAGGCATTTTCTTTTCAGTGTTACCACTTTGACCTACCTTTCCCAGCATATCAATATTAGCCTGTAAATTACCAAGCATTAAACAAGATGCCTCATAAAATTCGTCATAGCCGGTATGGGAATATTTGGTACTCGCTGCTGTTAGGTACGATGTTACCTGTTTTTGTGCAGCTTGTAATATTCTAGAAACGTTTGCAGCGTCTGTACTATCCATCTCAAGTATTGTGAAAAAATCCAACTAAAATTCATTTTTAGTTGGCTAACGTAAGAAAAACTACATGACCGAAGCCATGTAGTTTTTCTATATTCAAGTTTTTTATTCGACAACTGGTACGACATGTGCTATTCCCAAAAACTCAGCAAAAGCGCGCACCGCAGCTTGTCTTGTTTGGAAATTACTAGTGTCGATATCAAGTGCTTCCATCGAGTGCAAGGTATGTGTATGAATTGTGTTTTTTGAAAAATCTGGGCTTGTGTCCCTCAATTCTTGGAATATTCTTAGATATTCTTCGAGGGGGCTCGAGAACTCGCTATCTACCTCATCTTCATCGCTATCTAATTCATCATCATCTTCATCTTCATCGCTATCTAATTCATCCTCATCACTGTATTCCTCTTCATCTTCTTTGTAAAACAGCAAATTGTGCCCCCATTTTGTCCCACCAGCTTGCATATAAACTGCTCCCCCTGTAAGCAAAAACTGCAACAATCTATAAGTTGTTTTTTGACGAGATTCACTGTCTACGCGATGGTAAGACGCTTGAATCCATAATTGTCCGTGCGAAATCATTGCTGTTTGTCCTAACACAGAAAAAATCAACTGCTCCTTAGAATACATGCTAAAGTTTAAGTTATCATGTAATTTTTCTTGAGTCGGCGAAAGTTTTTCCTCGTCTGTCTCATTTCCTTCCATCAGGGTTTGGAGAGCCAGCAATAACTCTTCTCTAGTAGCCGTGACAGTGTCGTCGTAATTGTGATAAGTGTTATATAAGGATTCATCAGAATCATATTCAGTATCCATGGTTGTAAAAGAAGTCATTATACAACTTGTAAATATATCTCTCAAATTAATCAATTTTAGAAACCAAGAGCGTATCTCTTATTAATAAGAAAAGGCATCAATCCAGTGATAAGTTTTCAACTCCTCCAACCATTCTATCAGAGTTGAGATTATATAAGACGTATCATCAAAATCTTGATTTGTTTGCTTGAAATACAGACGAAGCCCATCTCTTTTCTTATCAGTTCTGTATCTTAATGGAATAGCTCTGGTAATTCTAGCCCTCATTCCACGATTCAACTCTTTTATATCTTCATAGCCGGCTATTTGCAGAAATTCTCTAAAAGTAAAATTCGAGGGTAAAATATTGAGCAATTGTTTTACTTTGTGCATATGGTTTTTAACATACTTTTCCAGTTGTTCTTTGTAATATTTAACATCAAGTCTGCCTTGGGCAATGGTAGAACAGGGTGTCATATTCTCGTGTTGTTGTGTTTTATGCGACATATCTTGATTTGTGTTTTTTTGCCAAAACATTATCAATTTTAACACACTAGAACTTAAACCCTGATTTAACATCAAAGCCTGAGTCATTACTCAAGTTTAAGGTAAGGTCTTCTTTTCTATGATCGAGCAATATGGCTGAATGTATACTCTTCACACCCGAGAAATCAACCATATGCATAAAATCCTGGACCTTCCAAGAGTTAGGGTTTTCTTGACGAAGTTTTGATGAAACACAGTCAGCTTGGTAAAAAGGGGTTCTACGCGAGGTCGGCTCTAACGCCTTTTCAAAATCAAAATGAACCCAATGTTTTTCCTTTTCGTTGTAACCCCGACATGGCCAGCGTCTATCATCTTCAGAAATCACAATCAACCATAAACTTTGGCGTAGTGTTTCAGGAGAGTCATACTGATCCCACCAGACAACTCTGTACACCCCAGTACACGGACACATTGTGGAAACTAAATCAGATTTTGATACACCAAAAATAGCAGAAGCAGAGCTTTCTTTTCCGCTGCGCCAGCTTGCCAGTGACGTAAAGTAATTTTCACGAGATAAGAATTCTGCAAAAATCTCGATATTTTGAGTATAATTTTGATAAGGAGCTGTCTCTCCATCAATTTTCCCGTCTTTGCAGCGTCCTCCGTGAAAATTCTGTACCCAGGACGCCGCGAGATCCGGAGGGAATGTATGACGGTCCCCTACAAACAAATCATACAAAGAACGGTCCTCTGAAGAATCTTCGACAGTTTCCTTTGGTTCGTAGCGAAAAATCACACATACCCCGCTAATCTCTGCGTCGTCTACGGGTGACGCAGAAAGACTTCCTTGACAAATTTGCTTAAATACACTGGATGATTTGGAGTCCATATGCATTTGCAAATCGTCGAGATTGTAAGTGCATCGCGAAAATGTTTCACACCTTTCTTTTTCTTTTTTTCCAAGATCTACATCAATCTCAGGAAAATGTTTGTAAAAAGCATGAGGACAATCATACCTTTTAACATGTGAGATGACATTAGAAAATCCCCCCTCAAATGGTTTCTGCGATTTTTGAGGCAACTGTTTGGCTCGATCCCTAGTCGGAAGATCTTCCGCGGCAGGTGTCGGAGTGTTAGGCACCCTCGTTGGATCAAACATTAAAACAGCAGTGCAAGTTGTAGCTCCTGTTTTTTTGTTTGTTCGGGGGCTGGTGAACCCCAACAAACTATCTGTAAACCAACTCGGCAAATTTTCGTCCGATTTTGGCTTTAATTCACTCTTCTTTGATTCCCCGCCTATAGTCTCAACTGCGCGATTAAATGAATCCACAGTGATATCACCAATCCGACGCCCGGGGACTTCAAGTAAATCCGAGTGAAACCACGAGGCTTCTTCGCAAAGCCCCGCAATCGCTGCTTGAAAAAATGTTTGGGAGGCTTTTCGCGTTTCAAAGATGAATTCTTGTTTTCTGTGCGGTTCGAGATCTCTTGTGTATTTTGCCAACATTTCGTGAAACAAAGGCAAGTTTGTCATGCGTATATACTCTTCTCCAGCACCCTGAGGGTACATAATCTTAGGATACCACCCCTTGCTTGTCATGTGTTTTAACTGAGCAAGTAAAACCTGCTTAGTTGTCCAGCATTTTCCTTGGAAAAATAAAACTTTTTGTGACATCACGGTATACCAAACCGGTCCTCCTAGAGAGTTATATATATGCTTGCCTTGTTTGATCATATCTAGCAGCATCTCATCACCTGAAAGTACAGGTGATATATCCGTTTTTTGTTGATTTTGTGTTTTTTTTGACATATCCAATTTACCGGAAATACAAGTTTAATAAATTCATTTTGAAGTAACGTAATTATATCCCATTACGTTACTTTCACAACGACTAAAATAGCGTTTATCATAGAGACTATCCAGACGAACTCGTTGCTACAATTTTGAAAAACGCTAACGTAGAATTAGTACAGATCAATGGAAATTGATTTTCATTTTGTTGAATGAATGAATAAATAAAATGACCGATAACGAAAGTAATCCCACGGAAATGAATAATAATTGCGGGCAAATTAATACCCCTGACGGCAATATCGTCTCTTACGATCTTAAGCACCTTTCGGACTCTGGT